GAGTATAATGAAAAATACCCTCAGTACCTAACACCTAATCACCCAGGCATGGTTAAATAATATAAATAATAAGTTATGAACAGTTACATGAAATTTAAAATCGAGAAAGAAACAAGGTGGGATGTCAGTAAAATGGATATCGTAACCAAGTATTTTATTTGGGCAGGTAGCCAATGTTTAGCCTTAGTTAATACTGAGGAGGAAGCAAAAGCAAAGTTTAACCAAATCAAATCCTGTTATATCCAGGGTGAGACTGTAGTGATACTAGAAGAGGATATTGAGATAAAATAATATAAAATAGTCAGGTGGCGGAATTGGTTGCCAAGATAGCGGACTCTAAGGAGCGTCTATCACAGGTTCGAGTCCTGTCCTGACTACACATTCATAAACGCATCCAAGCGGGCAGTAGGGGATGATGAATTAAAATAAATTGTATAAGAAGCCACAAACGGTCAACTCGAGATAAGGCCGGAGTAAGGTATGAAAGAATATCCGAAAAGAGAATAAGGCACACAAGTCAATTCTTAATGGAGAATAACGAAGCCCTGCGATACTATGTAGATGCCTCCACGTGGCAGTATTGGATAACCAACTAAATCTACAAACTAAATAGTCAGGTGGCGGAATTGGGAGACGCATTGCCAAAGCAAGTGAGTAATTGACGAGTGGGAATGAACCTAAATCTCGTAATGGGATAACCTGATGGGATTTCAGAGACTCGCCTTTCACAAATACAGGTTCGAATCCTGTCCTGACTACACATAACCATAATTTTTGAAACAACATGCATGTTGTTCTTAAAATGGGGTACCCCGTAGGGGATACCCCTGCCTGTGTCCGTACGTGCGCGTATACGCCTTGGCCGGTATGCCGTATATATTACGTAGTTACGCCCATACGCGTAGGTATCCATATATGCGTGGGTGCCGGAAAAAAAAGTGTAGATATACACACAGAGCTCTTAACCCTTTCCACCCCGACCAAGTATATACAAATATCTTATAGGATAAAAAATGGCCCCCATAAAGGGGGCCTTTTCCCATTTTACCCATTTTGGAAAAAAAACATAAAGCGGCAACCTTCTTTTTTAAAAAACCTTTTTGGGTATGGAAAATATATATAAAAATAACCTATTGGTTATTCCAAAAAATTAAAATCAGTACTCGTTACCAGAGGCAATACGTGTTACATATTTTTTAATTCTATTCATATCATCAACTAAGCTACCAATAGCTTTAGCTTGTGTTTTTCTATCAAAATCTTGATTTGATCTTAAGGTTTCTATTATCTCACTCAATGTACGTAAAATAGAGGGGATATCCACGTCTTTTTCAAAACCATTGTTTTTAAGAATAGTTCTCATTTGTTCAACCTCCACATATAGATCCAAGTATTTTTGATCCAGTTGTTTAAAAGCAATTTCTAATTCTTTTAGAGATCTTTCCAAAATATCTTTCCCACCAAAGCTTTTTTCTGTTAATTTATTAATACCCAGGGTAACCCCTATTCCCAATAAAATTCCTAACGTAAATACTAATACCAATGTTGCCATGTTTTTTTATTTAAATAATACCTTTTCAATTTCTTTTATATTGTTGGATTGTATCCTTTTTTTCTCAACCCCATTCTCAAAATAAACCAAAGTAGGATAATATTCAATGTTGTAATAATCAGCTGTACCTTCAAATTTATTACCATCCAGAAACATAAATTCTACGTCTGTATGGACCTGTTCAAGTAATGGAACAACTACCTCAGTTACTGTTCTACATGCTGAGCATGTATAGGAACCAAATATAACAACTGCCTTATCTACTTGTCGTGTGTAGTTTTGTAGTGGAAAACTTTTTACGTGTATCATAAAATAAAATGTTTTTTATTCTTAAAAAACTAAAGCCCCAATTAATACCCCAATTGACATGGAACCTAGTACTAGCCTCATTCCATATCTTAAATCCTCGTCTTTAATTGTGTTTGGGATTGCCCACGTTGCCAACGTTGCCCAACCCATAATTAATAGTGTGTTCATAACTGTTTTTATCTTATATGTTTTTTATTTAAATATAATAATGTTTTTTGTGGGTGGCAAGTTATTTTTGAAAAAAATATGATAAGGTGTATATACGGATAAGAGGGGGTGGTGTGGTAAAGCTGGTATTGCTATTAAAAAAAACTTTTAAAAGTACTCCACAGGCAGCTTGGCTCCGCAGGAGGCCTGTCGTATATTTACGGTGTTGTTAATGGTTACAACAATAAAAAACAAATAAAAGTTATGCTAAATCTACAAAATTCCGAGTTCAAAACTATTGAACAAATCAGATCAATTGCTCCTTCAATTTTCACAAATCATGGAGCTAAAGGTACTTCCGAAAAGTACTCTCACATTCCTACCGACCGAGTAATCCGAGATATGGAGCTTCTAGGATGGGGGGTTGCAGATGCTAAAGAAGTTAAAGCACGTAAAAATGCAGGTTACCAAAAACACTTAGTTGTATTCAGAAATCCTGATGTTGTTATCAATGGTGCTGATAATGATACCGTTTTTCCTCAAATTCTATTAACTAACTCACATGATGGTAAAAATAGCTTTGTTTTTACTGCTGGTTTGTTTAGAATGATTTGTGAAAATGGTTTGGTTATTTCAACTGAACAGTTTGATGAAATTAAGGTTCGTCATATGGGTTATGATTTTGATAAATTGCAAGATACAATCAAAAAATTGGTTGAAAATCTTCCTCTAACAGTAGAGGCAATGAATCAAATGGTTAATACCGAATTGGAACAAGATCAAATTGTATCCTTAGCTAAAGATTTGTTGGATCTAAGAGTTGAAAATAGCAAAAATACATACGATATTAATGCTATTGAAGCTATTTTAACTCCTCAAAGAAACCAGGATATGGGTACTGATTTGTGGAAAGTGTTTAATCGAATTCAAGAAAATATTCTTGAAGGAAATTTCGATTATCAAACACTTAAAGGTAAATCTAGAAGTGCTAGAAAAATCAAGAATTTCCAACAAGATTTGGAGTTGAACAAAAAGATGTTTTCTAAGGCTTTAGAATACGCGGTATGTTAAGAAAACTTATTTTGGCATTTTCATTAAGTCCCCTTCTAGCTTGTAGCTGGATGGGGATTGATGATAATATTGATGAAATTTATCCATGTTTGGATGGAAATTGTCATTCTTACTTTAAAATTGATCCTTGGGTTTCTCCTAATGCTTATCAAGATAAAAATGAATATTGGCATGTAAAATATTGGGGTCCTAAGTATTTTACAATTACGGGAAAGTTGGATGAATTGCACCCTAAATATGTAGTTAATGAGGTTCCATTAGTTGAAACAGCATTTGATAGCAATTATTGGGTTGCATTTGATGATTTAACATTTACTATACCACTTTATTCACCCTTTGGGTTACAAACCCAAACAGGAACTAAGATTCCAGTAATAAACAAAACTCTTAATATTGGAGAAATTGCTAAATTAATGGAACCCCTTAATATTGCTGGTTATCAAATCACAAAAAATACCTGTTTTACTTGTCCATATTCCAATAGATTGTTTGCAACTTATAGTAATTATTCATATAATCCAAAACAACAAATTTATTTAGATGAGAGGATGGTTGGGGATACTTTAGAAGTTTATGTTAAAGTTACTTTCAATATTGATGCAGGTGTTAAAGAAGAAAATTTCCATATCCTTAAAGTTATTATTGATAAATAATATTCTATGAAAAAAATTACTTTAGAACAAGCCGCAAAATACGTTCCTTTAGATGATGATATGGTAAATAGGGAACTTCATAAGGCTTCTTATTATGCTTTAAGTCCTTATCCTGATCCTGAATTAGCTAGTAAAGGTTGGGAAAAGGTTACTTACTATTTACCCCGAAAAACTGATAGCTATATTGATAGAGGGGAAGGTAATCAATGGATTTATATCCTTTCTAATACTACTATCCCAAATGCTTTAAAAATAGGATACACTAATTTAACTCCAGAATTGAGAGCAAAACAAATATCATCTTCTACCGGAGTGGTAGTACCTTTTAAAGTAGAGTGGGCTTTTAGATGTTTTGATGGGAATTTAATGGAGAGTGAAGTGCATGAAGCTTTAAAAGAATATAGAATCAGTAATCAAAGAGAATTCTTCCAAGTAGATTTGGAGGAAGCTAAAAATATTATTACATTAATCGGGAAAAAATACACCTAATAGTATTTATAATTGCAGATATGACAATTTTATAAATGATCCCTAAGGATAATATATTTAGTTTGTTTCAAAATGAGGATACTATAGAAGTTTATGAAAACTTTATGGATAATCCTTATGTTAAAATAGGGATGTTTAATAAAATCATTAGAAATAATACAGTATTTAATATAAAATTTAAAAAGTTTTTAGATAGTGTTGATCCAAATTATGATAAAGACTATATAGATTCTTCTTCTAAATTTATAACATTTAATAGAGCATTTTTTTATATTAAAGATATTGATGTGAAGAATCCACAACATGTTGATGCGTTAAAATGTCATGATTTTGAAGGTCTAATATTAAATTTAAATTCTTCTATATCTTTTTTTGAAGAAAAAGAAGAATACGAAAAGTGCAGCCACTTATTTAAAATCAAAAAACTTATTGAAGAGTCTTTATAGACAACTTGACTCCCCCATCTTTCTTAATTAACTTTATATCACGGGATTTAAAGAAATGAGAGAAAGGGAGGAGAATGAGAGGATAGGGAATGGAACCCGGGGGATAGGAAACATAAATAAATAAAATAAAAATGAGAAATCGAAGCTTAATGCAAAAGAAAGTAGAATATCTTGAATCTACTTTAATCAATCTACAACGTATTGTTAAAACACAAGAACCAATAGAAGTTTACATCCAAAATATTGAAAAAGGATTGGAAGTAATAGAAGATATTAAAAGTATGATAGAGGCAGAACCTTTATCACCGGGTGAGGTAAATAAATTTTAAATTAATATAAAGGGTTATGAAACTAACAGCTGAACAGATCCAAGGTAATTGGAATGAATTTTTGAAGAATATTGATCTATATATTTCTTCTCCTAGAAAAGAAAAATTATTGGAATTCTATAAAAAATATGAGGATAGGTTAGTTTTAATGCCTGCTGCTCATAAAAAAGAATATCATAATGCATTTCCTGGGGGGTATGTAGAACATGTTAATAGAGTAGTACAAGCTGCTATTAAGTTATATTCAGTATGGGAGGAATTTGATGCAGATATGTCAACTTTTACGGTAGAAGAATTGGTATTTTCCGCTATTAATCATGACCTCGGCAAAATGGGTGATGCGAATTATGAATCGTATATCCCCCAGACAGATCAATGGAGAAAAGATAAATTAGGAGAAGATTACATGTTTAATAACCAACTCCCATTTTCTTCCGTTCCAGATAGGGGATTATTCCTACTCCAGTCTCATGGTATTCAGTATACTTTCAATGAGATGGTGGCTATTCAGACACATGACGGGTTGTATGATGAGGGAAATAAAAAGTACTTATTGAACTTCATGCCAGAACAAAAACCTAGAACTTGTCTACCATATATTTTACACCAGGCAGACTTATTGGCTGCAAGAGTGGAATTTGAAAAAGAATGGTTGCCTAAATTTAAAGAGAAAAAACAAGATAGTTTGGAGGAGCCAAAAAAGAGTTTTACATTGAATAATAAAACTAAAACTAATGTAAAAACCAAAGCTCTAGGTAGTTTATCTAGCGTGGGTTTAAAAAATATGTTAGACGATTTGTAATATGATAGAAACTATAATAATTTTAGGAATAATGGTCGTGATCTTAGGATACACGACCATCAACCTTCTAATCAAAAACGAAAAAGCCGAAGATATAATTGTCTCTCAACAAAACTATATCTCATCAATTTCAGAAATAATTAAAAATTCTGAAAAGAAAATAAAGGAAATAGACGAAAAAGAAATTTTTAAATCTGATGACGAAATTGGTTGGTTTTTCAACGAACTTAAAAAAATTCAAAATATCCTCTCTCAGTACAAAAACTAAACTTTTATGATAAAAAAACGAAATAAAAAAAGTAAGAATTATTTTACCCAAGAAACCGAAGATTATATTGTATTATATAATAATTCAAAGGATTTTGAGGAAAGAAGTAGGATATATGAGAGACATATCCACTACGCCTTTTTTAAATTAACTCAAAACATAATTCATACTTTTAAATTTTATCATACCGAAGTAGAGGAATTAGAACACCTACAACATGAAATAATCACTTTTCTTTTATCTAAAATTCATTTATTTGATCCATCCAGAGGAGCTAAAGCATATTCTTATTTTGGAACTATAGTCAAAAGATGGCTTATATTATATAATACCAAAAATTATAATAAAAAAGTAAATAAAACGGAAATTGGCGAATTAGACAAAGAAGGTACTACACATTTTTATACTTTAGAAGATAATTCTAAAAACGAACTAGATAAGTATTTAGATTTATATGTTGAACATTGCACTAAAAATATATTTGAATTATTTCCTAAAAAGAATGATGCCCAAGTAGCAGATGCAATACTTGAAATTTTTAGAAACAGAGAAAATTTAGAGATTTTTAATAAAAAAGCTCTTTACATTTACATCAGAGAAATAATAGATGTAAAAACTCCTAAAATAACTAAAATATCTAATCAATTATACGATATTTTTAAAACCAATTATGTTTTTTATCTTGAAAACGGATACGCTAAATTTTAAGTTTTTTTTATATCTATATTTATAACAAAAATTATGGGATCTTTAGATAACGTAGTATTTGGTAAAAAGAAATTTTCGGATATTTTAAGTGAAATATACGATAACCAAAAACGCAAAGAAAAACAAATATCAGGATTAATTGCTGAATTAAAACCTCTTATTAGTGATATAGGAGATGCTACCTTAATTGTCCCACTCATTAAAGAATATTTAGAAATTGGCGTTAAAAACGACGAACAATTAATTAAAATGGCCACTATCATACAGCGTGCGATGAATAATAGCAGTGGTGAAGAATCGCTGGGGATTACCGAAGAGGAAAAACAACAATTAATGGAAGAATTAGAAAAAATTAATTCTGATAAGGATAAAAAATGATAGGTAGTAAATTTGGATTTGCAGGACAAAACCAACCTTATTCTCCAGATTCTTCTTTAGCTAACATAAACCGAAGAATTGAGAATTTAGCTAACAAATTAATTCCTGCTAGAGTAATTGATGTTATTTTAGATGAAACTCATCCTGATTTTGTAAATTTAGGAGAATGGAATAGTATTGGTGTTATAAAATATGAATTAATTAATTCTCTTGAAGGAGAACAAACTGTTAGAAAAATAGCTAAGCCCCTCTTAGCAAATATTAAAACTTTTCCTCTAAAAAATGAAATTGTATTTTTAATAAGACTTCCTGATACTGATTCTCTTAATAATTTAACTGATAATGAAACTTACTATTATCTGACATTAATATCAATGTGGAATCATCCCCACCATAATGCATTCCCCAACCCATTAAATAATAGTACCATATCAGAATCCCAGAAAAAAGATTATAAATCTATAGAGGAAGGAAATATACGAAGAGTAACAGATAATTCTACAGAAATAAATTTAAACTCAACAAATAATAGCGGGGGAAAATTTGTTGAAAAAATTAATATACATCCTATTTTACCCTTTACAGGGGATAATATATTTGAAGGAAGATTTGGAAATAGTATCAGATTAGGCAGTACTGTTAAATCCAAAAGTCAATATCAAAATAATTGGTCCACTTCAGGAAATGAAGGTGATCCCATTATTGTAATAAGAAATGGCCAACCTTCTAATTCTTCAGATGAAGGATGGTTACCTATAGTAGAAAATATAAATAATGATTTATCTTCTATTTATATTACCTCTACTCAAAAACTTCCAATAAATGTACCAAGTACAAATTATACAGGAATACGAAGCGAATATATACCAATATTTCCCCAATCTTATAATTTACCCCAAGTAATATTAAATTCTGGTAGATTATTATTAAATTCCACAACTGATAGTATTTTACTATCTTCTAAAAAAGTTATAGCATTATCTGCTATTGAAGATATTGGGTTAAGTTCTAGAGGGAATATAAGTCTATCAACTAAAGGTGTAAGATTAGGTGGAGCTGAAGCTAATGAATCTTTAATAATGGGGGATAGTTTTATAACTCAATTTAATATATTATTAGATTCTTTATCTCTTTTATGTGAAGCTTTAACTACTGAACCTGTTTTAAAAAGTACCCCATTAATAGCTGTAGGACTTAGTAATACAATTAAAGCTATTAAAAATGTATCTAATTCTTTTACTTCCAAAATTTCTAAAACATTATAAAAATGGAAGAAAATACTTTACTTGCTCTATCTAAATCTTATCTTCTTACAGAAGAGGGCAAAAAACTTATTGATAAAGAATTAGATATATCATCTATCAAATCCCAACAACAGAATCAATTAAGATCTGTTGCGGATTCTAATAATTTTAAAGAAATTAGCTCTAAACCTAATTCAACAAGAGAAGAAAGACAAAAAGTAAGACAAGAAAAAAGGCAAGTACGAAAAGATCAAATTCAAGAAAAAAAAGATCAAATAGGCCAATATACTCCTGAATTAAAAAACTTTAATATTAAGGGGAGAATTTATGATAAAAAAGAAAATATTCCTTTACAAGGTGTAAAAGTAGAAGTATTAATTGAAGATCCTGTTTACTTAAAATTAAGTGAACAAGGATATTCTACTTCAACTTTAGAAGATGGAACTTTTGAAATTAATGTAAAGTTTCCTATATTACCTATTGATCAAAAAATTCTTCTACAACCTAAATTTTTATATACTAAAGATGGATTCCTCCCAGGAACTCAAGAAATTCTAACACTCGATAGGGAAGCAAAAACTGATTTAAATTTATATCCGTTATTAAATTTAGAAACAGCAGGTAAAGAAGAATTAGCAGCTTTAATAAATTCAGCTAATAGTAAAATAAAAGAAGTAAATACCCTAGCTTTAAATCTTCCTGATAAAATAGTAGTAGCTAGAAGAAAAGCTATAATGAATGTGGTAAGTATAATCCAAACTCGATTATTCCCATTAGCTTTATCTTTGTTGCTAGCATTTGGGATTACTAAATTAACCCAAAAAAACCAAAAAATATGTCCTGCTCGAAATTTATTGTTAAGTAATATAGCTAAAAGAAATAGAATAGTAAAACAATTAAATCAAATATTTATTTCTGTTAGTCTAAATACAGCTTTAGCTGCGGTATTAACTATAATAGCTAATCAGTTTAAAGCAGGAAGAATACAAATAGCTTCTTTACCTATTCCTTTAGCTACACAACCCTATACTACTGTTTCGGGTTTACAACAAATTGAAGATGTACTTAAAGAATTAGAAGAACAAAATAAAAATTTAAATAGGCAAATATTAATTGCTTTAATATTTTTAGTGGCATCTTTAATTATAATATTAGCCTTATTAAAGGGTATAGATCAATTAACTCAAGAATGTGCTCAAGAAGAAAATATAAGTTTAGAACCTATATCTCAAGAATTGACAAGTTTAACAAATGAAACTAGTGAAGAAGGAGTAGTTAGTGTAAATAAAGTAAATGGATTTACCTTAGAAGTTCAAACAATTGACCAAAATGCAGTAGGTAGTTTAAAAAGAAGACAAGCAGTTGGTAAAAATTCACAAGGTATTGTGCTAGTTAAAGGAGATCCATCATTCAGCTCCAGTGATCAAATACTAATTAATGAACTGGCATTTTATATTCAATCAAATAATTTAAAAGCATTCTAAAACCATATTTATAACATATACTAATATTATGAAATTAGACATATTAAGAAAAATCATTAGAGAAGAAGTAAAGGGTGCAATACAAGAAGAGTTAAAAGATCTTTTACTTGAAGCTATTCGCACCCCTAAACCTGTTATAGAAACTCAAACTTATAATCCTGTATCTACAGCTGGTTATATTTCACCTTCTACTACTACTTCTACAGCTACAGTTTCAAAAGAACAACTTAGAGAAAATTACCGAAATATATTAGGTGAAACTGCAGCTTCGTTTAATACTTCTCAAGTGGGTAAATCTTTACAATTACATGGTTCTATGGATACTGCTTCACCAAATGGTAGATTACCTGATGGCGAAGTACCAATGGATATGATCATGGGGCTAATGAATAAAAAATAATGGCATTTGGTGCAAAACAAATATTTCCTAATGATTTAAAACCTAGAACTGCTATAGGTGTAGATCTTCCATTTAATGGGCCTGGAGTTTTTATTTTGAATTACACCACAAAAGATGCTATTAAGAATAATTTAATCAATTATTTTTTAACTAACCCGGGTGAAAGACCTGCTAACCCAACATTTGGGGCAGGACTAAGAGCATATATATTTACTCAAATAGAGAGTAACAATTTAGATTTTATAAAAGAAGATATACAACAAAAACTAGGAAGTAATTTTCCTAATATCGCGGTAGATTCCGTGGAAGTTTTGGGTCAAGAAGATTACAACACAATCAATATAATTATCAAATATAGCATTGTAAATACGGGAATAAACGATGAATTACAGTTAACTTTCACATAATGGCGGTAAATAGAGATATAAAATATGTAAATAAGGATTTTAACGAATTTAGATCACAACTTCTAAATTACGCCCAAACCTATTTTCCAAACACATACACCGATTTTACTCCATCTTCCCCTGGAGTAATGTTTATGGAAATGGCCTCTTATGTAGGTGATGTATTATCTTTCTATCTTGATAACCAAATTCAGGAAAACTTTTTACAATACGCGCGTCAATCCAATAATTTATATGAATTAGCGTATATGTTTGGATATAAACCTAAAACAACAGGGTTAGCTACAGTAGATATTGATTTTTACCAACTAATACCTTCTAAAACTGTTGGGTTAGATATAGTACCAGATTATGATTATGCACTTTATGTAGATGCAAATACACAAATATCTTCCCGAACAACTACAACTAAATTTATAATTGAAGATCCTATAGATTTTACTATATCTAGTTCTTTAGATCCTACTACTGTAAGTGTAGCTCAAATATCTGGTGGAAATCCTACTTATTATTTACTTAAAAAAACTCGTAGAGCAATATCCGGAACAATTAGTAGTACTAGTTTTTCATTTGGATCTCCCGTGGAATTCTCCACAGTAACTATCAGCGGGGCGGATATTGCTGGTGTAATAGATATCGTGGATTCCGACGGTAATATATGGTATGAAGTTGATCATTTAGCACAGGAATTGGTATTTGATGGTATAAAAAATACTAATATAAATGATCCTAATAATTATCAAAATAGTGATGATACTCCTTATATTTTACAAACTAAACAAGTACAACGTAGGTTTACAACTAGATTTTTAAATCCTACTACTTTACAACTACAATTTGGATCAGGCAATCCTAGCGACAATGATGAAAACGTAATACCAAATCCTTCAAATGTAGGTTTGGGTTTACCCTTTGAAAAAAATAAATTAACAACCGCATATTCCCCTACTAACTTTATATTTACAAATACTTATGGAATTGCTCCTTCTAATACTACTTTAACTGTAAGATATTTAACAGGTGGAGGGGTTGGATCTAATGTTAACGCTAACGATTTAACCTTACTTAATACTGGAGCTATTAGATTTCTAAAAAACAACTTAAACTCCACTACAGCCCAGTATATATTTAATTCTGTTGCTTCTAACAATGAATCAGCAGCTAGTGGGGGTCAAGATGGAGATAGTATAGAAGAAATAAGACAAAATTCTATATCAAATTTTTCCACACAATTACGAAATGTAACTGCTGATGATTATTTAATTAGAGCTTTAAGCATGTCTCCTAGATACGGGGTAGTAGCTAAAGCTTATGCAGAAAAACCAAAAGCAGATGATGCTAATACTACTTTGGATTTGTATATTTTATCGTATAATCCAAATGGCAACTTAACAACTGCTTCTACTACACTAAAAAATAACTTAAAAACTTATATTAACCAATATAGAATGATTGGGGATACCCTTTCAATTAAAGATGCATTTGTTATTAACATAGCGTGTGATTTTGAAATAATAACTTTACCTAATTATAACAGCAATGAAGTAATATTTAGGTGCATTTCAGCATTACAAAATTATTTTGATATAAATAATTGGCAAATTAATCAACCTATTATATTAAGAGATATAAGTGTTTTAATAGACAATATTGAAGGTGTTCAAACTGTAAATAAAATAAATATCACAAATAAAGCAGGAACAACCTCAGGTTACTCACAATACGCATATGATATAGCAGGAGCTACACAAAAGAATATTATATATCCTTCACTTGACCCTTCTATATTTGAATTAAAATATCCAAATACTGATATTAAAGGAAAAGTAGTAACTATATAAAAAATGGCAGTATATAAATTATTTCCTTCAAAGGACGCTAGCATATATTCTTTTTATCCTGTAATGAATACAGGTATTGATTCTATCATTGAGATAGGAAACTTAAATGTTAACTATGATCCTGTACCTCAAGTATTTAGATTTTTAGTCCAATTTGATCAATCTGAAATTGAGGATATTATAGATAATAAAGTTGGAGATACTAATTTTTCTAGTAGTTTAAAATGCTATATTGCAACTGCTCAAGGAGTTATAGCACAAACTGATGTTGAAGTATACGCAGTATCTGTTCCTTGGAACAATGGATCAGGTACTTACCTAGATTCTCCCTATACTACTAATGGTGTAAGCTGGAGATACAGAACATTTGAAAATGGAGCACTTTGGGATACTGGAAATTATCCTACATACGTAACTGGATCTTATTCTGGTAGTTTTCTAGGAGGAGGTACATGGTATACAGGATCTAGTGATCCTAATCATACCAATCTTACTCCTACTCAAAGTTTTGATATTAGAACTACCAAAGATATAAACATCAATGTTTCAGATATTGTAAAAGTATGGTATTCTAGTTCAAATTCTATAGGTGGTTACACTAATATTCAAAATAATGGGTTTATAGTTAAATGGGAAAAAGCAGTTGAATTTAGTACTAGTGATGCTGTTCAACCTATAATGCAATTTTATTCAGTAGATACAAATACAATTTATCCTCCTTGCTTAGAAATAAAATGGAATGATCAAATATATGATTCTGGAAGTTTATCCCCTATTACTACTAGTAACTTTTATGCTTCATTAGATAATAATCCAGGTGTATTTTACACAGATAGTGTAAATAGATTTGGTATAAATGTTAGAGAAGAATTCCCTACTAGAACTTTCCAAACCACTTCAGTATACACTAATAATAAAGTTTTAAATAGTGATTCTTTGTATGCTATAAAAGATTTAGATACTAATGAATTTGTAGTAGATTTTGATCCTAAATTTACAAAAATAAGTTGTGATCCTATTAAAGGAAATTATTTTGATATTTATATGAATGGTTTAGAACCTGAAAGATATTATAAAATACTAATACAAACTACTATAAGTGGTAGTACGGTAATAAAAGATGATAATTATTATTTTAAAATAGTTAATGGATAATGGAACAAAAGGTAGATACCAAAAAAAGTGTATTTGATAAAAACCAATATTCAAAAACTATAGATACTAGTTTTAAAGAATTTGGAGTTACAACTATTTCTGATGACCTTCAATCCCAACCTACTGTAGAACAATTTTTTGCATTATATAATCAATTGTTTTATGATATACCACCCACAGGTGAAACTAACTCTCATGAATTTTTAGTTCAACAAAGTGGTGAATATATAAATTTTGAAGCTAATGCCGAAGAAATTAGAGCACTGCAAGATGAAATAGCTAATTTAAGAGAAGAACTTTTAAATGCACAAATACAACTTGCTTCAACAACTAGTGGAATACAACTTACTGGTTCACTTACATAAAAATGGAAGAACAAATATTAATAACACCTGTAGATCCAATTACATTTGAGCTGCAAGATTATTCGGTTCAAGATACTGACATTATAACTCAATTTGAGATAGATACTGTATTTTCTCAATCTATAGATTATATAGAATATTTTATTTTTGATGAAAATCAAAATTTAATATTTCCTAGTACTACACAAGAATTATTAACATATACAGTAAAAAATGGAGATGTATTACTTTCTCCTGATCAAGATTTATCAAGATTGGGATTTGATGAAGGTGTATATTTTATATCCTATAATTTCTATAGAAAAAGATTAGCATCTTCAATCTCAGCTAATTACTTTATATCTAGCATAAGTTCAGATAGAACTGAAATCAGATTAGATTCTAATACAATTTTAAATGAAGATATAATATCTTCAACTAATGAATTTATTCAGTATAGAAATCAGTCTAATTATTTTGTTGATTTTTACCTTAATTTTGGCTCCAATAATTTAGTTATAGCCAATAATATAAGCTTAGATAGTAGCATTATTAATGACCCTACTATATTAATTAAGTTATATGAACCACTTCCATTCGAGTTTGATTTAAAATCTCAACTTTGGGTTGTAGAACAAATTTCTACCCCCCAATCTTATCAAGTCAATTTCCCATTTACCCTATTTGCATTACAAGACTTTCAATATATTTCGGGTCCTAATTTTAATTTAAACCTTCAAGAACAAGTTGGTTCTACCAGTCAGGAATTTTCACTAGATAATTTATTAACAAGTAATGTTACAAGTTCATATAATCAACTCCAATCGTTACTAAACGAAAAAGGATTAAAGATTAATGTTAATTATGAAGATTTTAATGAATTTATTCATTTTTCTTCTGCTAAAACTAGACTAGAAAATTTTTATTATAAAATAAGTTTAATTGAAAATTACAATAATTTAGTACAAGAATTAATAGCTGTTAACTCAAGTACCTCAGCTGTAACCGCTTCAATTCAAAGTATAATTAAAAATTTTGATAATTACGAATATTTTTTATATTATAATAGCGGCTCACAATATTCTTGGCCTAAATCTAATACCGAACCCCCATATACTTTATATTCTACAGGAAGCTCCCAAGTCCTTAATTGGATAGGAAGTGCAGATGTTGCAAATCCATATTATGGGGGTTTAGCATTATCTGCTTCAAATTATGATCAAGATAATCAAGATTGGTTATATTGGGCAGTACCTGAATATTTAAGAGATGATTCTGATAATGATCAATATCTACTATTTGTTGATATGATTGGTCAACATTTTGATAATGTTTGGGTTTATACTAAAGATATAACTAATAAATTTTCAGCCGATAATAGATTAGATTATGGTATATCAAAAGATTTAGTAGCCGATGCTATCCGAGATTTTGGTGTAAAGCTATATGCAAATAATTTTAGTGTTAATGATTTATATACAGCATTTTTAGGTATAACACCTTCAGGTAGTTTATTCCCATATCCAAATCAAACCGGATCTCTACCTACTCCTAGTGGGTATGAATATATTGATACTTTAATATCTGCTTCTAGTGATGTTATACCATTAGATGATGCTAATAAAAGATTATATAAGAGAATATATCATAATCTACCATACTTACTTAAAACTAAAGGTACGATTGCGGGTTTAAGAGCACTTGTTACCTCATATGGTATTCCTGATACAATATTAAGAATAAATGAATTTGGTGGAAATATTATAGGTTCTTTAGATGATAGAAATTTAAAGCAGCGTGAATTTAACTATGCTTTTAATACTGAAGGACAATATCATTTTTCATCTTCATTTGTTCCAAACTCAAATTTTGACAGTGGTAAACCAAATACCATACAATTTAGATTTAATGCCGGAGGATTACCAACCCAATTATCCCAATCATTATGGTCTATAGATAATGGTAATTCTTCATTAATATTAGAATATACAGGTTCAGGATTAATAAGTGGATCATATTCAGGTTCAATCCCAGATCCGTACAATCAATATGGTACTTTAAAGTTTATACCTGATTCTACAGATCTAACTATAAGTGCTAGTGTATACTTGCCATTCTTTAATGAAGGATGGTGGTCAATAATGACTACCCAAAACGGTACTACTGCTAGTTTATATGCTGCCAATTCTATAAATAATACATTAGGATTTGTATCTTCAAGTAGTGTTACAGGATATAGTGCTACTAATTATAATAATGGGACTGTTATAAGATTCCCTAATTCAAGTAGTATAACATATGGTTCAAATACTTATTTACCATTCTCTGGTTCATTACAAGAAATTAGATATTATGTTCCTAACTTAAATACATCTTCATTTTATGATTATGTTTTAAATCCATATTCAAGTGAAGGAAATGGGATTAATTCCTCCCCTAATGAATTAATGTTTAGAGCAGATTTAGGTACTTTATCTGATATAAGTAATAGAAAATCTATCCACCCTAAAGTATCGGGTTCAACTATTTATATAACATCTTCATTTGCTTCTGATAGTTTATTTTATTTGAGCAGTGAAAACTTTATTACTAATAAAGAAATAATAAATGAAAACCAACTTATATCTGGTATTAAAGATAGAGTAACAGATAAAATACAAATTAGACCTAATATATTAGCTACTAATGTATCGGGTTCTAATACCAATATTAATGTTTTATCTCCATTAAGATCTATACAACAAACTTCTGATATATCTGGTAGTTTTACTGAAAATGTTAACTATTTAGAAGTAGCATTTTCTCCACAAGATCAAATAAATGATGATATAATTGCTCAATTAGGTAACTTTAATTTGGGTGAATATATCGGTGATCCAAGACAAATATCATCTTCAGCTGTTAATTACCCAGATCTAGATAGATTAAGAGATGCATACTTTGAAAAATACACTCATAGCTATGATGTTGTTGATTTTATTCGTTTAATTAAGTTCTTTGACAATTCACTATTTAGAATGATCAAAGATTTTACTCCTGCTCGCACAAGTTTATCTTCGGGTGTAGTAGTAAAACAACATATACTAGAAAGAAATAGAGTAAGACCTGCACAAGTTACTTCAAGTAATGAAACACTTGAAGGTTTAATTAAACCATTCTCTAGAGGATATGATACAGGATCTGGAGATACAGGTCAGTACGAATATATAAGTGGTTCCTCTATCTATAGATTCAGTGGGGGTACAGGTGGTACTCTTGATCAATTTAACGGTATTGAATTTTATCCAACTACAGTAGACAATATATATAATGTTACTCAAAGTTGGGATGAATCATTTGAAACCAAATTAGGCACAGTAACATACGATAGGGATGACCAACGTGAATTTTATAATGGTGAATTTAGTGGATCTGATCCTTATGTTAAACTACAGAGGGGATTAGGTAATGAAGATGATCCATGTGCTTCTACTTTAAAAATTAACCCTAATAATTTTTATGTATATGATTTAGAATTTTATGGTGGACCCGATAATGATTATACCATCACCTCTACCCCTACTACCACTACTACCACTACTACCACTACTACAACTACTACCACCACTACTACAACTACTGCTGCTCCTGTACATACTTTTACTGATACTCCATATCCGGGAGGAACCCTAGGTAATGTAATTATTGTATCAGGAACAACTTATAATGTATTCCTTTCAGGATCTCCTTTTACAATGAGTCCTAGTCCATTAGTCTCTCCTACTACTACTGCTACACTTAATTTCTTTAACAGTACATCAACAAATACTACTATTTCATTTACATTATCAGGTACTACTACTGCTACAGCTTTTAGTAATCTTACAATAAAAGATAATTTAGGTGCTACATATACTGGAGTAGTATCTGGAGGTAGTGGGGTTAATAAAACAGTTACATTTACTTTAGGTGCACCTTCTAATAAAACCTTTGCATTCCAAGGAGGTCAAGTAGATCTTTCATTTTAATAATATTAATATTTATAATAAAATATAAATGAGTTTAGTTCAATATACTATATCTAATAACTCTTCGGTTGGTAAAACCTTTACGTACAATAGTTCTTCTGTAACTTATAATATTTTTGTACCTGGTTTTACCTCTTCTATTTTTTTAGGAGATAATACCCCTACACCTTCTTTATTAATTACTGGAAGTATGGTGCCTGAAGATACTTTTGTATCTGATGCTTATATCCCACCAAGTGGTTCTGCATGGTTATGGAGTAATGGTAATAAAGTACAGTACATTAAAATTTCTAATACTCCCTTAACAGGTTCTAATATTAGTTCTGTTATAAACCAAGCAGAATGGATTGAATTCTCAATGGTAGAAGCTAGAGATAAAGATGGAAATTATCTATATCCAACTGCTCCAAATTCTGCTATAGTAGAAAGATATGTAATAGCTAACGCTAATGATCAAGGAACATATAATTCTATAATTATAAATGATTCTTCTACTGAAACTTCAATAGCAATTACTTCTAATACTTCAAGTGCGGAAACTGGATTTTCATATATTGATTCACAATTTGAAATAGACCAAGATTGTAATCCATTATTAAATAATGCTACAGAACCTAGAACTAATGAATGGTTGCAAGATGTTGACTACTCCGTAAATGTAATAATACCTATTAATTTTGACCAATTAATAAATTTTACTGCTACTAAAGCAGCAGTTCCCCAATCTAATTACACACAACTAGGATTCGTTCATTCTAGATATGCTGGTAGTTCTACTACTCGAGAACAAATTAATGAATATAATACATCATCAATAGTAGATATTGAAAACAAGTTTGTGTATAATGATGAAGCCCCTTCATCCTTTATAAATAAAGGCAAAGGTTCTCCATTAGGTAAAATACCTAATGTTGAATTAAATAATGCTTATATAGCATATTTTGACAGAATTCTAGATCCATACCCAATATTAAATAATAAAGTAGCATATTATGTAAAATATTTAATAGATGAAGGAGGAAATATACTAGATCCTAGTATATCCGATATAAACTTTTCTATATCAAAAGATACATTCCAGTTAAAGGATTATGACAATAAACCTACTAGAATAAATACTGCAGTATCAAATATAGAACAAGGAAAAGAATTAGCAAAATTAACAGTTGGTTTAAGTTCGGTATATAAAGTTGGAGCTTATCCTTCTCCTATTCTTTACACACAAATTTCAAGTATTGGGCATGCTGATTCAATAATAATGTCCGGAAGTAGATTTCTTACAGCTTTAGGAGTAGGAGGAGTATTTACAGATTTTGGGGCTAATATATTTGCTACTCAATCATCATTTCCTCTAGCATCATCCCAACTAGATGCTATAACTTTACCTGATACTAATTTAACATATGTTTCTGCTTCTATAACTTTTACTGATCCTGAGGTAGGGAGATTTACTACAAGTAGTATTAGTACTGCTCCTATATTATTTCCTCATGATCCAAATGGAACTCCACCAAATACTTCAGGTAGTGCTTTATCCGATAATTATACATTAAATGGATCTTTTACATTTACAACTTCTACTATTCCTGCTAGATATAGTGGGGATACCCAATCTGATTTTAGAAAACGAGATGTTTATTATGGATCACTTGGATCTTTAGCTACTAAACCTATTTTTGTTAATTTAAAACCATATCAAAAACCACCAACAACCCCAGATACTGATATCAATAATTATACTTTAAATACTACTGATTTTAAAGTTAATGCTATTAAATTAACTATAACTGTTAGACCCGGAGAATCTAGTCAAGAAATTAAAAAAACTTTAAATTTAATCCAAAAGCCTGCAGGTTATAGTGACCAATGGGTAATTAATTCTACAGGTCTTGTATTTACTCCTGATAGTTTGTACATAGAAGATTTAATTTTAAAAGAATTATACAATCAACCCAATGTAACAGATAGTACTACACGTAATCTTGCTCGAGTTTTAATTGGTGGGGGATGGGGATATTTTGGAGGTTCTGTAAAAGGAACAGATGGGGTTGCAGTAAAATATGATTGGGGAATAGATTTTGAACAATCTAACTTTTCTCAAGGATCAGGATTTTATTTAAAAGTTGAGGGTGGATTTAATTATACCCAAGGAGCGGGTAGACATGGAGGATTTTCTGGAAATAAATTTGCAGATGATGTATTCTTATGGTATAATGCTGGAGGGGAAAGTAGTAGTGGTATCCAATGGAAAAGAACCTTTTCTCCTAATTATAATCTTAATCCTGCAGTAACTACTCCAGTATATTCTAAACCTATTCTTAAATATTTTATTACATCTCCTTTCTCTTCTGCTGGACAAGTTAAAAACGCAGCACCTGGTCCATTTTGGAGAAGATACCCTGATTCAGTTGATGAATTATATATGTCATCTTCTATTTTAAATCAAACTTACTACAATGAAGAAAGTAAAAAAATTTTTGTTCAGGCCCATCTACCTTATGTAGGGGCAGTAAGTACTGATTTCCCATTAACTGTAGAACCTAGTTTTATTGAATTTGAGCCCGTTACTGATATTTGGGAAATGAAAGAAGGAGATGAGATTAGATTTGAAAATAATGAAAATTTAACTTATAAAGTTACTTCTGTAGAGGGTAGAAGAGCTGTTTATCCCCCTGAGGATGTTAATAGTGATTTACCTATAAATAAATTAAGAGTAGTAGTTACTCCTCCATTTGAATATACTGCATCTAATGGGCAAATTATTAAAAATGAACCCTCTAATTTTGATTTTTTTGTTGTCCGAAGATATAAAGAAAATAGAAATTTTATAATTTTGGATCAACAAATGCCATATGGTATAATTTCTACAGGAAAAGGTGAAATCGCATTTTCTGGAGAAGATGCTTCAGTAGGAATAGAACCTGTAAATCCCTCTTCCTCTCCCGGTCTCTTACTCCCCCAATATCGAGTTAGTAGATTTAATACTAATCCTGATCTAGTACTTAAAGATCTTATTGAAAAAGGTATAGTAACATAATATTTATAACAAAATATATATTTAAACAAAATGGGATATTTAAATAATACCGTAATTACAGTTGATGCTATATTAACTAAAAAAGGGAGAGAAGCCCTAGCTCGAAATGATGGTTCTTTTCGTATTACACAATTTGCTCTTTCTGATGATGAAATAGATTATACCCTATATAATCCTACTCATCCATCAGGATCTGCATTTTATGGGGAAGCAATTGAAGGAATGCCTTTACTTGAAGCATTCCCGGATGATCAGCAAATCATGAAATATAAGTTAGCTACTTTACCTAGAGGTACTGCTAAACTTCCTATCTTGAATCTAGGATATGATGCTATTACATTAAAACAAGGTGCATCTCTTTCTATTACTCCACAAACTCTAAACTATTTAGATAACGTTTCTACATTTGAAACTAGTGGGTATGTAGCTACAATTGCAGACGTTAGATTAATGTCTTCATTTGAAGGATTAGGTATTAATACACAAACTGCCATTGATCAAAATTCAACTTCTACTATTGGTACTAACGTATCTAAAACTGTTATTGGAACTCAAATTAGTTTAAGAGCAACAACAGTTAATACATTATTTGGAACTAATTCCCAACTAAGAACTACTTTAACTGTAGTAGGATTGGATAGTGGAGCCAGAATTACAATTCCTGTTACAATTAACAAAACTACAACCTAATATAAGATATGGGATTTAAACGATTTGACCCCGAAGATTTTTTAGTAAGTGCTGATGCTGTATCATCTACGGTATGGTCTGGAAATAGTCCTGAATTAACAGCATTTTATTATTCTACTGCTCAATTTCAAACTGCAGGTGATTATTACTTATCTATTTACCAAACTGCTTCTTCTAACCCAAGTGCAGAAGTACAATTTGACATAGCATATGGTAATAGATATGGAAGCGGATCTTTATACTACAATACATCAGTTCCAGGAGTATCTCCTTCTTCTACTATTTTTGGGCAATATAGAAGCTTAATATTAGAAGATGAAAATTCTCAATTTTTATTTGGTAGTGTAACTGGTAGTTATTTTTATGCTATAAACGTATCTAGAGCAAGATACAAAGAAAAATTATTACCTGGTTCTTTAAACCTAAAGTTAACAAGTGGTTCTACTACTCTATCTTTAACGGATAATTCTCAAAATGGTAATCTCCCTCTTTATTATGGAACACAAAGAGCATATCAAGTAGTAAGTGGCTCTGATGGTTTACCTTATAATTTCTCTTCTGGTGGAACAGGATTTACTCCATCTTCTGGATCTTATGGTTTATTTTTTCCTGATACTTCTATAATTTTATTAAATGGTATAGCATTAGATTCAACCGGATCTGCTGGTGGTCTTGGATTAAATACTAACCTAACTCCTAATACAGATGGACAAAATGTATTAAAATTATACACCGCTTTGGTTAGTGGTAGCTCATTTGAATTAAATTCCGAAGAAACAATCACTTCAGATTTTGTATTTGTTAGATCTAGAAATGCTGAATTTAATTATTCAACAAATCCTAGCTTCATTTCAGGTTCTACAGGTGAAGTAATTTATCCATATTTTATTAATAGTCCTCAAGTTTATCCAACAACTGTAGGTTTATACAATGACGCTAACGAATTACTTGCTGTAGCTAAATTATCAAGACCACTCCAAAAGAATTTCACCAAAGAAGCACTAGTTAGAGTAAAGTTAGATTTCTAAGATGAATGGCTGTTTTCAAAACATTAAATTCCCAAGATGTAATAATATCCCCTCTCAAAGTAAGTAAAAACTTTAGCTTTGAGGGGGCAAGTGCTTTAACTGCCTCCAATGTAGGTATAGATAGATTTTTAGGCACAAACGATAATTTTTTGACAAACCAATCCCTTACAGGCCAAGTATCTCAGGAATACCAAGTTACAGTATACAACTCTACTAAACAATTATATTACACTAACTACCTTTCAGGTAGTTTTGGTGAAATATCAAATGCTGTAGTTCCTAGTTTTAATCCGGATGGTACTATTACACCTCCATCTAGTGGTTCTCAAACATATAATACTTTGTATGATAACTTTGAGACTACTACTTTAAACCCACAGAAAATATTCCCAACCGAAAGTATAGGAGTTATATCTATTCCTACTAAATTATTTGGTGATTACATAAAACCTGGATCATTCCGAATAGAAAGCTCAGTAAGCGGAACTTTGTACGATGATGGTGAAGGCCGAGTAAAATCAGGTTCTAATTATATAGGTAATATTATATACGAACATGGTATTGTAATAATTACAGATGGCAATATTATAACTCCTACTACCACTACAACAACTACTACCTCTACTACAACAACTACAACTATAGCACCTACATCAGGTAATAAAGAGTTAATACTAAATATATGGAATAAGACTACTGAATCTATTGATTATGCTAATGTAAACTTTAACTTTGAAGATTCACCAAACGTAAGATCATTAAATACTTCAAGTATATTTGCACCACCCGTTTATTATTATATTAGTGGTAGTCAATTACCAATAGGTAAATCAACCATTAAAACTAAAATGAATTTGACAAGTTCATTTACATCTTCCATTCTTACTTATAATGTAGAACCGGATATTAATAGTTTTGCACAAATATATACTATTTCAAGTAGCTTCTTCACTGATGGAACACTAAGGAGCGGGGGTGGTGTATCATCACCTACATCAATAGTGACTAATCAAGTAAGTGCAGATCTTAATTTTAATCCTACTACTTGGACAACAATGAGTTTGAATATAACCGCAAGTTATACCTCATCAGTAAATAAAAATATTATTGTAGAAACACAAAATAATACTACTTGGTATGCCGGAACTGCATCTACTAATGATATATGGGTGAATAGATTTGACCCGTGGTTCTTTAAGCAGGATACATACCCAAGTGGATTTTTAACAACTTCTGGGACAAGAGTAATAAGTGGTAGTGATAATATAGCAACAGCTATTGAATGGCCAATTGGTTATGGAAGATTGAGTGTTACACAATCATTTTTCTTAGATAATGTATTTTATTCATCAACCAGTGGTATATTTGATACAGCATTAACAACTGGTGTATCATACACGCCTGGTGCAATAAATTATGATAATTTCCAAGTTATTAAATCAGTTACTACAATAAATGATGCACCAATAACAGGTAGTAGAGTATTAGAATATAGAGTTAAAAATAATACAACTGAATCAATAGATACATTATGGTGGGCATTTGATTTTAGTGATTCACCAAACTATAGGGAACCTACAAATCCAAGTATATTATCTGGATACAAATATTATATATCTGCATCAAATATACCAGTAGGTGATTCAGTATATAGAACAATTGTCAATTTTACAGCATCATTAGTTCAGCCACCACAAAATTACAATTTATATATGGACCCTGATGATGCAAGTTCAGTTGAGAAATATAGTTTTACTGGTAGGATTAAACAAGATGGAGTCAGTATAGCTTTGGTAAATGATTTAACTGCATCAAAACTTGATGTATTTCCACCTGCAAGTTATTTGAACCCTATGACATGGACAACTTGTAGTTTTGAGTTAACTGCTAGCTTAATAGGTGGAGGTATATAAATAAATTAAATAAAGTTATATTAAATGAAAAAATTACGTTATGTTTGTGCACAACCTGCTAATAATTATTACACCTGGCAGATAGAAGTTATGATAAATAATTTTATATCTATGGGAATTAACCCAAATGATATAGATATTCTTTTAGGTTACAACCCTAAAATTGATAATGTTTGGCTTAAATTGCAGCAATCCTACCCACATATAAGATTTTTTTTCTATAAAGACGATAGAGAAAATAAAACATATATCCCCTCTATTTATTTTTATTTAATGAAATGTCATTTAAAAGAGCATGGATATTTAGAAAATGAAACTTTATTTATCCACGACTCCGATATAGTATTTACTCGCCCCCCTCAGTTTGAATCTATGGCTTATGATAGGGCATGGTATTTATCTGATACTAATTCATATTTAAACTATGATTACATTCAACAAAAGGGAAATCATATATACGAAAAAATGTGTGAAATCATTGGTATAGATAAGCTAATCCCTAAATTAATGAACAGTAATTCAGGTGGAGCTCAGTATATTGTTAAAAATACTACTTATGAATTTTGGAATAAAGTGGAGCTTGATAGCGTAAGTTTATATAAATATTTTTGTGATGAAGAACCTAATTATGTTAAAAACCATAGTGGTGACTACCCAATTCAAAAATGGACAGCAGGAATGTGGTCTTTTTTATGGAATGCTTGGTATTTTGGTCATGAAACTATTGTAGATAAAAGACTAGATTTTGGATGGGTTACAAATCCCTACTCTGATGTAGAAAAATATTCAATACTTCATAATGCTGGTGTAGTTGATAATTCTAAAGGATTATTTTATAAAGGTGATTACATAGATAAATTACCATATGGGGTAGATTTAGAAATAGATAAAAGTAAAGCTTCATATTATTATTGGAATGAAATCCAAGAAACTAAATTAAAGAGTTGTTTAATTTAAATATATTTATAATAAAATGCCTTCATTACACACTGATTTTATATTAGCATTTGTAACCGGTTCAAATGTAACTTGCTCTTTTTCAAGTTCATATACTTTATATGAAACTCAATATAAATGTACTATTGGAGCAGATGAATATAACTATTCTAACAACCCAAGTATAATTTCAGGCAGTGAAGGACAATTGTACAATTTTGCAACCGGTTCTTTTTTTGCACCTTATGTTACAACTGTTGGGTTATATGATGGATCTTATAATTTGTTAGCAGTAGCTAAACTAGCTAAACCACTTCCCACTTCCCGTACTACAGATACTACTATATTAATAAATTTCGATAAATAATTAAATATGAATTGGTTATATAAAGGGAATGCAATTGAGGATATCTCTCAATTTCCCGAAAACACGTACGGTTTTGTTTACATTGTAACACATACCCCTACAAATAAATCCTATATTGGTAAAAAAGTACTTTACCACAATAAAAAAACCAAACTAGGAAAAAAGGAAATAGCTACACAAACAGGTCCAGGTAGAAAACCTACTACCAAAATAGTAACTAAAGAATCAGATTGGAAAACATATTACGGATCTGAAATAGAAATTAAAAAGTTACTAGCTGAAGGCAAACACAACGAATTTGAACGAGTTATTTTAAAATTAGTTGACAATAAAAAATTACTTACGTATTTTGAGGTTAAACACCAATTTATATACGAGGTTTTGGAACACCCCAATGACTGGTTTAACAACAACATTTTAGGAAAATTTTTCTCCAAGGATTTTTTGTCTTCCTAAACCCCATATATTATATTAAGGGTTATGGTGAATCAACTACTATTAGCATTAGTAAACTCGGTTTTAGGAATGGGCAAATCCACAGCCCGAAACAACTATGCCTACCATTGTCCTTTTTGCCATCACGTTAAACCTAAACTAGAGGTTAACTTAACAGAAAATAAAGAAGGTAAAAATCCATGGCATTGCTGGTCTTGCGATATGCGAGGAAACAGCATTTATTCTTTATTTAAGCAGTGTAAAACTACTCCCGAAAACATATCTAAAGTTAAGGCTTTAGTGTCCTCTTCTACCTATTCACTTAAAGATACTCAAACGGTAAATACCGTGTCTTTACCTGAGGAATATGTTAGCCTAGCGTGTCCTGATCCAAATGATATCATGGCTAAACACGCGCTAATCTACCTAAAAAAACGCAATATTAGTCAACATGATGTTATAAAATATAACATTGGATATTGTTCTAAAGGATTATATGCTAATATGATTATATTGCCAACTTATGATAAAGATGGTAAATTAAATTACTTTACAGCTCGTTCCTTTGAAAAAAATCCCTACGTAAAATATAGAAATCCTTCCGTTAGTCGAGACATAATCCCAAATGAACATTTGATCAATTGGAATCTCCCGATAGTGCTATGTGAGGGACTATTTGATGCTATTGCAATTAAACGAAATGCTATTCCTTTATTAGGTAAAAGCATTGAACCTAATTTAATGAAACGTTTAGTAACATCAGCAATTGATAAAATCTACATAGCTTTAGATAAAGACGCTATTAAACAAGCACTAAAATTTTGTGAAATGTTAATAAACGAAGGTAAAGAAGTATACCTAGTTGAACTAACCAGCAAAGACCCATCCGAACTCGGATTCAAAAACTTTACTAAATTAATCCAAAACACAATCCCTTTAACCTACTATGGTTTAATGGAGAAAAAACTAACATTATGATCAAAAAATCATACAATCGTATCCTAGAGGTATCTAAAGATCACAAGCAAATTACTCTTCCAGATTCAAGATACTACAGACGTAATGGAGAATATTACCCTTCAGTAACATATGTTTTAAATTCATACCCTAAAGGTAAACATTTTGAAGAATGGTTGAAACGACATGGTTATACTGCTGACTACATTGTAAAAAAATCAGCTGAAGCTGGTACATTAACTCACGAACTTATAGAATCATACCTAAATGGTGAAGAAATTAATTATTTAGATTCTAAAGGATATCCTACAATGGATATTGAAATCTGGAAAATGGTTTTACGCTTTGTAGATTTTTGGGAAACACATACTCCAACTTTAATTGAAACTGAAGTACATCTATTTTCAGATGAATTAAAAGTAGCAGGTACTTGTGATTTGGTATGTGAATTTGGGGGTGAAAGATGGATTATAGATTTAAAAACATCTAATCATTTGCAAACTACCTACGATTTGCAAGGAGCAGTTTATGCTAAATGCTATGAGGAATGTTTTGAGAAAAAAATTGACCGAGTAGGTATACTTTGGCTCAAATCATCTTCACGAGGTGAAGATAAAAGTGGCAATAGAATTAAAGGCAAAAATTGGGAAATTCACGAATCCGAAAGAACACAAGAGGAAAATTTAGACATATTCAAATCAGTATATAAAATATTTAGTCTAGAAAACCCAAAACACAAACCAGCTAGCGAAAGTTTTGTAACAACTATAAAAAGAAATATAGGATAAAATTTGGAGAAGCAAAAGCTCTTTCGTAACTTTATACTATTAAAATTTAAATAAAGGTTATATTTATAATAAACTATTTTTTATGATTAGTTTAATGCAATTGCTAAAAGAAGTACAAGGCAACCCCAAAGCAATAATTTTAGCGGGTGCACCAGGTGCGGGTAAAGGATTTATCTTAAAGGGTCTAGATTTAGGCGGATTAAAAGTCTTTAATCTAGACAATACTTTTGTAGACTTACTAAAACAAGCCAATATTTCTTTAGATTTAAAATCTCTTGGCCCCGAAGATAGAAGTGCAGCAGCTCAAGCAATGGTTCAAGCAACAACCAAACTAAAAAAAGAAACTATCCCACAAGCCATAGCTAATCAAGAATCATTTATATTAGATGGTACAGCTTCATCAGTTAAACAAACAAGTGAACTAAAATCTGAATTGGAAAATGCAGGATATGAAGTATTTATGCTATATGTTTATACTGATTTAGAACGTTCACTACAACAAAACCAAGATAGATTTGAAAAATCTGGAGGCACCGATAGAAGCCTAGCCCCAGCTATTGTATTACGTACTTGGGCTGAGGTAACTAAAAATTACGATACTTACAAGTCAATGTTTGGTAATAATTTTGTATCGGTAGCTAATACTTTAAAGGATGAAAAGTTAAAAGATTTAGAATCTATTGTAGACAAATATCTTAGACCATTTACACCTAAAGATACTAAAGAAAAAGATCCTAAAGCACAAGCTCGAGCTAAAAAAGCAAAAGAACAATTAAATCAAGAAGTATCTGCTTTATTGCAAGACGAAGGGGTAGCTAATATAATTAACAATTCTGTTTCTAAGGAAGAAGCACAATCTAAAATACAACAATTCTTATCTTAATGAATTCACTAGTAAAGGAAATAGTTAAAAACTTACTACCCGAAGAGGAAAAAAAACAAACCACCGCACTATATGCAGGTGGTTTTAAACCTCCCACTGCGGGCCACTTTGATGTTGTTAAAGAAGCACTTAGACAAAACCCAGAAATAGATGAATTTATAATTTTTGTAGGTTCCAAAGAACGTGACGGTGTATCGCAAGATGAATCTTTATTGATTTGGGAGATATATAACAAATATCTACCATTTAAGGTTAAAATAGAACCTAGTTCTTTACCACCAATTAAAGCAGTATATGATTTTGCAAAAGATCATCCCACAAGAGAAATATTGTGGATTTTAGGTGCTAGAGAAGATAATGAACAAGACTTTACTGATATTGGTTCACGCACCAAATCTATAACTAACTACCCAAACATTGAGGCTAGAACTATTATAACAAAAGGTAGAGTATCAGGTACAGCTGCTAGAAATGCTTCTAAAGTATCATTTGAAAAATTTGAACCATTCCTACCTAGTGTTTTAACACCTGAAGAAAAACAGGAAGTATATCAAATAGTATCTGGTAAAATACAAGAAAATGATCCTAAAGTGGGCACCGGAAAAAAACCTAAAGGATCAGGTAGAAGATTATACACAGATGAAGATCCTACAGATACTGTAAGTGTTAAATTTTCTACTAAACAAGACATTATAGATACTTTTAATAAAGCATCATTTAAATCCAAATCTCATGCTCGCCAGTCTCAAATTATAAATTTGGTGCATCAAAGAGTAAGAGCAGCTTATGATAGAGCTAAAGATCCTGACGTAAAAAAACGCTTGAAAATAGCTTTAGACTATGCTGAACAAAGAAAAGAAGCATCCAAGGAAAAAACACAACGCTTGAAAGACCAAAAAGAAAATATAGATCCAAAATCTCAAGCTAAGCATAAAGGTAAAGCTGCACCTTATGGTTCAGGATACAGTAAATTACAACTTGATGAAAATGCTTCATATTCTAACCATATTGATTATAAGCAAAAAATCAAGGCATTAACCAAACATATGATGGATAAAGGGATGAATATTGTTCCTTTACCTAAAGTAGTATTTAAACATGGAGATGAAGAAAATGCAAAACAATTTCTAGGTAAAACAGCTTACTATGACCCCGAAGCTATGGAAATTGTGTTGTATACAGAAGGTCGTCATCCCAAAGATATAGTACGATCATTTTCTCATGAAATGATTCACCACATCCAAAATTTAGAAGGTAGATTAGGTAATGTAGCTACAACTAATACATTAGAAGATGACCATCTAGATAAACTAGAACAAGAAGCTAATCTAAACGGAACAATGACATTTAGAAATTGGACCGATAGTTTAAATGAAGCAATAGTTGGAAATAAAATTGTATGTGATAATTGTGGCTGGAGTTGGAATATAGAAGATGGGGGAAAAAATTTATTTGTATGTCATAAATGTGGACATGACAATGCCCATTTAAATGAAAAGAAATCTAAAGACCCATTCGGTCTAAACGCATATGCTATGGAATTAGCCCGTTTAAGGGAAGAAGAAACAGAATACACAATATATTGCGATATGGATAGTGTATTAGTTGATTTTGATCGTGGATATCAAGAATTAACAGGCATGACTAGCCAACAAGCGGATGCTAATGGAGTAGAAGCATTTTGGGATCCAATCTCTAAAGCAGGAGCTAAATTTTGGATCACATTACAATGGATGCCAGATGGAAAACAACTATGGAACTATATTAAAAAATATAATCCAATATTATTGTCTGCCCCATCACGCGAAGAATCTTCTAAATTGGGTAAAAGAGTTTGGGTAAAGCGAGAACTACCTGGTGTAAAACTTATTTTAAAATATGCTGCCCAAAAACAGGAATATGCTTCTCCAACTTCTATTCTAATAGATGATAGACAAAAAAATATAGACCAATGGGAAGCAGCAGGGGGAATTGGTATCTTACACACTAGCACCCCTAATACTATTAAACAGTTACAACAACTAGGACTATGAGTAAAGAATCAATTTTAAAGAAAGACTTCCAGGAAAAAGACGTACAACGTCTCCGCAATCTTGTACAAGGCAAGTATGGAGAAAAAACCCGCTCAAGCGTTGGTTTTTCCCAAAAAGAAGAATTTCATAGCGAAGGAGATATATGGGAAGCAGAAGGTAGAACATGGACTATTAAAGATGGCATCAGACAAAACCTAACCAAATTTGATAAAGCCAAAAAATACCACGTAATGCCTTTATTGTGCCCTAGTTGCAATAAAGTGATGAAAAATCGTAACGATAAACCATTTTATAACATACATAAAATGTGTTTTAATTGTGTTATTGATATGGAAGCAAGGCTAAGAAAAGAAGGCAAGTGGGAAGAATACGAAAACAACATTCACAACAACGAAATAGAAAATAAAATTATAGAGTACAAATTGTGGATTGAAGAAAAATTAAGTGAAAGCAACAATTCTTTTGTTTCCGAAGACGGAGATGTTGAAAATTGGAGGGGTAAAATAAATGTAGAACTAGTAAATAACAGTGTAGAAGAAGTGGTTAAATATTTAGAATCGCTTAAAAGGTAGTTCTGCATATTTATAACATATACATAATATTATGAAAGATAATTTTGACATCCACAAATGGAATTTAGAACGTTACTTAAACGAAAGCCAAGAACGTGAACAGACAAACGAAAACCAAGAAAGTAAACAGACAGCAGTAGATTGGTTGATTGGACAATTAAACAAGTCAGGATTTGCTCAAGTTGTAACAGATGAAGAAATTAAACAAGCCAAAGAGATGGAGAAGGAGCAGATAATGAATTCTTATGAACAAGGTATAAAGGATGATGATGGATACGGTGGTTATATTTCAAATTCAGAAAATTACTATAACCAAACTTACGGTAAATAAAATAAGACATGTCTCTGAACGAAAACTAATTTTAATATTTATAAATAAAATATAACCATGAGCGATTTTAACTATATTGAGTATCTAAAAAATAACCCATTACTTAAGGGTGAAAAAACTCAATCCACAAAATTAATTACTGAAGCACAAGAAGACACAATCGATAGCTTACAAAAAGCAGCTGATGACACTTCTAAAATGCCAGCAGATAGAGATGAAGCAAGGAATAAAATGTATGCTATGAAAAAAGCTAAGATGAAAGTATCTGAGCTTAAAGCTAAAATCCGTGAAGAAATTCTCTCTACTTTAAGCGAAGAAGAGGATTACGAGAAAATGGGACGCGAAGTAGAATATGGTATTTTCCCTGGATCTGAAGAAGATGAATTATCACCTGAAGAAATGATGGGTGATATGGAAGATATGGAAGATATGCCAATTGATGAAGCTAAAGGAGACGAAGAAGAAGCACCAGCAGAAGAAGAAATGGATGCTGAAGTAAACGTTGACGTTGAAGCAGCTCCTGCTCAAGGCTTATCAGCTGAAGAACAAGAAATCCAAAATAGCTTAAAAATCGCTTACGACAATGCTGCTGCTATTGGCGATCAAAAACTAGCTGATCAAATTGGTAACTCTATTACTTTCTTTACTAGAACACACATAGTAGAAAGATAATATGCTTAACGAGCGTAAACTTACCAAAAATGAACTAGGCCAAAGAGATATTGCTCTTAAGGGTCTAGTTAAAAACAAACGCTCATTGGTTAAAAAATATGGTAAGGACGCAGAAAAAGTTATGTACGGAATAGCAACAAAACAAGCAAAACAGAAACAAGAAGCCATGAATCTAGAAAATCTCAAAAGCATGATAGAAGCTGCTCTTAAGAACCCAGATAAAGCCGATCTTAACAAAGACGGTAAATTATCTGATTATGAAGAGAAAAGAGGAGCAGCCATAGAAAAAGCTATGGTTAAAGAAGAAGAACAACCCGATGCAATCGATACTGTAACATTAGATGTTCCTTTATTTATCCGTATGCTAGAATATGCTAAAGAGGAAGCAGCCGATGACATGGACTTACATGAATTAGCTACCAAAACTATTGCTTTAAGTAAACAAAGAGGTATCTTATCTATGGAAGATTACGATACTTTAATCCCACCTGCAGATCAAATAGATGAAAATGTAGATGATATGGCTAAGGTATATTGGATGCAACAACTTAAACAAGGTAAAATAGACAAACTTCCAGATGATCCTAAAGAAGCATTTCTACAACAGATGATGAAAGATCAAATGGATCATGATAAAGAAACTTTACGTAGAGAACGTGGTTTGGAAGAAGATTTAGATGTAGGACATCAAGATGATGAGCCAAACATGTTAAAATCTGATTTATACCGTATAGTAAAGTATGGTATGGAACTATACCAAATGATGGATAAGTATGATGATATGCCTGGTGAAGTTGATTTTCCACATTGGTGGCAGTCTAAAGTAACTAAAGCTAAAGATATGATTGCTTCTGCTCACCACTATTTACAAGGTGAAGAGCAAGTAGCTCAAATCGATGCTATGATGATGGAAGAAAAATCTGATGAGCTAAAAAAAGGTGATAAAGTATCACACAACAATATAGAAAAAGTAATTAAAAAAATAGTAGGTTCACACGCACTAGTACAAAAAGCTGAAAAAGAAAAAGGTGAATTTACAGACCCCACAGTTGAAAAAGTAGCAACCCACAAGTTAAAGAAACTTGAAGAATTAATTAGAGAAAAACTTACCGCAAAAACACCAATGAAAAAATACATTGAAGATTTTGCTAAAAGTGATGCCCCACAATTCAAAGGCAAATCTAAAGAAAAAAAACGTGAAATGGCAATAGCTGCTAAATTATCCAAATAATGACAGCATCAGAATTACGAGATAGAATAAAATTGCTTGTAAAACAAGTATACAAGGAAAAAACTAAATCTGATGATGCTGCCTTAGCATACGATGAATTGGTTAAATTTCCTGAACTTAAAGCTGTTATCGTATCTTTGCTTACCCCTGATTTTGATAAATTCCTAGAATCTGTAGATTGGGTAGCACCTCGTCCTTCAACATTTAGAGTAAATCTTTTAAACGGTGAAAATTTTGTACTATTCTATGATCCAAGAAGTTGGATAGCTCAAGTGGAAGGTAAAAAATACTACCTGTTAAATCTCGATGAAGAAGAAATGGCTGCCAAATCTGTATCCCGTATCTTAACTTACGGAGGTAAAACCGCAACAGGAGCAGGAGCAGATGTAGATGGAGCAGAAGAAATACCACCTGCAGAAGAAACAACACCTGAAGAAACCCCAGCTGGAGTATAATGGATATATTTGATAAATTTTTTAAGAAATTTGCATACAAATTCGATAAAGGATATCCTGACATGAACAATAGTCAGGATGTTTTGTTATTGGAATTGTTGTTTGAAAATTTAGGTGTTGAAATTTCATTAAACGAGGAAGTACCTAACAAACCCCAAACTATAAAGGCAGTACAAAAAATTGTGGATACTGTAGGAGACAAGTACAATTTGTTTGCTATGAAAAGTAAACCAAACCGAATTGGTTCTATTGGTAAACAACCTGAAAGTGTGTTTGTGCAGGCATTTAAAGATACATTTGGTGAAGATATAGACATAAAAGTATTCCCTCCAAGACAAGGAAAAAACCCAAGTGGTACTTTTAATATGTACCAATTTAAAGCCGGTGATTTAGGTGAAGTAAATATACTTGTAAGCCGAAGTGAACCGGGTGGAGCTGGTAAATCTAATGAAGCAATATTCATTGATACACTAAATAAACTTATTAAACAAGCAGAAGGATCCGCTACAATTGTAATTAAATCCCCTGAATATACTGAAACGTTTAACAATATTGATAAAGTTGAAGATTCATCTAAAATGGGAGCAAGTAAAGGTGCTAAATCTGATGCTCAATTTTTATCTAATGGTGAAGTTAAAGCTAATATTTCACTAAAACAAGATGGAGGATTTAGATGGGCTTCGGTTGCTAAAGATGAAAAAGAATTTATTGACCGATTCCAAGCTAAAGCACTAGATGGGCAAATACCAGGTCTAAGATTAATTGATAACCCTGATGTTCCCGGTAAATACTTAATGGCAAAATCAGAAACAGGTGAGAGAATATCTAAGATAGTAATACCAGATTTTATTGATGCTGATGAAGATAAATCTAATAAATTAATATTTGGAGAAGAAAATCCAAAAGTAATTGTAGTAAGTAGAACATGGAAAGAAAGTGATTTTTCCTTAAGCGGAGATACCATTACAGTTCAAGCTACTCATATCTATAAAACATTAGACGATGTTATAAAAGCAGGTCTAGCTCCAGTATTTACAATTGCTCAACATCAAAATAAACCAATTGGTTTAGATTATAGAATATATCCCGCTAATATGGCTAAAATTGGTCCTAGAGCTAGTGGATTAGAATTATCAGTTAAAGACGTAATATAAAAATATGTGTAGCTGCGGATGTAATACTTGCGAAACTAAAATAACAGGGCCTTTACTTACAGAAGGTAAAGTAAAATCTTTACTATCCGAAGGCCTACAATACCATATAGATAAACAAATACCTTTATTTGAAACAGTATATCGTATAGGTTCAGAAAAACATTTATCGTTAATCAAAGAAGCCCGCAAGATGTATTCTCGCGGCATTATTGATTTGTGTGAAGATGATGAACATTTAATCAAAACTCATTTAGGAGAATTTGGTTTATTCTATGAAATCGAAATAGGAGATAAAGTAAAAGCAAGTAAAGAATATGGTGGTCTATCAGGTGAGGTAGTGAACATTAAAGGTTCATTTGTGGTAGTTAAAACTAAAGAAGGCAACCAATCCTACCACGAATCTGACTTAATTGCTTTGAATAAAGAGGGAGAAAGCGTACCTTTAGATCTACCGATGCTAGAAGAAGATGAAGTAACTGAAGCTGAGTTTAGGGGTAAAGATGTTCCACTAAACAAACCAAAGCGTGGTGGAAGTAAAAAATTCTATGTTTACGTAAAAAATCCTAAAACTAAACGCGTAAAAAAAGTATCTTTTGGTGCTGCGGGTGGTGGGCAAAGTTTAAAAGTTAAAATACGAGACTCTAAAGCACGTAAAGCATTTGCTGCTCGTCATAGATGTTCAAGTAAAAAAGATAGAACAAGTTCTGGATATTGGAGCTGTAATCTACCAAGATATGCTCAAGCTTTAGGATTAGGTGCAAACATGAATACTTTCTGGTAAGATGTCATACAATAGAACATATCAAATAAGCGGAGAAGCAGGTTTAGACACTACAATCACTCCTCAAGCAGATCTCATCTCAGATATTCGCTCAATTGAGGGAATAACGATTGTAACATTCACCCCTAAAAACGAGGCAGATAGTGCAGCGAGCAATCCAAACCACGTTGGTATATTAAGTATAAAATTTGATACTTTTCCATTCACCGAATTTGATAAAGATACTCAAATAAAAATTTTAGTTGATACAATTCGTAAAATGCCAGGTGTAAATTTCTTTAGAGCAAGCCAAGTAAATATACTAGAAACTCGATTAAAGTCGTTAGTTAAAGAAATGCTTTTGGAAAAAAAAACCAAAAGAGATAGATGCTTGCGTATAGCAGACCGCAAATTTGATAAACCTTCTGCTTACAAATCTGGAGCCGTAGTACGATGCCGTCAAGGTAAAATATGGAAAGGCGTTAAAGAAGAAATTGAATTTTTAAGCGAAGCAGAAAAAGAAACACTACGTACATGGTTCAAACGCCAAGGTGCTCCAGGTAAAACAGGTGGTTGGGTAGATTGCAATTCTCCTATTCGCAAAGATGGAGAAATAGTAGGGTACAAACCTTGTGGACGCCAAAAAGGTGAAGAACGAGCAAAGTATCCATCTTGTAGACCAACAGCTTCTAGATGTAAAGATAAAGGTAAAGGTAAAACATGGGGAAAAACAAAATAATGAAACTACTTGACATATTAAACGAGGTAGAGCTAAACGAATGTCCTGCTCCAACCCAAAACATAGCACTTAACCTTGAGAATAGACAGAAAGCTATTAACGAATATGGATACGGACCTCTAAATCCAAACGAACCAAACGAAAAGTTTTGGCAAGCCAAAGTGGATATGTGGAAGTTGGATTCGGCCGAAGAAGCTAAAAAATCACTATGCGGCAACTGTGCTGCTTTCGACATTACAACTAAAACACTAGATTGCATTGCTAAAGGAATAGGTAGTGATGGTGGAACAGAAGATCCATTTGATGTAATCGATGCCGGAAAATTAGGGTATTGTCGATTTTTGAAATTCAAATGCGCTGCGGCCCGAACATGCGATGCTTGGGTTGTTGGTGGTCCTTTAACAGATGACTAACCCATATACAAACACACCAATTACCCAAACTTCAGTTATACGAGAATTTAGTTCTGAAGTAGATCCAATGGAGCTAGTTTGGCACCAAGATGAAGAAGATCGTACTATTGAAATATTAGAGGGAGAAGGTTGGCAATTACAAAGAGATAATGAGTTGCCCTTGGTGCTTCAAAAAGGAGATATTATATTTATACCGGAATATCAAATACACAGAGTAATTAAAGGCAATACAAATTTAAAAATACAAATAACAAAACAATGGCGCAATTGAATAAACAGCTTAACAGAATGCAAGAACTTGCAGGAATTAATGTTAGTAACCCCGTAACTAAATTAATTGAAATTTTACAACAAGCTATAAAATTAGCGGATGAAAATATTGATAAAGCTGATAATTTTGACTTAGTAGATTTTTCTCAAACTCTTGAAAAATATGTTAGTGAATTGAACGAAATAGGAAGTTTTGAAACTTCCATGCAAGAATAGTAATACCTAATAACATACAGACCGATTCATAGCCGGTCGCTCGAAAGAGACAAAAATAACAAAACAATGGCAAAACAAACTTTAAGCGAAGAATTTCGCAGAATGCAAAAACTAGCAGGTATCATTACCGAAGAGCAATATTTAAATGAAAATATTGAACAATTTGAAGATTATATATCTGGTATGTGGGATGCTAGTGTAAGCGATGAAATGGAAGAAGGAGAATATTTTGAAGGTGTATGGGAGAAAGAAGAATATGGAGATGAAGAAGCATACCCTAATGCTGATGAATTTAATGCTCTATCAAAATATCTAGCTTCTGTAGGTGGTAAAGATACTTTAGAAGGTAATCCTGACATTAACGTAGAATTACTCCCTAATGGAGATATTAAGTTTGGAGCTACTGTAACTTTTGATGAATCATCAGATGAAGGATATAAATTTGACCCCGCATCTTTCTTTTCAGCTATGGGTAGTAATGACCCAACGGCTAAAGCTTTTATTCAAAATGTAAGAAATGCAGCTAAAGCTGATGTAGTAGATAGATATTTTATTGTAGATAAGCTAAAAAAGTACGCTCAAACCAACCCAGAAGCTAAAGATAAACTTGAAGCTGCTATTGAATTTATATATAAAGGATAACTAAAATAAACATACAGACCGATTCATAGCCGGTCGCTCGAAAGAGACAAAAACTATGCAGCTGTGGCGCAATTCAACTTGGATTGCGTCACTTCTTTTCGTATATTTACAAATAATTTATAATGCAACATGAAACAAGATAAAATCGTAATTGTAGGAGCTGGAGTAGCAGGAATTAATGCCGCAACTAAATATTTATTATAAACTACCGCCATGATAAAATTAACAAATTTACTAAAAGAGACTCAATTAGAACAGTATAGGAAAGGTACGGGATATAAATTAACTAAAGCTCCCGATCCTGATGAAATACTAAAAGATATAAAGGATATTAATGGATACCTAGATCTATCTAGAAGTAACATAACTACTCTCCCAGATCAATTAGAAGTTGATGGTTATTTGAGTTTGTCTAATACTAAAATTCAATCTCTTCCAAAAGGATTAGTAGTAAGAGGAGATTTAGATTTGCTCAATTGTAAAAATATTAAATCATTCCCATCTGATTTAATTGTTAACGGAAATCTTGTTTTAAACTCCAAAAATTTTAATAAAGAAGAATTAAAAAAACAACTTCCTAATGTTAATAATGTTATAATAATGTCTTAACAGCATTTGGGTATAAATGGAAATATAAATAATATGAAAGAACAGAAAATTTTAGTAATTGGAGCAGGAGTAGCAGGAATTAATGCCGCAACTAAATTAGTAGACAACGGATATCCTGGAGAATTAATTAATATAATCGATAAAGGTAGTGACCCATATAATCGCCAACCTGAAGAAGTAATGTGTGGTTTTGCAGGTGCGGGCGCGTGGAGTGACGGCAAACTAACCTATCATACCGCTATTGGAGGACAATTATCCAAATATTGTGGAGAGGATAAAGCAATGGAATTGATGGATCAAGTAATCGCTAACTTTAGACGTTTCCACCCTAAACCCGAAGAAATTTTTTGTTCGGATCCACAAGAGGAACCCGAGTTTATTAAACCATATTTTGGCTTAAGAATGTTCCCTGTATGGCACATTGGCTCTAATTTCCTACATGAAATCGCTAAAGCGTGGTATCAATATTTAGTTGGTAAAGGCGTTAGATTTGAATGGGAAACTCAAGTTGAAGATATTGACTTTAACAATAACAGAGTTTATACCCACAATGCTGATCTAAAGTATGATACACTTATATTTGCGGTAGGTAAATCTGGTATTGATTTTGCTCAAGAATTAGCCCAACAATATAATCTACCAGATGAGCCTAAACCAGTACAAATTGGTGTTCGATTTGAAGCACCACAGAAACACTTTCAAAAGCTAATTGATGTATCTTACGATTTTAAATTGTATCGTAAGTTTGAGGACACAGGTATTTCGCTTCGCTCATTCTGCACAAATAATAACGCTGCTTACGTAGCAGTAGAGGAAACATACGGAAATGTGAGCTACAATGGCCACGCTAAGAAGGGCGAGGAATTCCGCAACGACATGACCAATTTTGGTATCTTGATGGAAATTCCAGGTATTGAAGATCCATTTGAATGGTCTAGAAATTTAGTATCTAATGTAAACACTAGTGGAACTGGTTTATACTATTCTCCTTCTAGACGTCCATCTTTAACCTCTGAAGGCGAAACAGTATCTGCAGTTGCCTTTAGTTCTAGAGAATTAGAAAATATTATTAAACCAGCATTTAAAGGATATTTTAAATATATTGAAGATTTTATTGAAGATATGAAGAAAGTGTTCCCAACACTTGAAAACGACTATGGAATATATGTACCGGAAGTCAAATATCTTAGTCCAGAAGTAAAAGTAGACTATTCAAATTTATCTCTTATAAATTACCCTAACGTCCATTTTGCTGGAGATGCTCTATCTGCAAGAGGTATAACTGTAGCGGGAAGTCAAGGTATTTATATAGCTGAAAGTCTTTTAAAATAAATCGACTTTAATGTCTGGGACGCATATTTATAATAAAATAATAATATGCGTCCTTACATTTATTTGGTTAAAAATCAACAAAATAAAATAGTTTATATTGGTCAACAAATTGGAACTAAATCCTTAAATGAATACAAAGGTTCTGGTTTACTGTTAAATAGAGCCTACAACAAATATGGTGAAAATTATTTCAAACGAGAAATCATTGAATATTGTAATGTGGATGAATTAAATGATAAAGAAAAATTATACATAAAACAATATAATACAAAATTTCCACATGGATATAATTTAACCGAGGGTGGTGATGGAATGAAGGGATACACATATAACAATAATCAAAAACAAAATATATCTAATGCTAAAAATGGGCAAAAATATCCTAAAGAACATGGCGAAAAAATAAGACAAGCTAAATTAGGTAAAAAACGAGATCTCGAAACTATAAATAAAATAATTCAAACTAAAGCATCCAAACATAATATTAAAATAGATTTAACTTTAAAAAACCAATCTAGAAGCAATTCTCAAAAAACAATACTGCAATATGATCTCCAAAATAATCTATTAAACGAATACCAATCCGCTCAAGAAGCAGGTAGATGCTTAGGAAAATCAGGAAATAGTATAGCAGATTGTGCCTCCGGAAGACAATCCACAGCTTATGGTTTTGTTTGGAAATACAGAGAATAGATCGTATATTTAACATTGATAAAAATATTGAATTATGAGCAATACTAAAAAACCAATCGTAGTTAAAAGACTAAAGAAAGCTGATGGTACCATCGCTCACATTAAAGATGGTAAATTGCATAACTGGGACGGCCCTGCTTTAATCCCACAAGGTGATAAAAAATTAGCCGAATACTACATTCATGGAATCCAGTACACCAAAGACCAATTTGAACAAGCTCATAGAGATCAAGAAGGTTTGCCGTGGTACAAAAACCCATCAATGAAATCTCAATTGGAAGACGGTTACCGTAACTAAACGTATGAAAAAAATGGTTATAGTGAGCGGGTATTTTAACCCACTCCATAAAGGTCATCTTGAACTGTTCCATAGAGCAAAAGATTATGGTCACAAGTTATTTGTAATAGTTAACTCTGATCATCAACGTTTACTTAAGGGATCAAAGGAGTTTCAATCTGAGTTGGAGCGTCTAATAATTATACGTAACTTAAGAGTTGTAGATAATAGTATGATTTCTATTGATAGAGACAAAACACAATGTGCTACTCTTAAATATCTTTCAGATGTTTTGGGGGGAGAATATAAACTTGCATTTGCAAACGGTGGTGATCAAAGTAATGATACTATTCCAGAAACACAGGTTTGCGTTGATAATGAAATAGAATTGATTGATGGATTGGGAGCTAAAGTTCAATCATCAAGTTGGCTATTAAACAAATAAGAATATGAAGATAGGATTGACAGGAACAATGAGTGTAGGAAAAACTACATTAGTTAAGGCATTAAAAAAATTACCACAATTTAAGAATTATAAATTTGCTACTGAACGTTCAAAATATTTAAGAGATTTAGGTATCCCATTAAATACTGATTCTACATTAAAAGGTCAAACCGTGTTTTTGGCTGAACGTTGTGCTGAACTAATGCATGATAATCTAATTACAGATCGAACTATTATTGATGTTATAGCATTTACTAAAAGTGCTAAATCAATTAATGTGTTAGATAAAGATGAATTTGAACAATATGCTTCTCTGTTTGTGGGAGAATATGATTATATATTCTATATTTCACCTGAAGGATTACCTATAGAAGATAATTCAGTTAGAGAAACTAATGCTGAATATAGGGATTTAATTGACTTTAACATACAACATTTATTGCAATCACATTCTCATAGATTTAAATCTATGTATGCTATCAGTGGTTCAACCCCGGAACGAATACAGCAGATTCTGAATGTTATCAATCTCTGATATATTTATAACAAAATATAAATATTTATCCGACCATGAAAAAATCAGAATTAAAGAAATACATTAAAGAACAAATTGTTAATGCTCTATCTGAGGTAACTGTAGTAGATAAACTTACATCCACAGATGAAATTCCTCAAATCGCTAAAGACGAGAAAAAAGAAGTATCTACAGTAAAAAAAGCAGTTGATGCTGCTAAGACATCTGGTAAATCTGTAACTATAGCTGAAAAAGATGAGGATGATGTAGAAGTAGAAGACAACTGGTATAAATCTAAGGATGAAGATGGGGATAAAGATAAAGAACCATCTAAAGCAGATTTGAAAAAAGATGCTAAAGCCACTAAAGGTATAGCTAAGGCAAAAGATGAATTAGCTGTCTTAGCTAGAGAAATGAAATCTTTAGCTAAAAAATACAAAGAAGCTGAAGGTGCTGCTAAAGAAAAAATCGTAGCTGATTTGAAAGAAAAAACTAAACTTAAAAAAGAACTAGAGGCAATTCTAGACAAATAAAGTGAAATATTTCAATATATTAGTTGTAATAGGGGTTTGCATTTTTATTTTATTTTTCTTTAACAAAAAAGAAGATTACGTTGAAGAATATAATCTAAAAATTGAAAAACTAGATGAAAAGGTCGATTCGCTACAAGATGTGAACGATGATTTGTCTTTAAAAATTGATACCTTAAACATACAAATATCTAAATTGGATCAAGAACTTGATTTAAAAGATAACAGTATAAATACCTTAAGAAATGAAGTTAATGAAAAAGTTAGTAGTGTTGATAGCTATACTGATGATGAGCTCAAAGAGTTTTTCACAAACCGCTATCGATTCTACTTTGATTCGCTTAGAAAAACCAATAGCTCGTCTAGTAATTAAAGATCTTATAGTAGGGGATGGTACAAAACAAGAACTATCCCTTACACAAGATAAAGTTAAATTGCTAGAACAGAAAATTGTATTTAAGGATAGTATCATTACAAACCTAAACACTCAGATATTTAACTATAAATCTATTATAGACACCCGATCTGAACAGTTAGCTTTATCTCAAGAGCTATCACGTAAATTGCAAAACGATTTAAAAAAATCACAAATTAAAAATAAAATGGTTGCAGGTACTGGAATCTTAGGTATATTGGCGGTACTATTTATTTTAAAATAAAATAATATGTCCAATCCCAATATAAAGGAGATAATAAAACAAGAATATATAAAGTGTTCCCAAGATCCGGTTCACTTTATGCGCAAATATTGTTATATCCAACATCCACAAAGGGGTAGAATACAATTTAACCTATACCCATTCCAGGAAAAGGTACTTACCCTATTTAAAAAACACGACTACACTATTCTACTAAAATCCCGTCAGCTAGGTATTTCTACTTTAGCTGCAGGATATGCTACGTGGTTAATGCTTTTTCATAAAGATAAAAACGTACTAGCTCTAGCAACTACTCAAGCAACTGCTCGTAACATAGTATCTAAGGTAAAATTCATGTGGGAAAATTTACCCTCGTGGTTAAAAGTAGATGCAGTAGAAAACAATAAACTGTCACTACAACTAGTCAACGGATCTAAAATACAAGCTAAATCTTCAAATTCCGATTCCGCACGATCAGAAGCAGTATCTTTGCTAATAATAGATGAGGCAGCCTTCATCGAAAATATTGGTGAAACATGGGCTTCCGCTCAACAAACCCTAGCAACTGGTGGTGGTGCTATTGTATTATCTACCCCTTATGGTACTGGAAACTGGTTCCACCAAACATGGGTTAAAGCAGAATCTGCAGAAAACGATTTTGTTCCTATCAAATTACCATGGATGGTCCACCCAGAACGAGATCAAACATGGAGAGATAGACAGGATGAACTATTAGGTGATCCTAGATTAGCAGCACAAGAATGTGACTGTGATTTTTCTACCTCTGGAGATATTGTGTTCTACAATGAATATTTAGAGTATTACGAAAAAACATTTATTAAAGACCCACTAGAGAGACGAGGTGTAGACCAAAACCTATGGGTATGGGAATCACCATATTACACTCGAAGCTATATAGTAGTAGCTGACGTAGCCCGTGGTGATGGTAAAGATTATTCTACATTCCACGTTATAGATGTAGAATCAAATGTGCAAGTAGCAGAATATAAAGGTCAAATTGGCACTAAAGAATTTGGACATTTATTAGTAGGCATAGCTACAGAATATAACGAAGCATTACTAGTAATAGAAAATGCTAATATTGGATGGGCAACTATACAAGTAGCAATAGATAGAAATTATTCCAATCTCTATTATTCTCCCCGTGCCGAGGCAAATGCTGATTCGTATTTTGACAAATATATGGATACCTCAAAAGCAGTAGCAGGATTTACAATGTCGGCTCGTACCCGCCCTATGGTGGTAGGTAAGTTCCAAGAATATATCTCCGAAAAATCTGTAACTATCCAATCAAAAAGATTGATAGAAGAAATGAAAGTATTTATCTGGAAAAATGGTAGAGCAGAAGCACAACAAGGTTATAACGATGACTTGGTAATGGCTTTTGGAATAGCAATGTATATTCGAGATACAGCTTTGAAATACAGACAAAGGGGATTAGATTTAACACGCAGTGCACTAAACAATATATCAGTTAATAGAACTTCATATCAAGGAGCGTATTACGCTAGTAAAGATGACAATCCTTACCAAATTGAAAATCCATATGGTGGGAAAGAAGATATAAGCTGGCTACTTTAACAATATTTATAACAATAATTAACAATATGGCAAACACAGGCTTATTTAGTAGACTACAACGATTATTTTCAACAGATGTAATCATCCGAAATGTTGGGGGTAATCAAATTAGTGTAATGGATACTAATCAAATCCAAACCAACGGGGAAATTCAAACTAACTCCCTTATGGACAGGTACAATAGAATCTATTCTACTAATCCAAGCTCACTGTACGGTTCTCAATTCAACTTCAACTACAAGTACTTAAGACCCCAATTATATTCAGAATATGATGTAATGGATCAAGACGCTATTATAGCTTCTGCTTTGGACATTATAGCTGATGAATGTACTTTGAAAAACGATATGGGCGAAGTATTATCTATTCGCTCTTCTAACGAAAATATTCAAAAAATTCTATACAACTTATTCTATGATGTTTTAAACATCGAATTTAACTTATGGGCATGGGTTAGACAAATGTCTAAATATGGTGACTTTTTCCTTAAGCTAGAAATAGCAGAAAAATATGGTGTGTATAATGTAATTCCCTACACTGCATTCCACATTGAAAGATTAGAAGGATTTAATCGCAACAATCCATCTGAAATTAAATTTAGATATTCACCTGATGGGCTAGTAAATGCCAATTCTGGACTATATGCTGTTACAGGACAAGGTACAGACCAAACCGGTGGTGTAACATTTGATAACTACGAGATGGCCCACTTTAGACTAATTGGAGATACCAATTACCTTCCATATGGTCGTTCATATATTGAACCAGCTCGTAAACTATTCAAGCAATATACTTTGATGGAAGATGCGATGTTGATCCATAGAATCGCTCGTGCCCCAGAAAAACGTATATTCTATGTAAACGTAGGTTCTATTCCACCAAATGAAGTAGATGCATTCATGCAGAAAACTATTTCAAACATGAAACGTACTCCATATGTTGATAAGCAAACTGGAGACTACAATTTGAAATACAATATGCAAAACATGATGGAGGATTTTTATATCCCAATTCGTGGAAATGATACAACAACTAAAATTGAAACCACCAAAGGTTTAGATTACGATGGTATCCAAGATGTTGAATATCTAAGAAATAAACTATTTGCTGCCCTTAAAGTACCTAAAGCATTTTTAGGGTATGACGAAAATATAGAAGGCAAAGCAACATTAGCAGCCGAAGATATTAGATTTGCTCGTACAATTGATCGTATTCAACGTATTCTAGTATCAGAACTTAACAAAATTGCTCTAGTACACTTATATTCTCAGGGGTATAGAGATGAGGCGTTGACAAACTTTGAATTGTCTATGCAAACTCCTTCTATTATATTTGAACAAGAGAAAATTGAGTTGATGAAATCTAAAGCTGAACTAGCTCAATCATTACTAGAACAAAAACTATTACCTACAGATTGGATTTACGACAATATATTCCACTTATCTGAAGACCAGTACGATGAATATAGAGATCTAATTAGAGAAGATGCTAAACGAGCATTCCGAGTTACCCAAATTGAAAACGAAGGTAATGACCCAGTTGAAAGTGGCAAATCTTATGGTACCCCACACGATTTAGCTTCTTTATATGGTAAAGGTAGAATGGATTCTGATCCTAAGAATGTTCCAAGTGGATATGATGAAGATGAAACATTAGGTAGACCAAAAGATTCCATTTCCAAAATTGGAAAACAAGATAGTAATTTTGGTAAAGATCGTTTGGGTGTTAAGAGAATGAAAGATACTGATAAAAACGATTCACTAGATAGCCGTACAGATACTAACAAAAGTGGTATGGCCCTTGAAAATGCTCAAGTTGCTTACTTGAAAAATAAAGACATTTTTTCTAAAATGGACAAGAAAAAACTAATATTTGAGCAAGACAAAGACGATACTTCGTTACTAGATGAAAACCAGTTGAGGGGATAAGATTTCTTTAATATTTATAAACAAATATATTTCTTTGATGAAAATCAAACATAGCAAATACAAAAACACGGGTATATTATTTGAGTTACTTGTTAGACAGGTAACTATAGATACCTTAAAAGGAGTAGATTCACCCGCTATTGACATTATGAAAAAATATTTTGTCAAAAGTGAACTAGGGCGAGAGTATAAATTATACGAGTCTATTCTAAAATCTAAAGTATTAAACGAAAGCAGAGCAAATACTGTCGTTAGCACTATTTTAGAATCTTCTGTTAACTTAAACAAAAGTACTTTAAAGAGACAGAAATATAATCTAATCAAAGAAATTAAATCACACTACGATTTAGATACATTTTTTAACATCAAAATCAAAAACTATAAAGAACTAGCTTCTTTGTATATGTTGATTGAAGGTGCAAATGGTACTTCTTACGTTGCTCCTTCCCAAATGGTTGATTGCAAAATCACACTATTAGAATTTTTAACTAAGCAAGAAATTAAATCACAGGATTCAAGAGAAAACGTAATAGAAGAATTCCAAGCATACGATAAAGATTTAAGAATTCTCACATACAAAATTCTTTTAGAGAAATTCAACGAGAAATACGATTCTATTTCTATTGAACAAAAACAAATCCTAAAAGAATTCATCAACTCTGTAGACTCTGCCCCACATTTAAGAGAATTCTACAACACTAAAATTACTGAACTAAAAGAACACTTAAGTAAAAGCACTAAAACAATCCAAGATCCAGCTACTAAAGTTAAGGTTGAAGAAATAGCTAAACACTTAGTTGAGCTTGACAAAACTGCTAAAGTTAATGATGATCATTTAGTGGATTTAATGCAATATTATGAACTAGTTCAAGAAATTAGAAAAGCAAATGGGGTACAAATATAAATTATCCGATAAGTTAAAAGAAATGTCCACCTCTGGTGGAGCAGGTGGTTATTTAACTAAATACGCGTTTGCTAAAAAAGTTAGAGCACCTAAAGAACTAGAAAAACTAGGATATACTCCCGTTGAAGAAAATATAGGTGCAACTTTAGGACCAGGTCCAAAAGCAGGACCCGAAGGTGTTAAAGATAACTACTACGTTAAGAAATTCCAATACAAGCTGGTTCCTAAAGATAAAAACGGAAACTACGTGCAGAAAGGCTCTAGTCTAGAAGTTAAAAATTTATTTTAATATGTATAAGTATAGAATTAAAGAACAAGGGGATGAAACTCTAAACCAATTCCATGATCAACGCATCATGGCATTTGATTCTATAGAAGCTAGACTTGAAGACATAAAAAAACTACTGCGTCAAGGTAAAATTGAAACTATAGCATACTATAGAGAAAACCCAACCAGTTATACAGTAGTAAAAGGAACAGATTTGATTAACGATTACATAAACGATATAGAAATTTTACTAAAAGGAGAAGAATAATGACTCTACAAGAACAATACAATTTGATTAAAGCAGGAAAAGGTCACAAAGGTATATTCCTTACTGAGGCTAAAAAGCAATTCCCTGACATGTTGACAAATCCGATGGGATTTGAAGAAGCATCTAAAATGTTGAAAACACGTGGTGTGATTTCCGAAAATTATGTTGATTTAAAACCAATCAATACAATTGAGGCTTCTCCAAAAGCTGCTTGGGAAAATAAATTTGCTCAATTCTTAGCTGAAGAAGCTAAAGCAGAAGAAAAAAAACCAACTAAAGAAGTAGAAGATATTCAAGCCCACAACTACGACTACAAAGACAAAACTAACCTTGACAACCAAATTGGACAAGAAGTATTGAATGGTCTATATTTTGAAGGCAGAGAAAACCCAGACAAAACATTAGACGAGCTTCGTAAAATTGTAGAAAAAAACTTAGCTAAAGACGGACAGTACTACATGAAAAATGCTGCATTTGGTGTTAAAGGATTAGGATACAAAGAAACAGAAGTAGAAGAAGTAGCTGGAAAGCATGCTTCATCTGGCTATTCTGATAAATTAAAGAAAATGGTTAAAGAATCTTTGGTTAAAGAATCTTCTGATAATCTTGATCCCTTAAGAAAAATGGGATATTCTGATTCGGATATTGAAGATTTTATGGATGAATTTAAGCAAGGAGGTAGTAAATTACCTAAAAAGGTAAGTGATTATCTAGATGGTTTGTATCAAACTAAATTAGGTGCTCTAAAAACAAAATCTTGGTGGTTAAAAGAAGAAGATAAAGATTACACTAAGCTTCCATTCGTGGGTGTTGAAACTTTAAAGAAAGTACTTCAACAAGTTGATAAAATTAACATTCAGGTAGGCCCAATGTCTTCAACTGAAGTAAAAACTGAAGCTGATCTAGTAAGAGTACTTATGGGCGAACTTATGTTTAAGCAAGTAAGACCAGGTGTATATAAGCTAGTAGGACCAAATGATAGTAAAGTTACTATGGGTAAAGGAAGTTTAGATGAAGCTTCTGACTTTGAAGAGAAAATGGCTCAACTTAGAATGCTTCAAATGCAGAAAAAAGCAGGTGTTGCTCCTGATCAAAAAGTGATTAATAAAAAGCAAACATTAACACAGAAGTTAAACATGCTTAAAAAAGCATATTTTGATTTAATTTCTGCTATGGAGAAAGAATCAGACCTAGAATTTGCTGTATCTGGTGATTGGTACCAAGAACAATTAGATGATCTAGAAAACTCAATTGGTGATTTAGAAAACAAAATTCAATCTATTAACGAAAATGCAATTGGTGAAGAAGTAGAAATAACAGCTGAAGTTGAAAATGTTGAAGAAGCTGAACCAAAAGCTGAAAAGAAAGTAGTTAAAAAAGAATCTTTAGATAGTGAACTAGCCGAAATCGATACTCAAGCTGGAATCGTTGCTATGGAAGCTAAATTGGACAAAATCAGCGAAATGATTTCTACTAAAATGGAACGTTTAAGCATGATTGAAGAAGATGCTAATCTAGCGGATCTAGTAGATAAAGTTAAAGTAAAAGAAATGCAAAAAGAAATCAAAATCTTAGAAAAAGCTAAAGCTAAGATGGAGAAAATGTACGAAAAAATGAATGGTAAAGCATATACCAAAGAAATGGTAGACGAATCCTCATTTGACAATGAATAAGCAATTACTTATAGAAACCCACCCTATTAAAATTTCTGCATCCCCACTAACTGAAAATGTTGGTGGGGTAAAGAAACCTCTAATAGTAGAAGGTATACTAGCTACAGCCGAAGTTAAAAACGGTAACGGTAGATATTATGCCCGTGATTTGTGGGATCGTGAAATGAAAAAGTACTCTGAGCTAATCAAGCAAAGACGTGCTATGGGTGAATTAGATCACCCTGAATCCCAAGTTATTAACTTAAAAAATGTATCTCATATCATCTCCGATTACTGGTGGGATGGAGATAATGTAATGGGTAAAATTGAAGTACTTAATACTCCATCTGGTCAAATTTTAGAAGCACTAATCCGTAACAACGTTACCGTAGGTGTATCTTCCCGAGGAATGGGCTCATTAGAACAAAATGGTAACGTAATGGAAGTACAAGATGATTTCGAATTATTATGTTGGGATTTTGTTTCCACTCCATCCAATCCAGGCTCATATATGTCTGTATTGCGAGAAGGTAAAGAATATCCTACCACAAACTATAGTAAAGTAAATAGTATTATACACGAAATACTCTGCTCTAAAGGCAGTTGCCCAATATTTTAATACTCCCCAACGGACGCTACCGAAGGATGTGCCCCTCCTAGAATAGTCTTCTAGGACCGAAGCCCTCTCTGGAGGGCTTTTCGCGTTTTGAAAAATCCCAATATACGTATAATCGTAAATGTGCTATCCCCGCTATATAGCACCATATTTTTAATTTATATTATTACGTTACTATCTAATAAACGTATTTCACTAAAAAAATTTTAGGACAAATGACAAACAGAGACTTGCTTAAAGAAGCAATCGCTGATGCAAAAGCTGTTAAAGAAACTGCTATTGCAAATGCAAAAGCTGCTTTAGAAGAGGCATTTACTCCACATTTGAAGTCTATGTTGGCCGCTAAATTAGAAGAAATGGATAAAGACGATGACGTTGAAGAAGCCATGAAAGCTAAGAAAGAGAAAGACATGATGGAAGAATTTGAAGTAAATGAAGTAAAGGATGAAATCGAAGAAGAATTTGATTTAAACGAAATCCTTGCGGAACTTGAAGAAGGTGAAGACAAAGACGAAATGTACGAAGCTGAAGAAGAAGAAATGGAAGCCGGAGAAGAAGGCGAAATGGAAGCTGGCGAAATGGAAGATGTAGAAATCGACCTAGAAGACATGACCGAAGATGATCTCAAATCCTTTATCGAGGATGTAATTGCCGACATGGTAGCTGCAGGTGAATTGGAAGCTGGAGAAGAAATGGAAGCCGAGATGGGCGACATGGAAGCTGAAGAGGAAATGGGCGACATGGAGGAATTAGACGAAATGGATGAAGTAAGTTGGAACGAGAAAAACAATCCTGCAAGAGGTGCTACTTTAGATAAGTTAGCCCCAACAAAAGTAGGACAATCTACTTCCGCTTATGCTGTTAACGAAGTTGAAGAATCTTTAGCAGATCCACAATTATTAGATGTTGCAGCAGGTGTTGCAGGATTAATTGGTGGTGGTGCTGGATTAGCTTATGTAATTGATGCTTTAAAATCAGGTAAAGCTGGTAAAGCTGGAGCAGCATTAGCTAATGCGCTTGAAAAAGCAGCAGGTTCCGCCGGAGTTAACAAACCTACAGGTACAAAAATGATGGAAGAGAAAGAAGAAGTGGAAGAAGTAACAGGAGCAAGTGGTGGATATGATCCATCTAGTGCTGCAGGTGCTGGTTTAGAAAACCTTATTGATGGTGTTAAAGCCCTTATTAAAAAAGGTGGACCAGCTGCTAAAAAGGCTTACGCTGTGTTACAACAGTTAGGTGCTGGAGCTGCTGCTGGTATGAAAGAAGGTGAAGACGAAATGAGCGAAATGGAAGAACTTAAGAAAGAACTTCAAGAAGTTAATTTGTTGAACGCTAAACTTTTATACACCAACAAAATCTTCAATTCCAAAACCCTTAACGAAAGCCAAAAACTTAGAGTATTGAAGGCATTTGATAAGGCTACATCCGTAAAAGAAGCAAAAGTTATCTATGAAACATTAAACGAAGGAATGACATCTAAAAATGTTAAAACTTCTATGGCAAATGAAATCAAAGGTAGTGCTTCAAAAGCTACAGGGTTTATTAGCGAAAGCAAACACCCAATTGTAGAGGTTGATCCAATGGTAGCCAGATGGCAAAAACTAGCTGGTATCAATAAATAATTTAAATAATAACTTAAAACAAACAATCGAAAAACAATGAGCTTACAATCTCTTTTAGAAAGCGCAAACCCATACCACTCTGTACAGAGTGATGCTGCTAGATTATCTAGCAAGTGGGAAAAAACAGGATTGCTAGAAGGTTTGGCTGGTACACATAAGAATAACATGAGTATCATCCTTGAAAACCAAGCTAAGCAATTAGTAACTGAAACATCTCAAACTGGTGGTGGTACTGCTTCAACAGGTACATTCACTGCAGGTGTAGGTGAGCAGTGGGCAGGAGTTGCTCTTCCATTGGTAAGAAAAGTATTTGGTCAAATTGCAGCGAAAGAATTCGTTTCTGTTCAACCAATGAACTTACCTTCTGGTTTAGTATTCTACCTTGATTTCCAGTACGGAACTACAAAAGCTCCATTTGCTGCTGGTGATTCTTTATATGGTGCAACTGGTGGAAACGATCCATTTGGTAACACTAACTCTGGTGGTTTCTACGGTGCTGGTAGATTCGGATATTCTATCAACAACACTGCTTCTGCAGTAACTGCTACTACTGCTTCTGCAGTATGGTCTGATATGGACTTTGATTCTGATTATTCTGCTTCTGCAGTTGCTGGTGAATATAAGACAGTTAGTGTAGCTGTATCTGGATTACCTAATTACGATGCTGAAGGTATTAGAGCATTTGCTTTAGCTTCTGGATCTCTTTCTAATATCAATTTACCACAATTTACTAAAATTGTTGGATCTAACTTGGTATTCATCGTTTCTGGTTCTCAAGCTCCAGTTCAGTCTTCTACTGTAACTGTAACTTACCAATTACAACCACTTGATAAATTCAGAGGTGATTTTGAAGATGGAAACAATGCCTTGAACGGTAACAACACTCCAATTTCAATCCCTGAAATCAACGTACAGATGAAATCTTCTGCTATCGTTGCTAAAACTCGTAAATTGAAGGCTGTATGGACTCCTGAATTTGCTCAGGATCTTAACGCTTACCATGCTCTTGATGCTGAAGCTGAATTGACTTCTATCCTTTCTGAGTACATTTCTTTGGAAATTGACCTTGAAATCTTGGATATGTTGATGGATTCTGCTGCTGCTGGAACTGAAGTATGGTCTGCAGTTAACAACCAAGCTATCGTTGACAACGGAGCTAACGGAACTATCTCTAACTTAGGCTTCTATAACAGCCAAGGTCAGTGGTTCCAAACTCTTGGAACTAAAATCCAGAAGTTAAGCAACATTATTCACCAGAAAACTCTTCGTGGTGGTGCAAACTTCATGGTATTGTCTCCAGCTGTTTCTACAATCATCGAATCTATCCCTGGATTTGCAGGTGATGTTGATGGTGATGTTGAAAAGTCAACTTACGCATTCGGAGTACAGAAAATTGGTGCTTTAGGCGGTGGTAAGATTAAGGTTTACAAAAACCCTTACATGCTTGAAAACCAAATCTTGTTAGGATTTAGAGGAACTCAATTCCTTGAGTCTGGTGCCGTATTTGCTCCTTATATTCCATTGATCATGACTCCACTTGTGTACGATCCAGATACCTTTACTCCAAGAAAAGGTCTATTGACTCGTTACGCTAAGAAGATGGTACGTCCTGAATTCTATGCGACTATTAAGGTTAATGGTTTGAATACTCTTTAATCCTAGATTAAATATTCTTTAAAGGAGGCGCATTTTGCGCCTCTTTTTTTATATGTATAACCGACACGAATTATTCTGGGCTATGAAAATATGTAAAAGATGTAATATTGAAAAACCATTAAACGAATTTTTTTCTCGAAAAGGTGAAAAAGACGGCAAACATAGATATTGTAAACTATGTTTAAAACATGAAAATGACAATTGGTACCAAAACACTAAACATCAAAGAATAAACTACTATAAAACCTACCGTGAACAAAATAAAGAGTATTTTAACCAATATTCAAATATACATTATCACACCAAAAAGGAATTATACAGAGAGTGGGAAAAAAACAAATATGCCACCGATTTTGAATTTCGCATAAAACATTTAACAGCAGGACGTATCCATGCCGCTTTATCCACTTATCAATCCCTAAAAAAAGACAGAACAATAGAATACCTAGGGTGTACTATATCCGAATACTGTGATTATCTAGAATCTAAATTTGATTCTAATATGACATGGGAAAATCAGGGAGTATATTGGCATATTGACCACATCAGACCTATTGCTTCATTTGATTTAACAGATGAAGAGCAATTATACCAATGTTTCCACTACACTAATACCCAGCCAATGGAAAAAACGGAAAATAGATTAAAAAGCGACAAATATTTAAAGTAAATTAAGCCCAATCCTTTGGATTGGGCTTTTTTATTGTTATATTTATAACTGAATTTTAAAGTTATCTATATGACATCAAATCATCATTCGGACGACGTGTTCGTCCAAAAGCGTAAACCAAAGAATCCAATTAAGTTTAATGTAGTTTTAAATGCCGAACAAAAACAAGCCAAATCACTTATTTTAGAAAATCCCATTACTGTAATAAAAGGTATGGCTGGCTCTGGTAAAACGCTAGTTGCTGTCCAATGTGCTCTTGACATGTTTTTCAATAAACAGGTGGAAAAAATAGTCATATCACGGCCCACTGTATCCAAAGAAGATATCGGGTTTTTACCGGGCGATATACGTGAAAAAATGGATCCTTGGTTGGCCCCAATATACCACAATCTATATATGTTATACTCTAAAGAAAAAGTAGATAAACATTTAGAAAATGGAGATATTGAAATTGTACCATTTGCTTTTATGCGAGGTAGAACATTTGTAAACTCGTTCGTAATTGTAGATGAGGCCCAAAACGTAACACATCCTCAAATGGAAACTGTTATAGGACGTTTAGGAAAAAATTCTAAAATGGTAATATGTGGCGATATAGCCCAAATAGATTTAAAGAATAAAAAAGAATCTGGATTTACCTTCCTATATAGATTGGAAGAAAATGTTAAAGGATTTAAAACAATTTCTCTAGAAACAAACCACAGACACGAAATAGTTGCCCCTATATTAGAGGTATACAAGCTTTTTAGGGACTAACATTTCTTCAATATTTATAATAAAAAGATGGCAACCTTAAAACTTTTTATAAACGAACAAATTAGCTTAGACGGAGATGATAGAAGCACTCTTCAATCTATTGACATATCAGATATAAACTATCTAGATCATAGAACTATGCTTCTTCCTGCTGGTGTTAAAACCACTATATTTAACTTTGATACCGAAGTAACATCCGGTACTTTTAAGGAAGATAAGCTAAAATATGCTCGTGTAACAAACCATTCTACTAGCATTCCAGTTAATATAGAGGTATCTTCCTCTACACAAGCATTTAACTTTAGGATGGAACCACAACAATCTTTCTATCTTCCAAGTTCACAGGTAACAGGAAGCTTAGTAGGTTTTTCATACGATTATATTTCTTCTATAAACTTAAGACCATCTGGAAGTGGTAATACTGCTAAAGTAGAATTTTTTGTAGCAACATCTTAATTAAAATAATATGAATATTCCTATATGGTCAGGTACTAGTACTTTCTCTCCAGGTGAAACCCCATTCGGGTTTTATGACTATGATGCGGATTTCCAAAGAGATGCAGATAAAGTAGCAAATTTTTGTGCTAGACGATTAGGCTATCCTTTAGTAGATGTTGAATTACAAGATATTAGCTTTTATGCCGCATTCGAAGAAGCAATTACTACATACGGAAATGAACTATATTCTTATCAGATTAGAGACAATCAATTAGATCTAATTGGTATAAATACTTCTACTCCATTAAACAATTCTATAGTTACCCCTAACTTTAGTTCCATAATTCGTTTATCACAACAGTACGGATCTGAAGCAGGTACAGGTGGTAACATTACCTATTATAAAGGATCTATTCCTTTAACTGCTTCTATACAGGATTACGATCTAAAACAGTGGGCAGAAGACCAAGGTATAACTGGTGGTATTGAAATTAAACGAGTATTTTATGAGGCTCCACCTGCGGTAGTAAGATATTTTGACCCATACGCTGGTACAGGATATGGATATCAAGCATTATTTGATAGTTTTGGATTTGGATCGTTTTCTCCTGCCATCAACTTTTTGATGATGCCCCTAAACTATGATCTGCAAACATTACAAGCCATTGAGTTAAATGATATGGTTCGTAGATCTAATTATAGTTTTGAGATGAAAAACAATGTGTTAAGAATATTTCCTATCCCCAATAACTCGGATGCTAAAATGTTCTTTGAATACATTAAAGATAGTGAGCGAATAAGCGATTCGGTTGCTGCCCCTAATACTGAAGCAGCTAATAATGTATCTAATATACCTTATGCTAACCCCACCTATGCCTTAATTAATAGTGTAGGCCGCCAGTGGATATTTGAGTATACTTTAGCTCTTGCTAAAGAAATATTAGGTTTAGTTAGAGGAAAATACACTAATATACCTATCCCTGGCTCTGAGGTAACATTAAATCAACAAGATTTATTAACACAAGCCGCAACCGATAAACTAAGATTAATTGAAAAATTAAGAGAATATTTTGATCAAACTTCTCGTCAAGCTTCTTTGGAACGCAGAGCAGCCGAAGCAGGATTTAGAAAAAATGAATTAGCCGAAGTGCCATTTACCATTTATATAGGATAATATGTGTGCAATGTTTGGAGGCTTACGAGATGTAAGCTTAATTAGAAAGATGAATCGTGAGCTGTTAGGTAATATAATTACCCAACAAGCTGCTTTCTACAAATACAAATTGCAGGAAACTAAAGTAAATTTATATGGTGAGGCAGCAGGTGTAAAATATTACGATGGTCCATTTCTATTTAACTGTTTAATAACTAGAGTAGACCAGCAATACCCAGTAAGTGATATGGGTGTAGAATACCAACAAGGTATGTCATTTGCTTTTTTTAGAGATGATTTAGTAGATGCTAATGTAGTACCTGAAGTAGGAGATATTATATTATATCAAGATAGCTACCATGGAGTACAATCTACAATAATTAACCAATACTTTGTAGGCAAAAACCCAGATTATCCAAATAATCAAAACCCATTAAACCCCGGATTAGAAGAATTTGGCTCAAGTATATCTATAATATGCGATACTTTCTATATTCCAGCAGATAAGGTTGCAATTTCTCCATATAAAGAACGCATGTAATGGCTCGACCAAGAAAACCTGTACCCAAATCGCAACGAGAGATTAGTGAAAATCTCCAAAAAGCAACCGATCCGGTTAGAGGTAATCCTAATGCTAAAGTCAATCCAAACGAAAATGAAACCGGTATAGAGTTTAATCGTTCTACAAAACTAAGTTTTAAAGACGATACTACAAAGCCATTTTCTATTGGTATACAAGATTTAGATGAAGCGGTATTTTACTATTTTAAAAATGTAATAAAACCATTTGTATATCAAAATGGTGAAAGAATTGAAGTACCAGTTATATATGGTTCTCCCGAAAGTTGGAAATCATTCCAAAAGGATGGATACTATAGAGATAAAAATGGGGCAATAATGCTCCCATTAATAGCAGTAAAACGAGATTCTATATCTAAAGATAGGACTGTAGCAAACAAATTAGATTCAAACCAACCTAATCTATACGCTACATTCCAGAAGTCATTCAACCCTAAAAACTTCTATAGCAATTTTGCTGCTTTAAACAATAGAATTCCGGTTAAAACATTTCATGCCGTAACTGTTCCCGATTACGTTACCTTAGAATACAGCTGCATTGTGCAAACATATTACATGGAACAATTAAATAAAGTAATTGAAGCCATTGAATATGCTTCGGATGCATATTGGGGTGATCCTGAACGCTTTAAATTTAGAGCATTTATAGACCAATTTACTACAGCTACTGAGCTATCAGCAGGTCAAGATAGACTAGTAAAAGGAACATTTACTATTCGTTTACGTGGCTATATTATACCTGACACATTGCAAAAGGATTTGAATTCTATCAAGAAGGTAAACTCCAAATCCAAAATTATTATACAAGTAGAAACAGTAACTAACTCCGATATATTTGATCCAAACATCAGAAAACTAAGTGATGGTAGAACTAGAAAAGATAGAGATACCGATGGTAGAATCAACAGTGTTGGAGACGTAACACCAGGAAGAGAAACACAATCACCCGATCCCGGATCAGAATTAAGATCATAAGATGTCAGATATTAGATTTATAGATTCGTTAAATGTAGGAGCATATACCATTGAACCTGTCAGTGGTAGTATTAATATATTAGAAAATGTTAACAATTATGTAATTACGGCTACAGGTTATCCTGACATTATACAAGGTGAACCTAATTTACAGTTCGATGGCTTAAATTTAACTATAGGCGGTAATTCCAGTGGTACATCTCGTTTAGAGGTATACCACACGGGAAGTGTTGATAATTTAATGTTAATACGAAATGCGAGCACAAATACCGGTATTAAAGTAGATGGTGATGGTAGATTTCAATTACTAGAATTTGCTTCTTTACCCTCACCTATTGAAGGGGGGATTGTGTACGCGAGCAATGAATTTTATATAGGAATATAAAAATAATAATATTTATAACAAATATACTTTTATAATATAACATGGCAACCTGGAAGAAAATAATTGTTAGCGGCTCGAATGCTCATCTAGCTCAAATCACCTCCTCTGTTTTAACAGATGGTAATCTAATAATGGCGGGCACAGGTGGTGCTTTAAAAAATAGTAACATATCTTTATCTGGCGGAAATTTTAATATTGGGTCTAACTCCATTATTTCCACGGGTGCTAACTCAGTATTAACCGGTTCATTTAGTGGTTCCTTTGTTGGTACTACCAACTTACCAGATTTAACCCAAGGCGCGGGTATTGTTCCGTTTACTTATGATGGTGGAGGAACTGCTACTGTTGCTGTTTCTGGTGCTGCTGCTTTAAATAGTGATGCAGTAACAAAATGGAATGGTGCCGCATTCGTTAACTCTTCCTTAACAGATAATGGCACAGTAGTATCAGGTGCTTCTTCTATTCAATTATCAGGTGCTAACTCTTCTTTAACAGGTTCATTTACCGGTTCTTTTACAGGTGATGGTTCAGGTTTAACAGGATTAGCTACTACTTTAGATGTATCTGGTTCAAATGGCTCTGGCATTTCAATTAATATCTTAACCCAAGATCTTACAATTGGTGGTACTGTAAACGAAATTGAAACTTCTGCAGCTGGTACTACAATTACAATTGGTTTACCAAATGATGTAACAATTGGTCAAGATTTAGTAGTTAATAGAAACTTAACAGTATTTGGTACTGCTTCTTTCCAACACACTGAAGATCTTGATGTAGCCGATAGATTTATCCGTTTAGCTTCTGGCTCAAACGCAGCTGGAGACGGTGGTATTGCAATACAACAAAGTAATGCATTAGATGCTGAAGTATTTGGATTTGATTCTGGTGCTACACGTTGGGGAGTAAGCAGCTCATTTGATGCTTCCCAAAATGCATTTGTTCCTGATGCTTACATGGCTTTAACTTTAGAAGGAGCAGGTACAGATCCAACAGTAGTAGCAGCTAGATATCAAGTAAAAGGTAATATTTTTATAGGTTCAGATGAAGGTATTTGGATCTACTCTTAATACATTAAAAAATTGGTTTATGTCATTTACAGCAGCAAACATTATAGTAGGGGGTTCCAAAATTGAAGTGGAAACCCCCACTACTTCCTCCACCAACAATTCTACTACTCTTGAGCTAACAGACAAAGAACTTGAGCTGTTACTATTAACCATTAAAAATGGTTTGTTTAGAGGAGAATACGTTGAAACCGTATACAATCTAACTCTTAAGCTACAAAAACAGCTAGTAGATTTGAAATACAAAAACAACAAGCTATAACTAGAAGCAGAGTATCCAATATTTATAACTATATTATAGGCCCGTAAGGGAAGTGGACAGCACACATTTGCTGTAGCCAACCGTAATAAACAGATATAAAGTGCCAAATTGGAAAAAAGTTATAGTATCGGGCTCCGATGCTAGTTTAAACTCGCTAGAAGTAACCTCTGCTTTTACAGCATCTGGTTTAATATACCCCACAACAGACGGATTAGTCAATCAATCTATAGTAACAGATGGAGCAGGGAATTTATCATTTGGTAATCCCTATTCTGATAATACAATTGTTTACGGAAAAAATATTTCCGGAACTACTATACTAAAAGGCACCCCTTTATATTTTACAGGTAGTGGAACAGCGGGCAACGTAGTAGGTGTATTTCCTGCAGATGCCGGTAATCCTGCTAGAATGCCTGCAGGAGGCATTGCGGGAGAGCAATTATTGGATGAGGCTGAAGGTGTTATTTTATTAGATGGCTTTATTAACGGGGTAAATACATCAGCTTTTAACTCTGGAGACCCAGTATATGTAGCAGTAGGAGGTGGGTATACAAACATTAAACCTACCGGCTCAACTATTTTAATCCAAGCATTAGGATATGTAGAAAAATCCGCAATAAACGGTTCGGGAGTAATACAAGGTTCTGGTAGGGCAAATGACGTGCCCAACATTCAACAAGGATATACTTGGGTAGGAAATGCAGATGGTGTAGCAACACCTACTGCCACTTCTTCTTTTAGTGTAGCAAATGCAGTATCTGCCTCGTTTGCTACTAACGCATCAAGCTCTTTAATCGCTATTACAGCCTCTTACGCTCTATTTGCCGCAAACGGTGGTGGTGGAGGTGGAGGTGGCTCTACAGTAGTACATACCCAGTTAACAGCCTCAACTACGTGGAGTTTTTCCCACAATCTAAACACACAAACTCCACTACTACAAGTATACAATATAGGATACGAGCAAATTATACCAAACGAAATCGTTAGTATAAACGCGTTTACCTCCGAAATACGATTTGACTATACACAAGCAGGTTACGCTGTTGCCTCTACAGGTGGTAGTTTAGCAGTTACGGGTTCAACACCTCGTTTAGTACAAACAGTAGCAGCTACAACGTGGTCTTTTGCTCACAATCTAGGAACCAAATACCCAGGATTTGAAGTATTCGATTCGAACGATGATGTTGTAATACCAGCAGGCATTCACGTAGTGGACGAAAATAATGCAGAAATATATTTTGCACTTCCTTCTACAGGTGTAGCAATAGCAAACTTTAGTGGTATAGAGGGTGTATTCCCATCTTCATCTTTTGCGTTTACCGCTTCATACTCAGACCAATTTAACATAGGTCAAACCCAAACTCAATACGCTACTGTTACCTCTTCTATAAACGGATCAAACACTGTCTTTACACAAGCAACAGGTTCGTACACCTCTGCTTTCTTCAAATACACAGTAACAAGTGGGTCTAATGCTCGTTCCGGAGAAATAATGTCGGTATGGAATGGAACAACTACAGCTTTTACAGACAACTCCACAACAGATATAGGCACAACAACAGATGTAACATCTTCTGTTGCTATATCAGGTACAAACGTACAGTTAAACATGCAAACCAATACCGAGGGTTGGAGAATAAAATCAATAGCAACATTTATGTAAATATAAAATATGTTAATAAATTCACCAAATATATCAGGTTCGTTAACGGTAACAGGCAATACTGTTATAACGGGATCTTTAACTGTACTAGGCGGTATAAACGCAACCATTACAGGATCTGCTACAAGTGCCTCATACGTTGAGTATAGCAATGTAGCTAATAAACCTGCGTTAGTATCAAGTTCGGCTCAAATTGTAGGATACAATATATTTGCTACTACTGGTTCAAACCAATTTAATGGGAGCCAAGCCATAACTGGTTCTTTGACTGTAACAGGACAAGTAGTTGCTCAAACCTTGAATGTACAACAGGTAACTTCTAGTATAGTATATTCTAGTGGAAGTAATATATTTGGAAATAGTTTAAGCAATACACAACAGTTTACTGGAAGTGTGTCTGTAACTGGGAGTTTAACAGTGAATGGAACGTCTGCTGTAACAGGAACTGGAACAACTAACTACTTGCCAAAGTTTACAGGTGCAAGTACGATTGGAAATAGTACAATAACCGATAATGGAACGACTGTTAGTGTTTTAAATAGTGCTTATACTGACGTTTTAAGAGTTGGCTCTACATCAAACTCGATTTATTTCTATCCAGATGGAGGCTCAGTTAACATAATGACTGGTACAGGATTTTCAGGTACTGGAATAACGTTTGCTAGTGGTTCTAATTACTTAGACTTTAATACTAACTCGCTAACAAGAATGCGCATCACCTCAGGTGGTAATATTGGTATAGGTACAACTAGCCCAATAGGGCCTTTAGATATAGCTGTTCCCGCAACTGGTTCCGCAATTGCTGCAACAACTTCTCAACAAGCATATAATTTTTCAAGATTTAGAATAAAACATTATACAGATTCAAATCTTGGATTATCTATAGGATATGCAGGTGCTAACTTTACATACATCCAAGCTTGCTATAATGAAGGTAGTGTAGCACCCCTATTAATAAATCCTTTTGGAGGTAATGTAAGCATAGGCACGGCTAGTCCTTCAGCAACTCTTCATGTAGTTAGAGCAAATGATGGAGGCTCAGGAACACCTGGAGTGATTTTATCTACAGCTAATGGAGCAAATGATATTGTAAGATTCCAAGATGGAACTACTACTGTTGCTGTAGTAAAAAATAGTGGTAATATTGGTGTAGGAGTTGCTAGTCCAACTGGGAGCTTACAAGTAAGCAATGGAACACTTGGTCTTAATTTACAAGCTCATGTTGTAAATATTACTGGTAATAATTATTCAAGTGCAACTATTGGTATATATGATGCAGCCTCATTAGCTGCAAATACTGGTGGTGGAATTAATTTTGGTGCATTTTATACTTCTACACAATTCACAGAATTTGCATATATAAGAACAAATAAAGATACTGCTACATCTGGGGAATATGGGGGTTCATTAATATTTGCAACAAGACCAAATGGTGGGAGTGTAACTGAACGCATGCGCATCACCTCAGTCGGCAACGTGCTGATTGGGACAACAACAGATAATGGGGTAGGTAAATTACAAGTAAGTGGTAGAACATTTTTAGATAATGGTACTGGCAACGCTTTATCTATTGATACAACTGTAGCAGATACTACTACAAGAGATGCTATTTATTTAGTTGAAAATGACGGTCAAGCAACAGGACGTCAAGCTATTTCTTGGTATAATGAAAACCAAACCTACTATAAAGCAAGACTGTGGACTCAAGTAGGATCTAGTTATAACGCTACAGTATTTGGGATTGATGCAGCTGATGATACTAGGAGTGTAGATACTAGATTGGCAATTAGAAACGGTTATGTTTTTATGCCATCTTTAACTACAGGGACAGGTATTGATGATTTAGGATGGTGGTCGAGTTCAGGTACTACTTGGGGTTTTAATGGAATGTTGATGCGCATATCTTCATCAGCACGATACAAAAAGAATATTAGAGATTTAGAACTAGATACTTCAAAAATATTTGATTTAAGAACTATCTCCTTTGAAAATAATGAACTTACTGCAACAGACGGTATTACAAGTTTTGGACTACTTGCTGAAGACGTAGCCGAAAAAATACCAATGCTAGCTACATATAATGAAGCTGGGCAGCCTGAAGGAGTTCAATACAAAATGTTAGCAGTTCTTTTGCTTGAAGAAATGAAAAAAATAAAAGCAGAAAACGACAACCTAAAATCCAGACTAGAGATTTTAGAACAATCTTAAAAATATTTATAAACATAAAACACAAACACACAACACTATGGCACTAACTTACAATTGGGTAGTATCTTCAATGGAAGAATATCCCACCACAGGCAGCTTAACCGATGTAGTATTTAACGTACATTGGAGAAGAAATGCAACAGAAACAGTAGATGATAAGCAATACTATGCGGACATATACGGTTCACTTTCCGTACCTGCTCCATCTCCAGAAGACTTTACCCCGTACGAAGATCTCACATTCGAGCAAGTATGTGGATGGTTGGAAGCAGGAATGGATGTTGAGGCTTTAAACACAAATCTAGCTGCTCAAATTGAAAGACAAATCAACCCACCAGTAGTATCTTTACCATTGCCTTGGGTTTCTGGAAGCGTTATCTAAACTATTAAAACATGCAATACTACGTTTTAAAGCAATTCCTACCCGGTACACAGATATGGGTATGGAAATTGAACGAGGAAGATACAGGATATGTCTTTGACACCGAACAAGAAGCCGAAGATATGTGTATTACTTTAAAGGAGCAAGACCCGTCTCGCGACTATAAGGTATCTACATCCATCTAAACACTATATATTTATCACAAATAGGTTGTGTTCCTTTTGGACAGTGAAAAAAGGCATATAATATGGCAAACGAATTTATAGCAAGAAAGGGTATTATATCCCTTGATGGTGCTCAAGTAACCGGCTCTTTATCCGTAACCGGCAACATTTCAGCCTCAATCTTTACAGGCTCATTTGTAGGAGATGGTTCCCAATTAAGTGGAATAGAAGGATTTCCGTTCACAGGCTCTGCAGGCATAACAGGCTCACTAACAGTAGTGGGCCCCGTTAATGCTACCACATTTACAGGAGACGGTTCCCAACTTACAGGTATAGAAGGATTTCCATTTACAGGCTCCGCAGACATAACAGGCTCGCTTACAGTAGTAGGACCAGTTAACGCTACTTCTTTTACAGGTTCGCTACAAGGAACAGCAACATCTGCTTCCTATATCCAACTTGCAAATATAGATGGATTTACCGCATATTCCTCTTCGGTCAACACTGCTATTGACAGCGTGTTGGATGCAACAACTCCGCTAACTGCCACGGTAAATACCGGAAGTTCTCCATTTACCTTAACGAGCCAAAGCATTGTAGTAGCCGATAGTACAAATGGAAACTTAACTATCAACCTACCAGACTTAAACACTATAGTTGGAACGCCAAACCAAAAACCAATTGTAGTATATAAAAACGACTATTCGCAAAACGTAATATACGTTAATCCTAGTGGTTCCCAACTAGTAAATGGGGCAAGCCAAGATATAATCGTAAGTATACAACTTGCGGTAATTTACAATCCAACAAGTGCGGGATGGGTAACGGAAGGTACTTCGGCCCAAAGTTTAGCGGAACTAGAACTATTTTTTCTTCCGTTAACAGAAACGGGTTCGCTTGCAACAACGGGTTCAAATGTATTTATTGGAAACCAAACCATAACCGGTTCTTTAACAGTAACCGGAGGTATAAACGCAACCATAACAGGTTCAGCTGCTTCAGCTTCCTATGTAGAATATGCTAACGTGGCAAATAAGCCTACGTTGGTATCAGGATCTGCTCAAATATCGTTTAACGGTATAACAGACAAACCAACACTTGTATCTGGTTCTTCTCAAGTAAGCTATACAGGATTATCCGATATACCCGCTAGTATAGTGTCTAGCTCAACTCAAATCACAGGATACAATATATTTGCTACTACGGGTTCTAACCAGTTCAATGGTAGCCAAGCTATAACTGGCTCACTTACTGTAACTGGTCAAGTTGTAGCTCAAACTTTAAACGTACAACAGGTAACTTCTAGTATTGTGTATTCAAGCGGGTCCAATGTGTTTGGAAACAGTTTATCTAACACTCAACAATTTACTGGTTCTTTACAGGTAAGTGGTTCATCACATAATATATTAGGAAATGTTGGTATAGGTCCTACTGGAACCCCAGTATCCGAACTACAAGTTGGTAAATCAAGTGATGTAACCATTGCAATGTCCAATTCAAGTTCTGTTACAAGCGGTAATAGAGGGAGCTTAGCATGGTACAATTCAAGCAACTCAACTGTTGCTAATATTAAAGCAACTGCAGTTACCGACAACGTAGGCACACAATTAGAGTTTTACACAAGACCGGCTGCTGGTTCTCTTACTCAAGTGTTAACCATATCCTCCACAGGTGCAGCTACCTTTAATACAACTACCGATACCACATCAATTTCAATGTTAAGCACTGGGACTGCAAGTGGATTAAGACTACAAAATACAGGTGGCACTGCATCAGATTGGATAATTCAAAGTGATGGGGGTGCAGTAGCTGGGCAAGCAGCATTAAGATTTTATTCAATTACAGCAACTGCTTATAGAATGTCTATTGATGGATCTGGTAATGTTGGTATAGGCACTACTAGTCCAGGATATGATGGTGCCGGATATGGAGCAGTAAGATATGTAACTATAAACAATGCTTCAGGTACAGGTAGTAACTTAGAACTAGCAACAGGCACTACTGCCAATGATGGCTATATAGGTGCAATTGATTTTATTAACACTTCTAATACAGGTGCACCAGGTGCAGGCAGATATGGAATTGCTTCAATTAGAGCATATACAACTAATGCAAGTGCAACAAATACAGGAGGAGGATATTTAACATTCAACACTAAAGCAGATGGTGGAAGCGGAGCAGAAAGAATGCGCATCACCTCAGGAGGGGAAGTATCAATCACTGGAATTAATTTAACAGTTGGTACTGGCGGAGGTGCAGGTACACTTAATTTAGACCAATCTACAGTTAGAAGATGGAAACTAAGTTCAGGTGGAATTACTTCGGGGGTTTTTAGTATAATTAATGGGAGTGACGATTCTCCTGCATTAAATATTAGTAGCTCAAATATAGTATCTTTCTATATTGGGGGTGGTTTTGCAAACCAAACAACTTTAGATGCTAATACTCGTTTTCAAGGTCCAAATATTTCTGTAGCAGCAGCTAAAGCATATGCTTGGAATACCTATTCAGACCAAAGAATTAAGGAAAATATAAATCCTTTACCTTATGGCTTAAACGAAATACTACAATTAAATCCTGTTTCATATAATCAGCACGATTCAGAAGTAATTGATAGTGAAATAGTATTAAAAGAAACATATAAATCAACAATTGGATTAATTGCACAGGAAGTTAATGATTTTATACCTGAAGCTGTAGGTATTGGAAATGATACTGAACTTTGGGGATTAGATTATAACAAAATAGTCCCAGTCCTTGTCAAAGCCATCCAAGAACAACAAGCCCAAATCGAATCCCTTAAAGCCGAAATACAAACACTAAAACAATGAGCTATTTAAAAGACAGAGAAATATGGTTAAGTAGTGTACCAACCGGTAATCCACCAGCAGGGTACGTTTGGGTATTTATCCAAAACGGTGTTTTCGTTGTACGAGACAGCAGTGGTGTAGATAAAATCATGGCTACTACCACGGGCACTGTTACGAACGCAACAAGTGCATCCTACGTTGAATATAGTAACGTAGCAAATAAACCCGCGTTGATTTCCAGTTCAGCTCAAATTGTAGGATACAATGTGTTTGCAACTACGGGTTCAAATCAATTTAATGGGAGCCAAGCTGTTACCGGGTCTTTGACTGTGACGGGACAGGTAGTTGCACAGACTTTAAACGTGCAACAAGTAACTTCTAGTATAGTATATTCAAGTGGGTCCAATGTGTTTGGAAACAGTTTATCCAATACACAACAGTTTACAGGTAGTATGTCTGTAACTGGAAGTATGACAGTGAATGGAGCAGGTACATTTGCAAGTAGTATAACGGCTGGAAACAATTTATTAATAAATAATCTTGCAGCATCCAAAAAAGGATACACATACCAAAGCCCAGCATCTAACTGGGGTCCACAAGTTTCGGGCTTATATTTTACTCCAAATAATGCTGTTGATGCACAAACAACATTTACACTTGAGTTGTGGAATGGTGTCGGTTCAATAATAACACCTTTAACAATAACAGATACAGGCACATCTACCTTTACAGGTACAAGTGCTTCTCCTGTTTTAACATTATCAAATAGTACCGGGGGTACTAAAGCAGATTTTACAATTACAGAAAATACAGGCTTAATTGTTAATTCATACGAAAGCACATCAGCAAGAAGTATTGATTTTAGAGTTGCTGGAACATCTGCTTTATTAATAGCATCCTCAGGCGCAGCTACCTTTTCGAGTAGTGTAACGGCTACAAGTTTAATTACGGGAACAGCTGGTGGTTCTTCTATTAACATTACAACAAATGGTAATAACGGAACATCTGGAAGTCCATTACAAACTAATCTTAATTTTTACGGATTCAACTCAAATTTAAATGGTCAAATACGAGTAGATGATATTGCGGGTACTGCACAAATTGGTACAATGAAATTTTACACTTGGAACTCAGGCCAAGTATTAGCACTAACATTAACTCAAACAGGTGCAGCTGCATTTTCAAGCACTATTGACTTAAGTGGTGCTATTACTAATTTTGGAACAGGTACTGGAACATATACTAGATCTGTTTGGTATAATGATCCTACTAATCAAATCCTATTTGAAAATGCTAGACAAACTGATGATGCCAGCGGTACTGGTAGAACAGTATACTTTACTTGGAGAGGAGGACCTAGTGTAGGTGGAGGTGTTCAACTACAACATGGAACAAACGCTTGGGCAGCATACACTTCAGATGCTCGACTTAAAACCAAAGTAGCTGATGTTGAAAATGGTATAGAGGTTGTAATGAGATTAAACCCAATTAAATTTAAATGGAGTAGAGAACTAGAAAATAGTAGAACAGTAACAGGATTTACAGCTCAAAACGTTGAAGAAGCAATACCTGATGCGGTATTTAATTCATGGCAGGATGAAGAATTAGGTGATGTAAAATCATACTACTCAGACTATTTAATTCCTTATCTAGTAAAAGCTATCCAAGAACTCAAATCCGAAAACGACAACCTAAAATCCAGACTAGAAGTTCTAGAACAATCCTAAAAATATTTATACGAAGAATACAGTAAACAAGACCTAATGATACAAGATAAAATATTCTTTGACGAAAAAGACCCAACCGGTGTTTCCTACAACACCCCATTCACCGTTTACGGAAGCTACGAGGGTAGATTGTGGAGTAAAACCCCAAGTGGTACTATAAAATACTACACACAAAACAGTGATTTATCTGTTTATGCTACAACAGGTTCAAATTCCTTTAACGGAAACCAAACCGTAACTGGTTCTTTAACAGTAACAGGAGGAATAACGGGATCCGCTACAACTGCTTCTTACGTTGAATATACTAGTGTAGCAAATAAACCTTCACTTGTATCAAGTTCGGCTCAAATTGTTGGGTATAACGTATTTGCTACTACCGGTTCCAATCAATTTAACGGAAGTCAAGCTGTAACAGGGTCTTTAACGGTAACAGGGCAGGTAGTTGCTCAAACATTGAATGTACAACAGGTAACCTCTAGCATTGTGTATTCTAGTGGAAGCAATATATTTGGAAATAGTGTATCCAACACACAACAGTTTACTGGTAGTGTGTCTGTGACTGGGAGTTTGACAGTGAATGGAGCAGGTACATTTTCTAGCGCAGTTACATCTAATTCCTTTATCTCTGATGGAACTGCAAATGAAGGCGTAATACGAATTGAACGTGACACTGTAAGTACTAACACAGTTATTGGAGCTTTAAACTTTACAAACAATAATGGCTCTACAGTTTATGGTAGAGTTCGTGGGGGTAGAAATTCTGCTGGAGACGGATATGCAAGTTTAGGTACAGGTGTTGGGGATAATTTATATGCAATAGAAGGTGGTAGTGTGGGTATAGGCACGGCTAGTCCTGAAACATTAAGCAACAATACTACTTTGCAAATTGATGGGACAAACCATTCATTTGTAAGAACTGGAAATTCAAGTTATGGGGGATATTTTGCTACAATCCCAACTGCTGAAGTTTTATGCATCGCCAATGTTCGAAACCCAGTTACAGGTACTTACAACAATACTGGAAAAGCCGCTAGCGGGATAAATTTATTTTCTGAAAGTTCAAATGGTTATATTACTTTTCTTACTACTGCAACAAATAATAGTGGTCCAAGCGAACGCATGCGCATCACCTCAGGTGGCAATGTTGGTATAGGAATTACAAACCCAACAGCACAACTATCATTAAAAAACCAAATTTCAAATGGTTCAACCCCTGTTTCATCTTATGCTGCAACAAATGGGGTTGATGGGCAAAATTTCTTTAATGGATATTATGCTGTAAATAGTGATGGTTTAGGACCATATCCAAGATATTTTGATATTGTTTCAACTGGCTCTCCTGATGGTTCAAACGGTGGTAGTAACATTAGATTCTTTACAAATCCAATTACAAATAATTCACCAGCAGTAGAACGCATGCGTATCACCTCAGGTGGTGTTGTTAGAATAACCAGCTTTACAACTAATGGTTTAGTTGGCACAGATTCATCAGGAAATTTAGGTGTTGTAATTTCAGAATACACTGAAATTGCCACAGGAACAATAACTTACTCAATGAACTCTGGTTCTCCTTGGGCAATTAATAATTCATTCCCTGCTACTATCAGAAACTATGAGGATGATGGGATGGCAGGTTCAGGAGGTGTAGATACTAACCTTAACTTAGGTAGAGGAGTAACATTTGATTTAGGTTCAGCAAAAACAGTGAGAAAAATAGTTGAAAGAGGGTATCCTACAAAAAATCTAAACCAAATTATTGTTCAATATTCAACAGATAATTCAAATTGGACTGACATATACGTTTATAATCATGTTTATGGTAATACACAGAAGGATATGGAATTTAATCCAACAGGAGCAATTTCTGCTAGATATTGGAGATGGTTTATACATAGCTGGTCAGAAAGAGAAGTACAAAACTACTATACATACGAATCAATAATTTATACATAATATGAGAACTACTTATTGGAAAATAAACAAACTTGAAGTAATACCCGAAGAAGGTAGCTTAACAGAAGTAATACAATATGCATATTATCAAAGAATTGTTGAAGAAGGACAGTATTCTACTTTTATAGAAGGTAAGATGTTGTTCCCTACTCCCGAAAGTTCAAATTTTATACCTTATGCAGATATTACTGAAGCTGATATTATATCTTGGATTTTACCTAATATGAATTTAGAAGAAGTTGATTTATTTTTAAATCAAAAATTAGATAGCATTATATCAGAAAGTGCTTATTTTCCCCCTTTACCATTTTAAAATTTTTATATTTATAACACGAATACCCACCTACCCAATACATTAACAAATGCTAATACATAACGCAGAAGTAACCGGATCGTTAAACATAAACAATGTTCCATTTAATAGCGGCTCTTTTAGCGGCTCGTTTCAAGGAGATGGTTCTCAATTATCCGGTGTAACAGGGGCAACAACTGCCTCGTACGTTGAATATAGCAATGTTGGAAATAAGCCCGCGTTAGTATCGGGCTCCTCTCAAATTATATATAGTGGATTATCTGGTATCCCGAGTGGGATAGTATCAAGTTCCGCTCAAATTGAAGGGTATGGTATATTTGCCACTACGGGTTCAAATTCATTTAACGGTTCTCAAACTGTAACTGGTTCTTTGACCGTGACCGGTCAAGTTGTTGCACAAACTTTGAATGTACAACAGGTAACTTCTAGTATAGTATATTCAAGTGGAAGTAACGTGTTTGGAAATAGTTTAGCGAATACACAACAGTTTACTGGAAGTGTATCTGTGACAGGGAGTTTAGCGGTAAATGGAGCTGGTACATTTGCAAGTAGTGTTGGGATTAATGGAAGTCCTGGAACTTCTTTTCCATTAGAAGCATACATAAACAATTCAACTGCTTACTCTTCAACATCAAGAGGAAACGTATTTCGTGTTTACAATAGCAATACGGGCGCAAATATTTTTGCAGGAATTGAATTAGGGGGTGCAGGAAGTGCTAATGATGGATTAGCAGGATTGAATGCAATAGTAACTGGAAATGGCAGTGCTGCCTTAACTTTTTACACAAGAGATTCCAATACATTTGCCGAACGCATACGTCTCACTTCCGGAGGTAATGTCGGTATAGGTACTAATAGTCCTGTTGGAGGAGGTGGTGCCTCGGATAGAACATTGGGTATAAATGCCGCAACAGGTGCTGCTACATTTGTAACAGGAATGATAAACGGTACACGATATAGTACCTTATTTACTGCTGCCGATAGTGTTGTTTTAGAAACTAATGCAGCTATACCTTTAGCATTTAATACCAACTCAACCGAACGCATGCGTATCACCTCAGGTGGGGATGTTTTTATAAACAATTCATCTGGAGTAACATTAAATAGTTTAACAAATAAACTAAGCGTTTCATCTACTACTTATAATTTATTTGATATTTCAAGATTTTCCGATAATGCTTTTGGTCCAAACTTTTACCTTGTTAAATCAAGAAATGGTAGTATTGGTGGAAATACAATTGTTGCAAATGGAGATAATTTAGGTAATATAAATTGGGTAGGAGCAAACGGAACAGGATTTACTGATGCTGCAAGTATTAAAGCAGAGGTTGATGGTGGCCCTGGAGCAAGTGATATGCCAGGTAGATTAGTATTTTCTACTACAGCTGATGGTGCTACTAGTGTTACCGAACGCATGCGCATCACCTCAGGTGGTAATATTGGTATAAGTACAAATTCTCCTTTGGGCAGTTCTGTTGAAAGAACAATTCATTTAAGTGATGGAGGTGGAGGTTATGCTACGGTATATGTTACTAATAGCGCAAATACTGTTAGGTCTATTTTTGGCATGCAAAGTGCTCAAAATTTAGTAGTAGTAGGGAGTCAAACAAATACTCCTGTTGCTATATACACTAACGATACCGAACGAATGCGCATCACCTCAGGTGGTAATGTTGGTATAGGCACTAATAACCCAGGGAAAAGACTAGATGTTAGGGCTAGTGCTGCAGGAGAAGTCGCAATAATTTCAAATGAAAGAAATAGCACCGGAGATTATGCCCTTGTTACTTCTTTAGGGTCAAATTGCAATAATACTTCTGCATATCATTACATAGCCGCTACAGGTGGAGCAGATCGATTATATATTTATGGAAATGGAAATGTAGTAAATATAAATGGTTCTTATGGTACTCTATCAGATATTTCATTAAAGGAAAATATTGTAGATGCTACACCAAAACTTGCTGATTTGCTACAATTAAAAGTTAGAAACTTTAATTTAATTGGTAGTGAGGAAAAACAAATTGGTTTTATAGCCCAAGAATTTGAGAAAATATTTCCTAAAATGGTAGATATTGATGGTAAAAATGGGATGAAAACTATTAAAACATCTGTTTTAGTACCTATGTTAGTTAAAGCCATCCAAGAACTCTCAGCAAAAGTAGAAACATTAGAAGCTGAAATACAAACACTAAAACAATAACCCAATATTTATAACCATACAAGTTTAAAATTATTTGGAAATCCAAACTATATTTCATATATTAACCAACAAAACTAAATTTTAAATCGTTTATGCAAAACACAACGTTACAATTAGGACAAATTTTACAATTAGAAACCGAAGTAAATGGAGTAGTAAACACTCAAACTGGCGAAGTTGTTTCTAAAGGCCTCATGAAGGAAGTCCTCAAATTCAAAACCAAATACTGGCTAATGCAATTGTCCGATGATTTGGTAGAAGAAAAAAAGAAAATCGAAGCTGTTCGAGACCAACTGGTTAAAGAATTAGGTCAAGAAGATGAAACGGGAGCAATTTCCCTACCCGTGTTCATCAATGAAGTACAGGATGAAGAAGGTAAACTAGTTTCTAGAGAAGTTAACCCAAAGTTCCTCGACTTTCAAGAAAAATTCAATGAGCTATTAGCCGAAACTAAAGAACTTTCCCACGGTAAATTTTTACTAGAGGATTTCGAACTTGTAGAATCTGCTGAAGTATATCCTGTATTTTTCAAGCTAATTTCTGCTGAATAACATGGAAAAAATCCAATTAGCTCCTGAGGAGCTATCTAAGTTGCAAGATTTAAACAATAAAGTAGCAGATATTGTAGCATCTCTAGGTCAAATAGAAATACAAACATCTCTTCTGCAAGAAAACAAAAAATCTCTATTGGCTAGTTTTTCCCAAATCCAACAGGATCAAGATCAACTAGCCCAAGAGCTAACCCAAAAATATGGGGATGGTACAATAGACATGACTTCCGGAGAATTTACTAAGGCAGGATAGTTTTTTGAAAGGGTTTCTCATATTTATAACAAAACAATATAAAATAACTTAATAAAATGGCCGAAACCTTACTTTCCCCCGGAGTACTAGCAAGAGAGAACGATCAATCTTTTATACAAGGTCAGCCACTTGAAAGAGGAGCAGCTATAATTGGACCCGCAGCAAAAGGACCAGTTGAAATCCCAACACTAGTAGGTTCGTTCAGCGAATATACTGCTATTTTTGGTGGTGCTATTGAAAGTGGATCTAACGTATATTCTTACCTTACCTCAATTGCCGCTAACAACTATTTCCAAAATGGTGGTACTTCTTTACTAGTAACTAGAGTAGTCTCTGGTTCTTTTACCTCCGCAACTAGCTCATTGATACCAACAGGATCAGGTGGTCCTGATACTGGTGTATCCCCATTTGTACTTGAAACAATTTCTGAAGGTATTATTATGAATAATACTGGTACTGAAATTTCAGGTTCATTACCTTCAGGTTCAAGCGATAACGTTAGATGGGAAATCCCAACTGTTAACACTGCTTCTGGAACATTTAGCTTATTAATCCGAAGAGGAGATGACAATAACGTACAAAAAATAGTATTAGAATCTTACAACAACTTATCACTAGATCCATACGCTTCTAATTATATTTCTAAAGTAATAGGTGATGTGAATTTTAACTTAACTAGTGATAGTGGTGATTATTTTATCCAACAAACTGGCTCTTACAGTAACCTTTCTCGATACGTAAGAGTAAAACAAGTAAACTTCAATACTCCAAAATATTTTGACAACAACGGTAATGCAAAACCTGCTTTCACAGGATCTTTACCAGCTGTAAGTTCAGGTTCATTTGGTTCTGCTGTTGGATCTAACATCCCAGTAGGCAGAACAGCTAATTTCTATAACAATGTTAATGCAACTGATAGCCAAGGATTAATAGGTAGTAACTACAATAATGCAATTGCATTGTTATCAAATGTAGATGAATACAAATACAATGTAATATCTATTCCTGGCCTATTAGCTTCTGCCCACGCTACTCAAACCACAGCTTTAGTAAATAATACAATTGGAAGAGGTGATTCTATTGCAATTATAGACTTAGTACCATATGCTTCACAAGTAAATACAGTAATAAACCAAGCATCTGGATTTGATTCTAGCTATGCTGCTACATACTGGCCTTGGTTACAAACTATTGATCCTAACACAGGTGAGGCAGTTTGGGTACCAGCTTCAACAATGATCCCGGGTGTATACGCGTTTACAGATGCTTCAAGTGATCCATGGTTTGCTCCTGCAGGTATTACTCGCGGCGCATTAGGTCAAGTAATCAGAGCTGAAAGAAAATTAACAGCTGGAAATAGAGACGAAATATACGAAGCAAATGTTAACCCAATTGCTACATTCCCTGGAAGTGGAGTAACAGTATTTGGTCAGAAAACACTTCAGAAACGTGCTTCTGCACTTGATAGAGTAAACGTAAGAAGATTGTTAATTGCTCTTAAGAGCTTTATCGGTCAAGTAGCAGAAGGATTGGTATTCGAACAAAATACGGCCGCTACTAGAAACAACTTCTTAAGCCAAGTAAATCCATACTTAGAATCTGTACAACAAAGACAAGGTTTGTATGCGTTTAAAGTAGTAATGGATGAAACCAACAACACACCTGATGTAGTAGATAGAAACGAGCTAGTAGGTCAAATATTCTTACAACCAACTCGTACTGCTGAATTCATTGTGTTGGATTTCAACGTGTTGCCAACTGGTGCAGTTTTCCCTGCATAAGGAGTTAAAATTAGATATTTATAATAAAATAAAGCACATATAAAATGGCAGTATTAGATCCAAACGAAATATTCTTCACAGCTTTTGAACCAAAGCAGGCGAATAGATTTATAATGTATATAGATGGCATCCCCTCCTATACCGTAAAAGGTATGGGAGCGGTAACATTATCTCAAGGAACAGTAGCTCTTAACCACATTAACGTTCAACGTTTTGTTAAGGGTAAATCTACTTGGGGTCCAATTCAATTCACCCTATTTGATCCAATCACTCCTTCTGGAGCACAAGCTGTAATGGAGTGGGTTAGATTACACCACGAATCTGTAACTGGTAGAGATGGATACTCTGATTTCTACAAGAAAGATCTAACATTCAACGTGTTAGGCCCAGTAGGGGATGTAGTATCTGAGTGGATTATCAAGGGTGCTTTAATTACTGAAGCTAACTTTGGTGAATATGGTTGGGATACAGAAAATACAGCTATCAACTTAACAATGACTGTTCAACCAGATTACTGTGTATTGAACTTTTAATTCAATTTTTTATATAAATTTTTTAACCTACCCTATTACTAGGGTAGGTTTTTTTATATATTTATAACAAAATAATAACATGAGTCTGGAGCAAAAGCCACCTGTAAGAATTAGTGTAGATGATGAGGATGGGCTAGTTAAACAAGCTACTTTTTCAGCATTTAGTCCTAAATCTCGAGTAAAGTATCTTAATACCATGCTCCCCTTTCCAACAAGAATACCTTCTTCAATATTTTCTCCTGTTGCTAATTCTGGAGCCAACCCACCACTCCCAGACTTACTTTATGTAGCAGCAGGATATGTTGAAGATGGATACGTACAATAAAAAACTATAACTAAAATAATATGCCATTAGTATTAAGAAGTGAAAAAGGCTCGCAACTGACCTTTAACGAAATGGATGGAAACTTTACCTATTTGGAAGGTTTAGATCAAGATAAATTAACAACTAGCTCCTTTAATGCCACTACTGGTTCATTTGTAACCACTAGTTCATTTAATGCTACTACTGGCTCATTCACAACAACCAGCTCATTTAACACTTTTTCCTCTAGCTATACTACTGGATCTTTTACTGGTTCTTTTATAGGAGACGGTAGTGGATTAACTGGTATACCAGGAGTAACTCCAATAGCTACTGGTTCATTTGCTACAACTGGTTCAAATATATTTGTTGGTAATCAAACAATAACAGGTTCATTAATACTTTCTTCTTCTGTTGCTATAGAATTAACAGTAATAGGCAATTCTGTATTATCAGGTTCATTAACTATAAGCGGTTCAACTATTCAAAGTGGAAGCATAGATGTTAGTGGAAGTATTAATGCGGATGGATTTGAATTAGATGCAACTTCTACTTCAACTGTTCTCGCACTTAATAGTGAATTTAACCTAGATTTATCTGGTTCCCAAACTCCAATAATTTACAAAACATTAGTATTAAATGATGGAAAGGTATTAGTTGCGGGAAGATTTGAGAGTATTAATGGACATACTACTAATGATATAGCAAGATTAAATTCAAATGGTTCAATAGATACTTCATTTACAGCAACAAATGTTGGTGGTGGATTTAGTGCAACATCACAATATATAAATACCCTTGTAACCCAATCAGATGATAAAATAATTATAGTAGGAAGCTTTAGTTCAGTAGAGAGCAATTCAAGAACAGGAGTTGCTAGACTAAATACTAATGGTACAATAGATACTGGATTCTCAAACCCAGGATTTACTACTTTTTCCGAAGTTAGAGATGTTGCAATACAAAATGACGATAAAATAGTTGTTGTAGGTAGGTTTGATGGTGGTATAAAGAGATTAAACACTGATGGTACTATAGATGCTTCATTAAATGTACCGGATTCAACTGGATTTACTGATAACGCATTTTATTCAGTAGCACTACTACCTAGTGGTTCTGAAGAAGCTATATTGGTTGGTGGAGATTTTAATCAATGGAATACATCTGCGAATTATGATAAATTAGTTAAACTTAGTATAAGTGGATCGTTAGATACTGAATTTGCTGGGATTAATTTAGACCTATCAGGAAGTCTGGATGTTATTAAAAGAATAAAAATAGGTAGTGATAGTAATATCTATATTGCTGGTAAATTTAGAGATACTGGAGCAGATAGAAGTGCGGGGTTTGCAAGAGTACTTCTTACTGATGATTATGGAGATGGTATTGGTGCGCTTGATAGATTTTTTAGAACATATATAACAGGTTCATTTGTAAATGATTTTGATTTCTATGGCGAGGATAAAATATTATTAGGTGGTAGTTTTACTACTATTGGAAATCCATCATTAAGTGTTACATCCGCTAATAGATTTGCAATAGTAAATCAAAGTAATGGTAATATTATAAGTGGATGGTTTGATTCGGGTAGTGCTTCTACCTATAATTTAAATGATGGTAGTGTTAACGCCGTTACACTTCTACCGAACGATAATGTATTGGTTGGGGGTACATTTACTAGTGCAAGTTTCCCTCTTACTGCAAGAGAAGGTTTAGCAAGTTTAAAATTAACCGGATATGGTGATGTAACAACCACATCTGATTATTCAATTACTGCAGATACGAATCAACTATTAATTAGTTCATCCAATACATACTTTAGTGGAAATGTTAATATTTCTGGAAGTATAACTGGAAGTTCACTTTTAGTAACCGGAAGCGCAAACATTAATGGCTTTACAGTATTGCCACAAGTATCTGCTTCTCTAAACTTTGCAGATGATACAGCAGCAGCATCTGGCGGAGTACCATTAGGTGGTTTATATAGAAGTGGAAGCTTTATACAAATTAGATTAGTGTAATACACAAATTTATACATAAATTAAGAAAAATAGCTTGGCTTTTGTCAAGCTTTTTCTTATCTTCATATTTATCATCGAACAAAAGTTATATTTAAAACAAGTATATGTCTGAATTTAAGTTACCTACCGAAACAATCGAATTACCCTCAAAAGGCTTATTGTATCCTTCCGACAGTCCACTTGCTAGTGGTATCATAAGCATGAAATATATGACCGCGAGAGAAGAAGATATTTTAACCAACCAATCCTACATTCAAAACGGAACTGTAATAGATAAACTATTACAATCACTAATTGTATCTAAAATCAATTACAGTGATTTATTAATTGGTGATAAAAATGCACTATTAATTGCTTCCCGTATCTTAGGATATGGTAAAGACTATACTTTTATGTATGGTGGCAGAGAAGAAACAGTTGATTTAACTCAACTTTCCAATAAAAAATTAGACGAGTCTTTATACACTAAAGGTGTAAATAAATTTAATTTTGAACTACCCTACACTGGTACTCATATTACATTTAAACTTCTAACTCACGGTGATGAAATAAAGATTCAAAATGAAATTAAAGGTCTACAAAAAATCACCCCAAACACTTCTCCCGAAGCTACAACTAGATTAAAACATATGATTTTAGCTATAGATGGAGATGAAGAACAGAAAAATATCCGAAATTTTGTAGATAATTATCTTTTAGCTCGGGATGCCCGAGCATTTAGAGAATATGTTTCGCAAATCCAACCTGATGTAGATTTGACTTTTTTTCCCGGAAGTGGGGGAGAATCAATTAACATTCCAATTGGACTTAACTTTTTTTGGCCTGACCTCTAAAATAGCCCAAGAATTTAGAAAATCTGTCTTTGATCAAATTCACCAAATTGTTTTTCATGGCAAAGGTGGATATGATTGGGGAACTGTTTATAACATGCCAATTTGGCTTCGTAAATATACTTTTAAGCTTATAAAAGACCATTACGATGAAGAAGCAAAACAAATTGAATCTTCTAAAACCAAATCCAATCAACAAACAGTTATAGACTCCTCTGGAAAGATCACTGCTCCCCAATTCTTAAAACAAACAAGTTATAAATAAAACTGTATATTTCAATATTTATAACAAAATATTTTTATGGCTTTAGGAGACGGCAAAGCAAAACAAGAATCTCAAGAAATAAAAGGAGAATTATCTGCTATTTTAGATGCTGTATCATCTATTGGGGATAAATTAGTATCTTCTTTTCAAGATGCTGTTGATGAAGCTAGTAAATTTCGTAATGTATCAGAAGCTACCTCAAAAACCTTAAAACGAGGTTTACTTTCAGATATAAAGGAAACAGTAAAAAATACTGAAGATCTTATTAGAGCTCAAGTAAAGGCAGAAAAAGGATTATTAAGGCAATCTGAAATTCAAAAACTGCAAAATAAACTAGCTGAAAATAGAGCATTATTTGAGGCTAGGCAAGCTATAGCTTTAGCAAATAAAGTTCCATTAACTAAAGCTCAAACTAAAAAATTTGAAGAGCAACTTGTATTACAAGAAGCATCCCTTAAAGCCACAATAAAAGCTAATAAAGAAAATGAAAAAGCTTTTGGTTTAATAGGTTTAGCTAAATCCGCAGCTAGTGGGTTAGCCGATAAAATTGATAAAAGTGGAAAATTATCTAAAGTATTTAGTGGAGAACTAAATAAAGCTCAAAAACTTACTTTGCTTGCAGATAGTGCTTTTGCATTATTGGTAAATGGTGTACTTCAAGCTAGTGATAATATAGCAGCAATTGCTAAAAATACTGGAGTATCAGCTAATGAAGCCCAAAGATTACAAGCTAGTTTTGCTACTGCTGCTTCTGAATCTGGAAAATTATTTATAAACAGTAAGGATTTAAACAAAGCATTTGGTGAACTTTCTAGCCAAACTGGATTAATAGCAGATTTTGGTGGAAAAACTTTAGTTACCCAAGCTACTTTAACTAAACAATTAGGATTATCATCTCAATCCGCTGGTAAATTATCATTACTCTCCAGAATTCAAAGTCAAAACACTGAAGGGGTTTTATCCAATACAGTAAAGACTGTAGGGGCAATTTCAAGACAAAATGGAGTTGCACTTAACGCTAAGAGTATTTTAGAAGAAATTAGTAATACAAGTGCAGCTATAACAGTTTCACTAGGTAAAAATCCAATAGCTTTAGCTGAAGCTGCTTCTCAAGCTAAATTATTTGGTGCTAATTTATCTACTGTAGATACTATTGCCTCTAGTTTATTGAATTTTGAAGAATCTATTTCTAATGAATTACAAGCTGAATTATTAACGGGTCAAAATATTAATCTAGAAAGAGCAAGATTATTAGCTTTAAATAACGACCTATCAGGTTTATCTAAGGAATTAGCTGATAACGAAGAAATTATAACAGCATTCGCTACAGGAAATAGAATACAACAAGAAGCAGCAGCAGCCGCTATTGGATTAAGCCGAGAGCAATTAGCAGAAATAGCATTACAACAAGAATTTAATAATTTATCAGCAGAACAATTTAGAGATACTTACGGAGAAGTAACATACCAACAATTACAGTCTCAATCTGCTAGTGAAAAATTTGCCTCAACTTTAGAAGCAATACAAGGAATTATAGGAGATATAGGTATAGCTTTTGCTCCATTTTTAGATGGATTAGCAACAGCTGTTGGATTTCTCGCTAAAAATAAGGCAGCAGCTATAGGATTAGCGGCTGTATTAACTACATTAGCTAGTATCTCTCTTGCTAATGCCATAGCTAATATATTTGCTTCTTCTGTATTAACTGGTCCAATTGCTGGTCCAATACTTGCAGCTGCTACAGTTGCAGGAATGATTGCAGCAATTGCATCCTCTAAATCATTAACTACAGCAGATGATATGATAGCTCCTTCAGGTTATGGAGACAGAATTTTATCTACACCTAAAGGATCTATAGCATTAAACAATAACGATACAGTTGTAGCAGGTACAAACTTAGGTGGAGGAGGAAACCAAGAAACTAAACGTACCAACCAACTGCTAGAAAGATTATTAAATCAACCCGCAGTATTTAAAATAGGAACAGATGAATTCTATACTGCTACCTCAAAATATAGCTATCAAATTCAATAACATTTAATATTTATAATAAATTAAACCTTATACACAATGGCATTATTAGATAAATTGCAAAAAGATGGTACAGTATTAACTCCTTTAAGAGGTACTAGACCAACTGCTACATTAGTAAAAGATGTAATCCAAGTAAACAATACCTTCTCTAAAGGGCAGTATCAAAATTACGTTGTTAATACCCCTAGAGCTCAGGATCTTACAGGTAACAAGTAATATTAAATGTCATTAGTAAATCTAAAAACTAACCTAAAATCTCTACGATACGGACAGGATAGAGTAGGTGGGGGGAACAGTAATCAACCATATATTAAAAGCCCAATCCCCGACAATGCTTCTAGCTTAGATCGTAGTGGGGGAGTTGACTTTCTCTTACGTGGTGGAATATTAACCCCTTCTAGAGCTGCCAAAGATGTATCTAGATTAACTAAGATGTTTTTTGATTTTAAATCCCCAAACGGGGTACTTTTTACTGCTAAACAAAATTTACTTTCTAGAACAGGTGTAAAAACACAAGCAGGTGGATTTATAAATGAAGGTGCATATTTACCTACCTCTACAATACTACAAGCTGGTGGAAATGCTTTTGGTACCCACTTACTAAAACAAGGAATAAACCCATTCCGAAACACATCCCCAGATGCTGGAGCAATTAATAATCCACTTTTAAATCTATTAGGTGTAGGTGGTGCTGTTCAAAGTCTTATCAACAACGCCGGAGGATTACCTGTATATTCACAAACAGTAAGATCTGATCAATCCCCCGATAATAACCGTTTAGTTCAACTAAAAGATTCTAAAATAGGATCTAATATTAACCGCAAACAAGAAGGAATATTTGGTGACCAAACATTTAGACAAATTTTAGGCCAAATCAATCCATTTAAAAATAAATTAAGTAGTATAGCTAAAACTATCTTCACTAATAAAACCCAAAAACTAGGAATATCTAGTGATAACAGAGAAATTTTAAGATATGGTGGAGGCCCGGGTTCTATATTAGGGGTAGGACAAACTGCTATAAGAAGATACTATTTTTCTACTACCGAAGGATTTAGCTATGATGTATCTAAAGGATTTTTTAATGTTTTAGGAGCAGGACAAGGAATAGAAGACAGACGTTTAGGTAATAATGGTGGCAGTACCGTATCTGATTTTAGAAGTTTATTAGATATTAATAAAAATGCTACTCGACAAACTATCCTCTCCAAATCCCCAGATTATAAAACTAAAAATATTGAAAATAGAGTTAATCTAGGAGACCCAGGAAGAAAAAATAAAAATGTTTCTAGTTATACTGCGGGATTAGGTAAATTAGATAAAATTACTTCTATGCCCCTATATCAATCTGATAAAGGAAATCATAGTGGTCACCGAAATGATTTAGTTAAATTTAGTATTGGAATAATAGACAATAAACTCCCTGATCAAAGAGTTTATATTCACTTCCGTGCATTTTTGGATTCAATGGAAGATAACTATAATGCACAGTGGGATAGTTTTAAATACATGGGTAGAGGTGAAAACTTCTATAGATACAACGGATTTACTCGTAATATAAATTTAAGCTGGACGGTAGCAGCTCAATCCAAAGAAGAATTAATACCAATGTATCAAAAATTAAACTTTTTAGCTTCATCTCTATCACCAGATTTCTCTGATGCCGGTTATATGAGAGGCAATTTAGCAGTACTTACCGTTGGGGGATATATATTTGAACAACCCGGTATAATAACAAGCATAAACTATTCAGTTCCACAAGAATCCCCATGGGAAATTGGAATAAGTGATACTGCGGGATTTGATGATACTGTTAAAGAACTCCCTCACATAATTAAAGTAACAGGATTTAGCTTTATACCTATTCATGAATTTGTACCTAAAATCCAGAAAAATACTTATGATGGTCTTTACAATGAAGACGGAACTAATTTAAGAAACGTAATTAGCAAATTTGGAAGAGGGGATGAAATTGGAAAAGAAAGATACATAGCCCTATCAAAAGACACCACCCCCTCTGCTGCTACTACTAATTATAATCCCCCCAATGATTATACTTATGATGTTAAACAAGCTAGAGCTAATCTTAACCAAAATATCCCTACTTCTCCTACTAGAATTTTACCTGCCTTTTCCTCTACCTAAAAAATAGTATGAACCGTTACAAAAATACACCTGTATTTAAAAACCAACCCGGAAAACGATATTATGGTACTACCAAATATCCTGATCTTCCTTTGGATTTCAACGATATTTACGTATATTCAACCGTAGGTGATAGATTTGATATATTAGCATTACAATATTATAGTGATTCTACTTTATGGTGGGTAATTTCAATTGCAAACACTAATTTAACACAAGGCTCATATTACATACCCGAAGGATCTCAAATTAGAATACCTGCTAATATAAGCAGAATTATGGCTCAATACAATGCGTTAAACTCAATTTAAAGTTATGACTGGAAATGTAGTAGGAGAACCGATTGAAGACTTTGTAGATAAACAAATTGGTATAAGACAGCAAAATCAATTTGGAGGTTATGGAACTACTCTTAGAACTGATGATCAACTCCAATATCTCAATAATAGAAATGCTTGGGTAAAATTAGCTTCTTCGGTTAGTGTATTACCGGATGCTACCATTCCTTCTACTCCTGAGGAATCTGTAGCACAAAGATATGGGTTAGAGTTTACGGGTACAACAATACCTTTAGGAGAATCTAAACTTAAAAATATAGGTATACAAGATACTTCAAATTATTTAGGCACTAAACTTGCAGAAAAAGCAATACTTTTTAATACTATCTCCCAATATACCTCTGGTGGCACTTTAAGTAATAATAGAGCGGGTGTTGCTAATACTAACAATTTATGGAATGATGGTTTTATTTATGGAATAGGTGGGACAGAATTTGGCATCCAACCCCCTCCCGGTATTATAGGAGTTACTATTGATTCTTTAAACCGAGGTTCTATTCGAAAAGCAAATATAACACTTAAAGCCCACAACAAATTTCAATTCGATCTTATTGAATTACTCTATTTGAGATTAGGTTTTACAATGATGTTAGAATGGGGGTGGGACAAATACCTTGATAGTAAAGGAGTTCTCCAACAAACAGGCAATACTATAATTGAAGATGAATGGTTCAAAACTAATGGAACTACTCAACTTCAAATGCTCAACTCTATCCAGAAAAAAAGAAGAGACTACCAAGGGAATTATGATGGATTTTTTGGTAAAGTATCTAATTTTACTTGGAATTTTAATCCTGATGGCTCATATGACATTTCAATAGATTTAATTACACTTGGGGATGTTATTGAATCTTTAAAAGTTAACACCTCAGTTAAAGAAAAATTTTATCCCGATGGGGGTCTTTTTGAAGACATCAAATTTCCAGAAGATAAAAGTAATACTAATATAGCTAAAGTTGCTACTTTAAATACTTTAGGTTATTTTCTTTTTAGTAAAATAAAAGAAATTACAAATAACTTTACTTATACACGTAGTGAAAATATAAATACTAACTACCCCAATTATATATCATTTTTTACCACAAATACAACTTCATATCAAAGTCCTCAATATTATGTAAGACTGGGTGAGTTTTTAACTCAATTAGAGGGTTTAATAGTACCTAAAGTACAAAATAATAATTCTGATAAATTTTCTCAAATTACTTTTGAAAAAACAGGATGTTTAATTTCATATTTTCCTAATCAGATACCTTTAGATCCTAGAGTTTGTATTTTTAAACCTTCTTTAAATTCTTATGGTGATATAAAGGGCATAATTAGTCCTACTTATTTTAACCTTATTCCTATCCCTTATCTAGTTTCTATTGATGGGAGCATATATGGGTCACTTATGGACTTATACATAAATTTTGAATTTATTGCAGGATTACTAGTAGCAAACGGAGGCCCAGATCAAGAATTATTCTTATTTAAATTTTTACAGGATTTATGTAATGGAATAAATACGGCTTTAGGTGGAGTTAATAAACTAGAACCCATTATAAAAGATGATTATTTTATTACAATAATAGATCAAACTCTTTCATCACCCGAGGTTAAAGACACAGTTAATTTAGAAGTATATGGATACAACCCTTCAGATCTCAATAATCCAGTTTCTAACTTTGTAAAAGATGTAAAATTTATATCTAAAATTACACCTCAATTAGCCTCTACAATTAGTATTGGGGCTACAGCCGCAGGGAGCTCAACTTCTGAAATAGATGGGACAGCATTCTCAAAATGGAGTGAAGGATTAGTAGATAGATTTGCTGAAAAAATATCAGAACCCGCAGGACTTGATCTTATTACAGACAATCAAGAAAAAGGAGCAAAATCTGTAGAAGAATATAAAGCAATATTTGAAAGATTTGAGTACGCAGATGATACTATTTCAATATTGAGGTCATTCCAATATGCTTTAGCAAGATTAGGAAATAATCTTAACCCTGGGGGCACAAGTACAGTAGTATTGCGAAATTTAGAAAAAGAAGAGGAAACTAAAAAAAGAATAGTAAAAAACAGTCCTAGATACAAAGATTTAGAAAACAGAGCTATGACCTTTTCTCAATTTTATGCCGCAGCTTCCCAAATAGATATAAATAAAAGATTACAAGGTATTAGGGGTGAAAATGAAATTAATGAATTAGCTTCTAGTAATTATATTATATACTTAATTAAAGCTTTTGGAGGTAATTCAGAGGAAATTAAAGTTGAATATGCAAATTATGATAATATTCAGAGTGGAACAGGTTTTTCATCTATTGGAAGATCTTTAAAAAATTCTACAACTATTAAAAATTTACAAGTAGATCCTAATCAAGGTCGTTATCTAGAGTTTGATGATGTTTTTATTTCTCAAGGTAAATCTGCTTATAAAACTTATATAAATACTTTAAATAATAGCAGATATAAGATAGATAATATTCCTTCTAGTGATGTAGGTTTTATTCCCCTATCTTTTGAATTAGTGCTAGATGGTATATCAGGTATAAAAATGTACAATAAATTAAAAATTAATAGTAAATTTTTACCCTCTAATTACCCCGAATCGTTAAGTTTTATTATAACTAAAGTTAATCACAACATATCAAATAATAGTTGGGATACTTCTTTATCTACTATTTCTATACCTAAAACAGAGCCTTATAAATATACCACCCTCCCTTCAGAAAATACTGGAAACACAGGTGAAAAAAATACAGGTGGTTTCGGAGGGGGAACTATTGCTGGACTTACTCCTAATGCAGATTATTTAAGAGGTGTATTAAGGCAGCTAGGCTACAAAGAAAAAGGTATAGAATTAGCAGAAAATGGAGATATAACACTAGAAGTAGCTAAAGTTGCAGAATCAGTGTTTAGAATGCTTAAAAAGAGATATCCTACTAGTGACATAATAGTTACTGCTGGTAATGATACAGAGCATAAACGTTCCTCAGGATCAAGTCATCCAAAAGGTAATGGTATAGATTTTGTAATTACAGGAACAACTAAAAAAGTAAGAACAGAACAAATAGATGCAGATTTGGCCACTATGGTATTTCTAAACCCAGGCTTTCGATTTATAAATGAATATGAATACCCAAGTTCAAGAGCATCTGGTCCTCACTACCATATTTCTTGGAATCAAGCGGGTGATGGAGGTACTACATCTATGAAGATGGCGCTGCAATATGCAATAGATCAAAAACTAGAGGCAAAAAGACTTTTACTTAATCCTATATACCGAATTAAGTTTTAAAACTATATATCCATACCTAAGCATCAATACTAAGATAAATAATTCTTATAATGTATTATCCAAAATCTCAAGTTAAAATTAATTTATATACCAACGGGGGAGAATATATTGTGTTGAACACAAACACCTCATATAAAGGGTATTATTATGAAACCTCTACTGGGGAGTATTTTAGTGGTAGAACACCAAATGAATCCCCTTCTTTTAAACTTATAAAAGATATTGCATACGAAACGAGTGGGGAGTCTTCTACTCCTTCTTCCTTTGGATTTGAAAATGATAATTTCTATCTAATAGAAAGGGGATATGCTAATTCTACTAATTTATCATTCAACCAAATCCCTCCATCTCCACCTAAACAATCTTATCCTGTTGTAACCGATAACGACTATAAACTAGGAGAATTTCAACGATATTTTTTAAAGAAAGGCAACGAAATCAAATTCCTAGAAATATCTCTAGAAGACTATAGAAAATATATAAACCGAGATAAAGACGTAATGTTTGAGCTCTACACCCCAATCCAAATAAATTGGATATTAACAGGGGAAGAAAAACAAGTTTACCAAGTAAACCAAAGCATAGTAGCTAGAGCAGAACGCGAACAAAACCTACCAGGATTTACACAATATTTTAGAGGTAAATTCACCCAGTTTTATAAATAACTAGGCTCCTAAAAAGAGCCTTCTTATATTTACATAAATAAAGGTTACGCAATGTACTGGTTAATCGAAGACATAGACCAACTTAAAAATTTCTATAATTTAGGCTATAAGGAAGCATTCATAGAGGTAATACCCTCAAATGATAAAATCCACCCTATCCAAAACACTGTATCTTTGGTGTATATTCGCCCGCTTTTAGCAACTAAAGGCTTCATGCTAGGAGTGTCCCACAGCGAAACGCTAAACGAAATATCGCAACACATTACCGCAATTCTACAAAAATTTGATGTGTTGTATTGTAGGGATAAGAAGGAAATATTACATTATTTTCCAATTAAGCATTTGCTTGACATCACACCCCCTCCTCATCCGTATATACGACCCACTACAACAACACACGATCTATTTTATAGAAACCACGGTTTAAACATAGAAGTAAACAAAATTATCCCTATTGTTAAACATTATGAGGTATGCGAGCAAATGTATAATGATTTGCTGCCAAACATGTGTGAGCCTAAAACACAATACCACAAGTTTTTTAACAATAAAGTAACAGTAGTGTTTAACGCTATTGAACAAAACGGTTTGCACATCAATAAACCCGAATTTGAAAATTATTTTACTAAAACAAATTCGGATTTTGTCTATACACAATACAATTTAAAAACAACAACAACAAGACCATCAAATACATTTGGAGGAATTAACTATGCGGCGCTCAATAAAGAAAACGGTTGTAGAAAAAGCTTTATACCACGTAACGATAAATTTGTTGAAATTGATATTTCTGCTTACCATCCTAGCTTGGCTGCTCGTCTCATTGATTATGTTTTTTCCGTTGATGATATTCATGCTCATTTTGCTGCCTTATATAAAGTGGACTACGCAAAGGCAAAAGAACTCACATTCAAACAGTTATATGGAGGAGTTTTTGAATCTTACAAAAATATTGATTTCTTTAAGAAAAGCCAAGTATATATTGAGAAAAACTGGGAGCAATTTGAAAACACGGGAAGTATAGAGGTACCAATCTCTGGATATAAAATTGAAAAAAATAATGTGGGAGAGATGAACCCACAAAAATTGTTTAATTATTTGCTACAAGGATACGAGACAGCTCAGAATATTTTGATATTGTGGGATATGTTGCGTATCTTAATGGGAAAGAATACGAAATTGGTTCTGTACACTTACGACAGTTTTATGCTTGATGTAGATAATAAAGAGATAGAAATTTTAGAAGATATTAGAGATATATTTAAAAAATATAAATTAAATATTAAAGAAAAAAGTGGAGTAAATTATGGGGATTTGGTGTGATTCTTTTTTGTTTGACATATTTATAATAAAATAATATTATGGTGTGTTCTAAATGTAAAGAAGATAAAAATCTTGAATGTTTTTCTAAAAACCAAAAACAATGTAAAGCTTGTAAAAAAGAGTTTTATATTAAAAATAAAGAAAAAATAGTAGTTAAAAGTAAAAAGACTTACGCTGATAATAAAAGTATAGTTTTAGAGAAACAAAAAGAGTATTATAAAAATAATAAAATAGAAAGAAAATTATACCAAAAAAACTATGAAATTCTAAATAAAGATAAAATTCAAAAGTACAATGAAGAATATTATCAAAAGAATAAAGAAAAAATAAAAAAGAATAGTACAGAATGGATTAAAGAAAAATATAAAAATAACCAAGAATTTAGAATTCAAACTAAACTCCATCTCCAGATAGTAAAATATCTGCATCAACATCAAAATATAAATAAAATACCCCAAATACTGGGTTATGAAATAAAAGATTTTATTAATAAAATAGGTTCCCCTAAAAAAGGTTATGATATTGATCATAAAATTCCTTTAAGCTGGTTTGAAAATTTTACCCCCATTAACATAATTTGGGACTTAAGAAATTTACACATAATTAAATCACAAGAAAACAAGAAAAAAGGAAATAGGTTTGCCCACCCTATCACAGAAGAATATAAAAATAGTATAAAACAATACATAAAAACTAAATACCAATCAAAGTTATGAATTTAATTTTAGAAAATCCTACTAATATGTATAATCCGCAATATGATGTTATCACGGATTTAAATTTATTAGAGTTGAACAGCAACAACAAATTATTCTGCACATTTACAGACCCGAAAAATCTGGATGTACTAATTGAGGATATAAAAGCAAAATACAGTATTATATATAATAAAATGTTTGTTTTGGAAATTATAGGTAAAGAGGAGTACGTCATTACCTACAATGTAGAACATGCAAACGTAAGCTATATACCTGAAAATACTATTTTGGTTCATAGAAAGAAGGAATCAAATACCCTATATACAATTAATGCTTTAAACGAGCTAATTAAAAAATTGAATGGTGGTGTAGTTGATACTAAATTTGCTATTAATTGGAACCATTACAAGAATTGTATTTTGCTTACTCAGCACAATGAGTTAAACCAACTAAACACAAAAATCTTTAAGATTATAGAAATATAATTTGGATTTCAGGAAAAGGGTTATTACATTTAGGGTTGTAAACATAAACAGTTATATCTATGGATTTATCACTATTGAAAAAGAAGTTAGATGGTCTTCAACAGAAAACATCACCTAAGGAAAAAACCGATTACTCTAAAATTTATTGGTCCCCTAAGGTAGGAAAACAACAAATCCGTATTGTTCCTTCTGCTTTTAATAAAGCAAACCCGTTCACGGAACTTAAAATTTATTACGGTATTACAAACAAAGTTATGATTTCTCCTTTGAATTTTGGAGAAAAGGATCCGATTGCTCTATTTGCTTCAAAACTTAGAGGTGAATACAACAAGGAAAATTTCGTACTAGCTAAAAAACTTGACCCTAAAGTTCGTATTTTTGCTCCCGTAATTGTACGTGGTGAAGAAGATATGGGTGTTAGATTGTGGCAATTTGGCAAGCAAGTGTACGAGGAATTGATCAGCCTAGCTGTTGATGAAGAAATTGGTGATTATACCGATATTGTAAATGGTAGAGACATTACTGTTGATACTGTAGGACCGGAATCAACTGGTACCCCATACAATAAATCTTCAGTACGTGTTAAGTTGAAAACCTCCCCATTGAGTGAAAATAAAGCTCAAGTAGAAAGTTGGTTGGCCGAACAACCTAACCCAACAGATTCATTTAAGAAATATACGTTTGATGAAATGAAATCTGCTCTGGAAAAATGGTTGTCTCCTGGAGATGAGGCTGAAGAAGGTGATATAATTGACGAGGCTAATGATGGCTTTGAAGATGAAGCTCCGGTTAGCAAGTTACCTTGGGAAGAAGAACTCGAAACACAACCTAAAAAACAAGCCAATTATAGCTTGAACACTACTAAAGTAAAACAATCTAAAGGAGATCAATTCAACGCCTTGTTTGAGGACGAAGATTAACATTTATGGCTAAAAAAAGAAACACATCACTTTCCGCGGCAGTGTCCGCGGAAATTAAATCTAACTTTGATCTAAGCAAATTTAAAACCAAGAAAGGCTTAGATAAAAACGTTAAATTTAAAGACCAACAGTGGATTCCTTTATCTCCTGCTTTTCAAGAAGTTAGCTCTATCCCTGGAATCCCTATGGGTCATATTGTTATGCTCCGAGGACATTCAGATACAGGTAAAACAACTGCAATGATTGAAGCAGCGGTATCAGCCCAAACCAATGGTATTTTACCAGTATTCATCATTACAGAAATGAAATGGAACTGGGACCATGCAGTGCAAATGGGATTAGACATTAATATTACTCGAGATCCAGAAACAAATGAAGTTATTGACTATGAAGGTAATTTTATTTATGTTGATCGAGAAACATTAAATTCCATTGAAGATGTTGCCGCATTTATCATGGATTTGTTAGATGAGCAGAAAAAAGGTAATCTACCGTATGATCTGTTGTTTTTGTGGGACAGTATTGGTTCTATTCCTTGTGATCTATCAATTCGTTCTAACAAAAATAATAACGAATGGAATGCAGGTGCTATGTCAACTCAATTTGGCAATAACGTAAACCAAAAGATTGTAATGTCTCGTAAAGAATCATCACCTTACACTAACACACTTGTGGTAGTAAATAAGGTATGGACTTTAAAACCCGAATCACCAATGGGTCAGCCCAAACTGATGAATAAGGGTGGGTATGCAATGTGGTACGATGCAACATTTGTAATTACATTTGGAAATGTTATGTCAGCCGGTACTAACAAAATCAAAGCCATTAAAAATGGTAAGGAAGTAGAGTTTGCTAAACGTACAAATCTTCAAATCGATAAAAACCACGTTAATGGTATTACTACCAGAGGTAAGATTATCATGACACCACATGGTTTCATTATGGATGATGAAAAAGCTATCAAAGAATATAAAAATATGTACGCCGAAGAATGGGCTCGTATTTTAGGTGGTGGCGATTTCTCTATAATTGAAGAAAGCGAAGAAGCAACAATTACTGTATCTCAGTTCGCACACGAACCCGAATAACATGAAACACAAAGAACTATTTAAACTTCTTGATGATATCAAGGAGGAGGGGAATGAATCCTTACCTAAAAGACACGATAGAGTTTTATTGATAGATGGATTAAATCTATTCTTTAGAAACTTTGCAATGTTAAACATGGTAAACCCCGATGGGATTCACGTTGGCGGATTAGGTGGGTTCCTCCGTTCACTAGGTTCTTTAGTTAAACAAATTAATCCCACCGCTGTTTATGTTGTATTCGATGGGGCAGGGTCTTCTAGCAATAGAAAGAACCTTGTCCCCGAGTACAAATCTGAACGACACACTCAAAGGGTAACTAACTGGGAAATATTTGATAATCTGGATGACGAACACGATTCTAAAATTGATCAAATTGTACGTTTAATCCAGTATTTAAAGCAATTACCTGTTAAAACCCTAGCCATTGATAAGGTAGAAGCAGATGATATAATTGCTGTGTTATCTATGGATTTGGTTAAAAAATACAATTCCACAGTATTCATAGTTTCCTCAGACAAGGATTTTATTCAACTAGTAAATGATAAAGTTGTAGTATATCGTCCAATGGAAAAGGAATATTACAGCCCTAAAACAGTAGTAGAAAAATTTGATGTACTAGCTGAAAATTTTATTCTTTATAAAACACTACTTGGGGATGCTTCCGATAAAGTGCAAGGAGTTAAAGGATTGGGTGATAAAGGTATATTTAAAAAATTCCCTGAGCTAAAAACTCAACCACTTACTTTAGATGATATATTTGAAATCTCGGCTAGGAAATTTAAAGACCATGTAGTATATTCAAGAATATTACAAGATCAAAGACGATTAGAGACCAATTATAAGATTATGGATTTGTCAAAACCAATGGTAGATGAACGAGACATAGCTTATATTAACAATATGGTTGAATCTGATCTACCTGAACTTAATTCTAAGAACTTTACTATAATGTACGAGGAAGATAAGTTGGGTGGTATGATTAAAAACGTAGATTATTGGTTGAAGGATAATTTCTTACATTTTAAAGGTTACAAAAATAAATGACGCTTTCAAGCTTATCACAGTACGGACACGATTTTCAAATTAAGGTATTATCCTCTCTATTAACACATAAAGAATTTCTAATAAACATCCATGACATTATCTCGGATGAATATTTTGACAATCAAGCAGTAAAATGGTGTGTTGGTGAGATTTTAAATTACTTTGATAAGTACCATACAGTTCCTACTCTAGAAATTCTTAAAATTGAATTACAAAAAGTAGAAAATGAGGTACTGCAGATATCGATCAAAGATCAACTTAAACAAGCTTATATTTCCTCAGATATAGATTTACAATATGTGCAGGAAGAGTTTACAAATTTCTGTAAAAACCAACAATTAAAGAAAGCGCTATTAACATCTGTTGATTTACTTAAGGCTGGAGACTTTGATGGTATTAGAAATTTAGTAGATAATGCTTTAAAAGCAGGTAATGATAAAAATTTAGGACACGAATATGTTAAAGATATTGAAGATCGCTATAGAGAAGACTCAAGAGCTACTATACCTACGCCTTGGGAACTTATTAACAATCTACTCCAGGGCGGACTGGGAAATGGAGATTTTGGCCTTATATTTGGCAATCCAGGAGGTGGAAAATCTTGGTCTCTAGTAGCCCTGGGGGGATATGCCGTAAAGTTAGGATATAATGTTTTACACTATACTCTAGAACTAGGAGAAAATTATGTTGGTAAACGATACGATGCATTTTTCTCTAAAATTTCGGTTACTAAAATTGATAGTTTTAAGCATAAAATAGAGGAATTAATTCCCCAATTACCAGGACAACTTATTATAAAAGAATTTCCTACTGGTAAAGCTACGATTTCCACAATTGAATCCCATATTAGCAAATGTTCAGATTTAGGTGTTAAACCTGATCTTGTTATAATAGATTATGTGGATTTGTTGTCTTCCAAGAAAAAGAATCGTGAGCGTAAGGAAGAAATCGATGATATTTATCAAAGCACCAAAGGACTGGCTCGTCAATTGAACATACCAATTTGGTCTGTTTCACAAGTCAATAGATCTGGTGCGCAAGATAAAATTATTGAAGGGGATAAAGCAGCAGGATCATATGATAAAATGATGATTACTGATTTTGCAATATCTCTTTCGAGAAAAAAAGAAGATAAAGTAAATGGCACAGGACGGTTCCATATTATGAAAAATAGATACGGGGCAGATGGTTTAACATTCATGGTAAATGCCGATACTTCAACTGGGCATTTTGAGGTAACAGAATACCACGACCAAGATGAAGAAGACAAACCATCCCCCAAATCTAAATCTAATCCTTTTGACAATGTAGATAACTACGATAAAGAATTATTAAGGAAGAAATTCTTTGAACTAAACGACTAAACAATATATTAAATATGAGCAAACTTACAGAACCCCGTCATTTTTATAAGCCATTTGAGTACCCACAAGCATTTGAATACTATAAAAACCAACATAGAGCACACTGGCTTGCAGATGAGGTACCATTAGCCTCAGATTTGAACGACTGGAGATTAAATTTAAATGAAAGTGAAAAAAACCTAATCGGAAATATTTTAAAAAGTTTTGCTCAAACTGAAGTACACGTGAACGATTACTGGTCAAGTAAAATTTCACAATGGTTCCCAAAACCTGAAGTTGTTGCTATGGCTAGTTCATTTGGTGCATTTGAAGCAATCCATGCTGAAGCTTATGCTAGATTAAACGATGAACTTGGATTAGACAACTTCCAGGCATTTATGGAAGATGAAGCATCACGTAACAAAATTGAGCGTTTACTTGAAACTCCTTCCGAAACACTAGAGGAAAAAGCATTGGCATTAGCTATTTTTTCTGCTTTTACTGAAGGTGTAAATTTGTTTTCCTCTTTTGCAATCTTGATGTCGTTCCAACTACGCAATATGCTTAAAGGAACCGGTCAAATTGTCGAGTGGTCGGTGCGAGATGAATCGCTACACTCAACAGCGGGCTGTTGGCTGTTCCGTACGTTGATGCAGGAAAGTCCCGAGTTAAATACCGTAGAAATGCGAAATAACGTTATTGAGGCATGTAACTTATCTGTTAAACTAGAATTTGATTTTATCGATAAAGCATTTGAAATGGGTGAAATTGAAGGTTTAAATAAAGAACAACTCAAGAACTTTATCAAAGCAAGAGCAAACGATAAAATGAAAGAACTTGGATACAACCCAGTTTATAATGATATTGACCCATCACTATTAAAACAAATGGAATGGTTTGGTCACTTAACTTCAGGTAAAACCCATCAGGATTTCTTTGCAAATAGAGTTACGGATTACTCCAAATCAACTGGAGACTGGTCAGATTTATAATTTATTAATTAACACTAAAACATGAGCACACAAGTAGACACCAGCAAATGGGTTAAGGGTAAATCATATCCTAATTGGATGGACGATATTGCAATTAGCATTATCTCTAAAGGATATCTTTTACCTGGAGAAGATGTTTATAAGGCTTTTACTCGAGTAAGTAAAGCAGCCGCAAGACGACTTCGTAAACGAGAATTACAGCCTTTATTTTATGAGGCAATTGAAAAAAACTGGCTTTGCTTAGCCTCTCCCGTACTTTCTAACTTAGGTACTGAACGCGGGATGCCCATTTCTTGTTTCGGCATTGATGTAGAAGATTCTATTGAAGGTATTGCTGGAGCAAATTCCGAACTAATGAGATTATCCTCTCAAGGTGGAGGAGTTGGTGTAGGCATGTCTCGTATTAGAGGTAGAGGTAAAGCAATCAAAGACAATGGCACATCCGAAGGTGTAGTTCCATGGGCTAAAATATTTGATTCCACTATTCTAGCAACCAACCAAGGTTCAGTTAGAAGAGGTGCTTCTTCTGTTAATCTATCAATACATCACCCAGATATTGAAGAGTTTTTGGGTATTAGACGTCCAAAAGGTGATGTTAACAGACAATGTTTGAACCTACATCAATGCGTTGTAATTGATGATAAGTTTATGGACGATGTTGAAAACAAAGAACCTAAAGCATTAAAATTGTGGGGCGAAATTCTAAAAACTCGACTTGAAACTGGCGAACCCTACATTATGTACGAAGATAATGTAAATAATGCTAATCCTGAGGCGTACAAGCAAAACAATTTAAAGGTTTCAATGACCAATATTTGTAGCGAAATTTCCTTGTACACAGATGAATTGCATTCCTTCATTTGCTGTTTATCTTCTTTAAACGTGGCACGTTGGGATGAATGGAAAGACTACAGGTTTGAAAATGGTATGTCGTTGCCTGAACTATCCACTTGGTTTTTGGATGGTGTATTGCAAGAATTTATTGACCGCGCTAAGGGCATGAAATTCATGGAAAATACCGTTAGATCTGCAATTAAAGGCCGAGCAATTGGTATTGGGGTACTAGGATGGCATACATTGTTACAAACCAAAGAATTACCGTTTGTAAGCGTTGCTTCTTCTGCTTTACGTAAACAAATCTCTAAATTTATTTACGAGGAAGCAATTAAAGCTTCTAAAGCACAAGCAATTGAATTGGGTGAACCTGAATGGTGTAAAGGAACTGGCTTAAGACATTCTCATCACATTGCAATTGCTCCAACTGTAAGTAATGCTCACATTTCAGGTGGTGTATCTCCTTCAGTAGAACCAATTCCAGCAAATGTTTACAACCTTAAAACCGCTAAAGGGGTGTTTATCAAGAAAAACCGAATTCTTGAAGAACTACTAGAGACTAAAGGCTATAACATTGATAGTGTTTGGGATCAAATCCTAAAAGATCAAGGATCTGTACTAGGATTGCCAGATTATATCTTGACACAAGAGGAAAAAGAAGTGTTCTTAACATTTAAAGAAATCAACCAGTTAGGTATTATTCAACAAACTGCTGTTTCTTATCCTTACGTTGACCAAGCTATTTCTCTTAATTTAACATTTGATCCTAATGATTCTCCCAAACATATATCAGAAGTTCACAAAGCAGCTTGGAAATTAGGAATCAAAACATTATATTATATGCGTACTGAGTCGGTTTTACGAGGTGATACTCTTTCAAGATTAGAGGATTGTGTGGCTTGCCATGCGTAAGTATTAAAAAACGTAAATTATCCCCACCTTCGGGTGGGGAGTTATTTTTTACTAAAAATTATTATGGATACTACTATAAAAATTTATTATCTTCATAAAGGAGATAATATTCCATTTTATATTGGAGAAACTTCCCAACCCCTTAAAGGGAGATTAAATAACCATAAGAGAAAGTTAGGAAAAGAAATTCAAATTGAATTAATCGAAGAAGTTAAAAATTGGAGATTTTGGGAAAAATATTGGATAAGCCAATTTAAAGTTTGGGGGTTTAATCTAATTAATAAAAATGAAGGAGGTGGGGGTGTTGATAAAGGTACTCCTAAGCATACCCTTGAATCCAAAAACAAAATTAGCCATTCCAGAATTGGGATTAAATATAGTGAAGAATCAAAACAAAAAATAAGTAAAGCACTACTAGGTAAAAAACAATCTGCTCAAACTTGTGAATTAAAAAGAATTAAAAGACTAGGACTAAAACATTCAGAAATAAGCAAATATAATATTTCCCAAAATCTATGTAAACCCATTTCTCAATACTCTAAAAGTGGAGATTTTATAAAAACATGGACTAGTACTAAACTAGCAGGTGAAACCCTTAACATTTACCCTTCGGATATAAGCAAATGTCTAAAAAACAAAGGTAAATCTGCAGGTGGATATATCTGGAAGTATAATTAACCATATTTTTTAGATTACATTTTTTAGAGGGGCGTAATTTGCCCCTCTTTTTTATATTTATGAGCAAATAACACGTTTTTTCCCTCCCCTAGTTTTTCTTATTGTTACATAATGGTTGTTTTAACTTTAAACCTAAGTTAAAATGAAATTATTATATTTGTTTTTTGCTTTATTTTTAAGCATGAACCTTTATGGTCAAGAAACTATACGAATTGAGGGAGTAGAAAATAAAATTATACTTGGTCCTTTAGCTAACAACCGAGATTTAGCTTTTGGGGTTAAAAACATACTAGAAGAAACAATCCAAGATAAAGGATGGGATCTAGATGAAGCATCTTCTCGTAGTATTAAAGTAGAAATAGTATATTTTGATGTATTAAAAAATAATGTACAGTTAGGTGCATTTGGTAAAAATTTAAGCATAACTGTAGTTATAGCTAAAGCTTATTTAATTGAAAATGGTAAAATAATAAAAACAACTGAGGCAAAAGGTCAAGCCAAAGATATCTCTACTGCAACTTTAATCATAGATCAGGGAGGTCAGTTTTCACAAGCAGGAGTTTCAACAGCACTTAAAAAGGTTTGTGAACAACTTATCGATAACTTACTTCTATGAAAAAATTAATATTTCTTTTATTATTATTACCAACACTTTCTTTTGGTCAAATTATTGTTAACCAAGAAGTAGTTGAGGCTCCACCATATCAAGTAGGAGATACTATTACAATTCGATACACATTACAAAACTTAACAGGCCAACCAGATTTTAGATATTTTTGGTTAAGATTGCAATATTCCAATCAACATTTACAACTAGTACCTAACTCAACTGTCTTTGTTAATGCTTCTACAAGACAAACCTATTTTTATCAGTGGGTGGGATATAGATTTGTTCAAAACCCTAATATAGGGGTAGGAGAATTAAACCGACAATTAAATGAAGGTGGATACCAGTATGTAGGTGATCAAAACTGGAATATTGTTCAACTTAATGTACAAACCCCAACAGATTTTCAAGATGGAGAATGGGTAAGACAAAAGTTTATTATAAAAGACCAATTAACTTTTAATAGTATCCATAAATTGGATATGGCAGATGCCCGAAACTCAGCTAACCAACCTAAATATCCTATTGGATCTCAAGTATTACAGTTAAGTTTAAATAACGTATCTGGTGCTTCTTCTGCAGTAACATTTAGAGTAGCATTTCCTGCAGGATACGATATTACTAGACACAATGTTCAAATAGTAAATGTAGATAGCAATAATGCTCCTAATTTTAATTCCATTGTAACATCTGTTCCATTGGATGGAGCAGGTCAAGCACTAATAACAACATTACAAACTGGAAAAAATTACTATGCTTTAATTACTCCTGCTACTCAACAATCTTTTATGAATGATATCGTAACAGTAGCAGATGCTTACAAAGCATTTTTACAAATATCAGATAAAGGTCTAAACTTAGATCAAAACTATTTTACTACACCTATAGAATATAAAGTAGGTAACGTAACATTAGGTGATAATACATTTGATCTAGTAGATTCCTATAATCTGTTTGCGTATGTAATGGGTATAAATGTATCTCAAACCTCTACTATACCAACTTCTACTTCTACTAATATAAGATTCTATTCTGGGAAAATTGATACATTTAATCAAGGAACATTTAATGGTCTTGTAAACATTACAGGTCCATCCCATAGATTTGATTTTGGATATGCGTGGGCGGGTGATTTAGATTTCTCCCACTCTACACCTAAAACGATTACCAGCATAGCTAATAGATCAAACCGAATAGAAACAACTGATAAGCAAGCTAATACTACAATTACAACTAAGCTAGTAGATACTAAAGTAGTTGTAGAAATAAAGCTAGAAGAAACAAATTTAGCAGGAGCACAATATAAAATTAAATATGATGTTAACAAATTAGAGTTAGAAGAAGTAGTATTTGATGCTGGAAGAGATATAACAAATTTCTCTACCCCAAGAGATAATGCTATAGTATTTGGTTCTATTGACAATATTGGTACTGCTAAAGTAAAACCAGGCATGCCATATAAACTTATATTTAAAACAAAATCTACAATATCTAATACAACAGGTTTAGTATTTATTGAATTTGCCGAAGCGGTTGCGCAAAATGGTGATAAAATAATTCTAAACGTAAAATAAAAATGAAATCATTAAAATATTTAAGCATTGCCTCCATTTTATTACTAGGTGGGTGTTTCCAAGAGGATGTATACGAGCCTGAATTACCTGCTAGTAATTTAGAAATAAAAGAGCAAGTAGGTATAAAACTAGAATCAGTATTTGCTACTGAAGAGGTAGCAATGAATATAAAAACAGAAACTTCTGGTACTTATACTTTAAAAATACACCATATAAGTGGCAGAGTTGTATCTAAAGAAGAAATAAAAGTACAGGCTGGAAATAATATATTAAAATTGTATACAGGGGCTTTACCTAAAGAACCTTATACTATTGCTTTATATAATTCCCGTAATGCTAGGTTGGCGGAAACTATTGTAAACTTATTTTAACTTAAACAGCTATGAGCGAAGAACAAGAAGTTGGATTTTTTGGTCAATTAAAAAACCAAATTATTACAGGAGCAGGAGTTATTTTAACTACTGTTGGAACTATTTTTATAGACGAAATCAAGTCTATAGTAGGAATTGAGGATGAAACTGAGCAAGTACAAGGTACTCAACAAAACAACCAACAACAACAAAATGTTGTAATCAACATCCCAGAACAAAAAGCAGCAGAAACTAAAACTGTGATTGTTAAAGAGGCAGCCCCCGCTGCAAAACCTACACCACCTAAGAAGACTGAAACAGAAAAACGTAAAGAAGAGGGGCTAGACTGGTAATGGAAAACAACACACAACAAGCTACAGGGTTTAAGCAATTGTTAAACTCTATGATGCAAAGAAGATGGTTAATGACATTAATCGTCTTGATTACTTTTATGTTTATAACATTAGGTATAATGATTTCTATTCACGTTGATACTGCTGTAGGACAGGAATGGAAAGAGTTATTATTATTGTTATTAGGTGCATTTATCGGTTCTTATGGTAAAATCATTGATTACTGGTTTTCTGATACAGATAAAGATAAAATGTTAGTCCAGAAAATGGACGAAGAAGATGGAGTTTCTTTATCAAATACAAACTCAACAGAAGAAAAATGACAAACCGCGAAACAAAAGACAAAAACAGAAAAGCAATGGCTAAAGCCACTATTAAGGCTCAACAGAAGTCAGGAATGTATAAAAAGAAAATGTAATGAGACTTACCTTACTCTTATTTATCCTTTCAGTACAGTCTCTCTTGGCACAAACCAAGAGGGATTCTGTTTTAATAGAAACACCCGTTTTTACAGTAATGTATTCTGAGACCTTAGAGCAACCTCTTTGGATCAAATACCGGTCTACAAACCGTCCTACAAATGTAAATAGAGGTCACATGAATTTCTATAAAGAAAAAAATATCCTCACCTCTGATGATGAAGATTACAAGGCAAATGTATATGATAAAGGACATGGAGCACCAGCTGCAACATTTTCTGATAGTGAAGAAAATCTTAAGCAAACATTTTCGTATTTAAACTCTATAATGCAAGACCAATACCTTAACAGAGGTGTATGGAAAATGTTAGAAGAGCAAGAGCGAAAGTGGGACGATGAAGAACCATTGACTGTAATCATCAAAACTTATTTTGATGAACCTGTAAAAAGAGTAGCAACAGGAGCAGCAATCCCTTCACACATGGAAAAACATATTCATTTTGAAAAATCAAAAAAGTGGAGATGCTATGTATTTTTAAATGAAAAACCTAAATATATGCTACCACAATTAGAAACAATATGCAAACCAAATCAACATAAACTAAAATAATTATGAAAAATCTACTAAGTTCTTTATTATTAATTTCTATCATATTCATTATCCCAAGTATTGGATTATATACTGCCATAAATGACATTTATAGCCCATTTGGATATCTTGCTAGTTTTGCGGTAAGTGTTACCTTATGGTTTAGCTTACGTAAAGTATTTGGATGGAAAATTGATCAAAAGACAAAACAATTTCACTCATGGTAAAATATCTTTTAAGTATTCCATTCTTTTTCCTATCCACTACTTTATTTGCTCAAGTAATAGGAAAAACCTCAACTGAAAGCTATCAGGCAGAGTTTGAAAAATCAGCCTCTGTTTACGATATACCGGAATACAATGGCAAACCTGTACCTGTTGCTTTATTAACAATTGGTATAAGCGATGAAGTACTAGCTCAATACCCAGAATTAGGTGACTATAGAGTAGGACTAGGTCTAGCTAACATTGTAGTAGCATTTATGGACGAAACTTTTAGATTTGAATTTGTAGAAACAAAGGATGAAATAAAGGATCGTATGATTGCCCAAATGAAAGCCTCAGATAAAGGTATTTCTGCAAATAAAATAGAGGTAAAAGGAAATATAGTACTAGCCAAATATTTAGGCTATGTTGAAGTATACGATTTCTCTATCTCAGAAGACGAAACTATAAACCTAAAAGATGGTGTAAAAAATACACTAGTAACTAGATTAGGTTTACAGTTAAAACTAGTAGACGCAGAAACTGGATTGTACATGACTGGTTCAGGATTAGGCATGGCAACTACAACAAGAGAATTAACTCTATTAAGTGATCAAAATTTAGAGGAAGTAGCATTTAACCAATCTTCTATTGGTACTTCTACTAAAAAAGCTCTAGAAACTGCAGTAGCAAAAGTTGTAAAAAGAATGATGCAAAAGGGTGTGTTTGATCACTAACCTAATGAAATATTTTCTTTTTATATTACTACTATGGGGGAATGTGGCTTTAGCCCAATCCCCCATTATTACCCAAACATATACCGATAGATGTACGGGACAAACATTTACATTCTCTGTACCATCAAACGGGCAAACTGTAGTAGTATTTTACAATAAATCACGTGTATTTACCGCAAATGACTTTACTAACGGTGTATTACGTGCATGGTTAGAAGAAACATATGCTTGGTGGAGAAACTTAAGTCCATGCTCTACTAATCAAGCTACTGCAACTGCTGCGCAACAAACTGCTCAACAAGCAGCCTCCACTGCTACTTCAGTAGCTACCAATATTCCAACTCCCCCTCCTCCTCCACCACCACCACCTTCAAACCCACCACCTTCAAGTGGGGGATCAACATCTTCAAGTAGTTCATCTTCATCTAGTTCCAGCTCCTCTAGCTCTTCTAGTTCTTCCTCTCAAGAAAAAAGTGGGGGCGAAGCAGAAAAGGGTGGTGGTAGTACAGAAGAAAAATCAGGTGGATCAGAAGAGAGTAGTAGCTCTGAAGAAAGCAGCAGTGAATCTGAATCCTCAGACAGTGAAGAATCTTCAGAAAGTTCTTCAGAAGAAGAAAAAGAGGAAAAAAAAGAAGAAAAGAAAAAATCCACTACCCCACCTGTAGTAGTTGCAAACGTAGCATCAATGCAAGGTTTAGATGGTAAATGGGCTACTGCTCTATCTTTTGGTATGAGTAAATCTTCTTTATTAGGAGATAAATCCTATGGGGTAAATAGTATGGTGTGGTCTAACATGAAACAGTTTTTAGTAGCAGGAAACTATTCAAAAACCCACGTAATAAATGGAGAAATAGACATGATTAGCTCTACTGCTATAAGCGCAGCTAAAATGTATTCAACATATCTGGTTTCAATAGGTCACGGAAAAGTATTTCCAGGTAGAGACGGGTCTGTATTTGGGTTTAACTTTGCAAGTAATGTAATGTCTGTAGAGCTAGCTCCTTTACAACGTGATTTATCTGGGTCTTTTAATACTGTATTTTTCTATACTAAATCCTATAACTTTACTCGGTTATCTTTAGCACCATTAGCTGCTTTAGCTTCAAATCTAGTTACATATAGTTTTACTACCAAAACAATGAATATGCCTCATTCACATATATTATTAGCAGGTAATAACTTTAACTATACTATAACACAAAGATTTGTGGCTAATTTAGGTATAATGGCTACTTCATCTTTATCTGGAGAATTTCCAACAACATATGCTGTAACTGTTGGCTCTAGATTTCAATTTTGATATGTATAATAGATAAAATAATGTTTCACACAAATATGTTATGCCATGTTAAACTATTTAAAAAATAAATGGATGGCTTTCAAGGACATTTTTAAAGACAACAATTCTTACAACGAAAAAAACATCGTAGGATTTGGATCATTTGCGGTAATGGCAGTATTTGCGGCCGCAGACATTGTAACTGGTATATTAGGCATGCCGTTAGAAATTACCGATACTATTTTCAACTCATTTGTAATCATTACATTGGGTTCTTTTGGTATTGATGGTGTAACTAAAATCTTTAGTAAAGACAAAAAAGAAGAAGAACTATGAGCTTAAAATCATTGCAAGCTAAAATTGGAGTTGGTGCAGATGGTGCATTTGGACCTGGTACTTTAAAAGCAGCTATGGCCTATTACAAAATGACTCCTGAAAGAGCTGCCCACTTTTTTGCACAAACCGCTCACGAAAGTGGAAACTTTAAGGCATTTGCTGAGAATTTGAATTATGGTGCTGCAGGTTTAACAGGAATATTTAAAAAATATTTCCCAACCACAGAAAAAGCATTACTTTATGAGCGCAAGCCAGAAAAAATTGCTAACTTAGTTTACGCTTCTCGTATGGGAAATGGAGATGAGGCTTCAGGTGATGGATTTAAATTCAGAGGTAGAGGTGCTCTGCAATTGACTGGTAAAGACAACTATAAAGTATTCTCTGAATATTTGAAAAAACCAGAAATTATGACTAATCCTGATTTAGTAGCAACTGAGTATGCTTTTGAATCTGCAATTTTCTTCTTTGATAGAAATAAGCTATGGGACATCTGCGATAAAGGTGTAAACAAAGATACAATCTTAGCTCTCACTAAGAGAATCAATGGCGGAACTCACGGATTAGCTGATAGAGAAGAAAAAACACTTAAGTATTACGGCTATCTAAAATAATATTTTAGAATGAAATCCAGCTTAAGTTTAATCATTTCTTCTATCAGTATGACTGCAGCTTTTGTATGTTCATATTTTATGGAAATCACAATGCAAAACGCCGAACAATATTTAGCTATTGCAGCTTTAATATTTGCTGATGGTTTTTTTGGAGTAATTGCGGGAGTGAAAAGAGAGGGATTCAAAACCTATAAAGCAATTAAAATATTAAAAAATCTATTATTTTGGATTATATTTTTGACTGTAATATTAGGAATTGAAGCTAATTTTGATGGAACATTTTGGTTAAGTGAAACCATAATTACTCCACTCATAATATTCCAGCTAATAAGTGCTCTAAAGAACGCATCAATGGCAGGATTTATTAAGATAGATGAATTAAACAAAATACTGGATAAAATAGATAAACATAAAGGGGACAGGTCCTCAGAGAAATAAGGTTGGATTTTATCCAACCTTTTTTTATATTTATTAATATGTTAAAAAATCTAAAACAAAGTATATTCCCATTTATTATAGCATTTTCTGCGCTATCTGTCAGTGCTTCTGCTGCTTTCTATTCTATAAGTGGGTTAAGCAAACTATTTGCGGGAGCCTCATTTGAGGTAATAGTTATGGCTAGTTCTTTAGAAATAGCTAAACTAGTAATTGCCTCCTTACTATATCAATATTGGAATACTATAAATAAAGTATTACGTACTTATCTAATGGTAGCTACAGTAATATTAATTCTCATTACCTCTATGGGCATTTATGGTTTCTTGTCTGCTGCATACCAAGAAACAGCCAATAAGGCAGGCAATATGGATGCTCAAGTATCTTTGGTAGAAGTCAAGCGAGACAACATTAAAGAGCAACTAACCGTATACACGCTCGAAAAAGAAAATATCACCAAAGCCATTGCCGATCTACGGGCAGGACTAGCTAACAACATTATTCAATATAAAGATAAAGATGGTAATATAATCACCTCTACCTCTACAGCTACACGCAACGCTTTAGAAAAACAATTAGATCAAGCAGTAACTAGACAAACGGATGTTAATCTTAAAGTTGATGAACTAAATACTCAGCTTTTTGAATACGAAACCCAAATTGTAGAAATTAAAACTGGAAGTGATCTGGCTGGGGAACTAGGACCATTAAAATTCATTTCAGGTCTTACGGGTATACCAATGGATAAAATAATAAACGTATTACTTTTAGTCATTATATTTGTGTTTGATCCATTAGCAATTTCTTTAGTAATAGCTGCTAACTTTGCATTTGCCCAAATAAATCCCGTAAAAGAAGAACAGCAATATGATCCTCTAGATTTGAACAAAGATGGAATTGTAGATGAAAGTGAAAGAACAATAACTAAACAAAAAATAGAAGAATTAGAATATAACATTGAAACTAAATCTTTAGGTGGTTGGTGGTTAAAAAAGGTAAAAGATCAAATTGATTCTTTAAAATCTAAAATTAAAGAAGAAGACGAAACAAAAACATACTAGTTTGGCTCCCTAAAATAGGGTTCGTACATTTACATCAAATAAAAGTTATGATTTACTCTCCGACATTTCCAAAACCGTACATCCAAGAAAAGCTCTCCAAGCTTCGCAAGCTAAAATACAACCAATTTAGATGGTGGAGAATGTACGACAATCCTGTTTTACCTTTGCCAAATAAGGCTCCATTGATTGATAAAATCTTAAATGGTGATTTTGATTACCCACACTACAAACTCCAGGCTGAACTAGTAGAGCACGAGCTAAACGAGCTAGCTCAAAGATGTGGCGGCAATAATGAAATGTTTGGAGAAAAAAGTGCACTAATGCGCACTCGAAGAAAAAGATTGCTTGATGATTTTGAAAAAGAAGAAAACGATAAGCTAAAAAGAATATTCAAAGAATTTGAAAAAAACTTTGCTTTATCTAAAGAACAAATTGAGGAAGAAATGCTAAGATTTGTTGGTAATTTGGGAGAATTTTATTATTATATGGGAGTTAGATACCAAAAAGTACCTAATCCAAACAGACGCGGACGTAAAAAGAAAAATATATGATCAAAGTTTCACATGAAGTACCTAAATGCTTACTAAAAGCATCCCTTGAGTTTAATGACTACCAATATTGTCTACCTCATTTATTAGATCAGGATACAGCTTATAGAAAGCACTTCTATGATTTTAAAAAATCAGGTGGTTACATTATTATGGACAATTCGTTACATGAACTAGGAGAGGCATATGACCACGAACGCTTAATGTTCTGGGTAAATGAGCTTGAACCCGATGAATTTATTGTACCGGATGTTTGGATGGATGTTGAAGCAACAATCCAAAATGCCAAAGAATGGATTCAGTTTGAATATCCTAAAAACACTACTCCCGTAGCTGTTGTTCAAGGTAGAAGTTTTCAAGAAGCAGAAGAGTGTTATTTTACGTTGAAACACATGGGATACAAGAAAATCGCATTCTCGTATGGAGCGGATTGGTACATGGATAAATTCCACGGTATTCACGTAGATAAAGCAAAAATGATGGGCCGAATATCAGCTGTAAAGCAAATGTTCCACAATGGTACTATCAAGAAAAATGATAGAGTACACCTTTTAGGTTGTTCTTTACCACAAGAATTTGGATGGTACGAAAATTGTTCGTACATTGAGTCAATCGATACTTCAAATCCAATTATGGCGGCTTTAGAAGGTATTGGGTATGACGAGTTTGGTTTATTAACAAAACCTAAAGCAAACATGAACGATCATTTCTATATCGATATTAAAGATGTAAATTTAAAATTAGTATTACACAACGTAGAAACATTTAAAAAAATTAATGAGTTATGATTTCACTATTTGATTATTTAGGAAAAGCCGCAGGCGTAGAACTTGGGGCAAAAGTTTACCAATATGCTCTTATTCGTAGGGAAAAAATTGGACTTAGATATGTATCAACTCTTTCATATAAGGGCCCAATTTCCCTATATCCCAAAGAGTTTTTGGATGAGTTTTTTCTAGTACAAAAATTATTTAGCTAATATGGGACTATTTTTGAAAAATGCTTTAGATAAAGGAGTAAAAGAACCATCTAATAGATATGGGCTTGTTCCTAGTCAAAAAGATTTAAGAGATACATTAGCCAAAATCTGGAACAACCAAGATAATTTAACAAAGGAGGATATTCAAACTCTAATGTATTTATCCAAAAAATAACGTTAAAGAAGTTGTGTGTTTTGCAGGAGGATATAATATTTATAACCGCCATATAAATACACAACTATGCCAAGCAAAGAATATTTTAGAGAATATCGAAGACGCAATAACCCTAAACTGAAAGAAAAAGAAGATTTAGCCCAACAGGAAAAAAAACGTTGTACAAAATGCAATGTTATAAAATCTTTTAAAGATTATATCCCTCAAAAAGTTGGATTTATGAGGTTAAAATCCCAATGTAAAGAATGTGATTTAAAATACGATAAAAATTATCAAGAAAAAACTAATTTCCGATCTAAACGAGATAAAACAGACAAAGTTAAACAATATAGAAAAAAATATATAGCTGAAAATATAGATTGGTGGAGAAAATATGAAAGAGAGTACAGATATGAACGCAGAAAAGAAGACATGTTTTTCAAAATCAAAGGAAATATATCAGGTCGATTATCTGACTTAATCAATAAAAGAAACTTGTCTACTAATACTACTGAGCTTATAGGATGTAATCGAGAAACGTTTATCAATCATATCGAAAAACAATTTACTGAAGGTATGGATTGGGAAAACTATGGTTTAAAAGGATGGCACGTTGACCACATAATCCCTTTATCTTCTTTTGATTTAACCATTGAAAGTGAGGTAAAAAAAGCTTGCCATTACACAAATCTTCAACCACTTTGGTGGCAAGATAATTTGGAAAAGAGTAATAAAGTTATTATATTTAAATAAAGGTTTGAAGCCCCATAACCTATAAATACCGGGGTGAATTAAATTTATATTTTATGTCAAGTAAAAAACCAAATGTAGTCCTTAGCCTTTCAGGTGGAATGGATAGTAGCACATTATTATTAAGAGCATTATCTGAATATGATAATGTAATTGCAGTATCTTTTGACTATGGTCAGAAACATAGGGTGGAGCTTGAGCGAGCTCAATCACTAGTTGAGTACCTAAAAGAGCAAGGTAAACCTGTAAAATATCAGGTTATCAAGCTTGATGGTTTAACCCCACTACTTAACTCTGCTCTTGTAATGGGTGGAGATGAGGTGCCTGAAGGCCATTACGAGCAAGACAACATGAAAGCTACAGTTGTTCCTAACCGTAACAAAATCTTTAGCTCAATTGTACAAGCTATTGCTTTGTCTACTGCTAATCAAACAGAATCTACTTGTGATATAGCTTTAGGTATTCACGCAGGCGATTTTTCAATCTATCCTGATTGCAGAGCAGAGTGGAGAGATGTAGACGACCAAGCATTTAGAGTCGGAAACTGGGATGTTGGAAGAGTGGGACATTTTACTCCTTATATCAATGTAATGAAATTTGATATCTTAAAAGATGGAGAAATGCTATGTGAAAAGTTAGGACTAGATTTTGATGAAGTATATTCAAGAACAAACACTTCATACAAACCAATTCAGCACTTGGTAGAAAAAGAAATCAGTGTATTAGCTAGTCTTAAGGAAATACAGAAAGTTCCAGTATGGTTTAGCGATTATAAATCAGCAGCATCAGTAGAACGTATTGAAGCGTTTATTAAATTAGGACGCCCTGACCCTGTAGCTTATGCAAATAATGAAGGTCCAGTAAGTTGGGAAGTAGCTAAAGCGCACGTAGAGCAAGTACTAGCTCAACATGGTAAGTAGAAATATTACTATGATAAAACTAATTGAAAAATTATTAAACATAAGACTTATAATATATGACAATCACAGAAAAACTCCTTGCTATTACAGGTGAGTATGAAGGAACTGAATATTACAATTATGGTTTAAATAATCTAACTAAGGAACAGTTAATTTTAGTAGAAGAGCTATTAAAAGAACATCTTGGTTTCGGTAAAATAGAGTGGATAGAATTACCTACCCCAACAGTGAAAAATAGTAAAGGTGAAGAAGTAGCAGTGGTAGCTAAGACTAGAAAGCTTAGTGATGATTCTACAGACGAATACAAAGGTAGAACTTGCTACTTATACAAAGTATTATACTCACCCATTATTTATGATCCAATAGATATACACAAACCTGTAAAAGACAGTATGATTATATCTCCTTTATTTTATAATCCACATACATACGAACCTTATAGAGCTTTAGCTATTTCTTGGAAACCTGAAGACCTGTTTCACGAGAAAGAAATTCAACCTATTACATGGGAAGATGAAAAAACATATCTAAGAGAAAAACTAGAAACATTACTAGCCAACCCCGAAGACTATAAACCAGTGGGCAAGAGAGCAGTATTGATAAGATATGCTCTTGACAAAACAGAAGAATAAAATATATAACCCAACATGGTAAGTAGAACTTGGCTTCCCTAAAATGGGTTATTACCTTCATATTATAATAAACAATTAAAATTATGTTCGAATCAACAACATTAGGCTATTCAGGAATTACAGGAACAGGAACAATATCAAATAGTATTACTTTCCAAGGACCAACAGATGCAACAAGAATTTCAGGTGGGACAGTAGGAATGGGGGTTTTAAACCCTAATCAAATATTAACAGTATCAAATTCAAATAACATGACATCAAAACAAATAAAAGTAGCAGTATTTACAATCACAAGAGATGTAGACACAAATGAAATTACTTCAACTAAATTCGTAAAAGAATTGTGGGTTGAGAAAAAAAACGGAGCATCAATTGATTTAATTGTTGCAAAACAATTAGATGCAGATTTTGATCCTGAAACTACAGTAATTAAAGAACTATTTACAATTAGTTTCTAATAACGATTGTCCTATGGTGTAACGGTAGCACAAGTGGTTTTGGTCCACTTAGACGAGGTTCGAATCCTTGTAGGATAACAAACGCCTGTATCGCATAGCGGCAATTGCTGGGGACTGTAAATCCCCCCTCTTCGGAGTTCGGAGGTTCGAGTCCTTCTGCAGGCACATAAAATGAATTAAATTACTTGGAAACCCGAAAATAGATCATTATATTTATGAAATAATAACGGACCCTTAGCTCAGTTGGTTAGTAGCAACGGTCTCATAAACCGTAGGTCGCTGGTTCGAGCCCAGCAGGGTCCACAAACAAAAAAAAACAAAATATGGAAATAGTATATTTTATCTTAGGTGTATTTACAGTTTTATCTATAATCGGAGTTGTAATTGTAGTTAGAATGACCATTGCAGTAAGGCAGTTACAAGAAGATTTAAAAGATCATGAAAGAGGAACTCATGATGTGACAGTTGATTTACATCGTAGAATTGATGATGAAGTAAGAAAATTACGATCTGATAATGATGAAACCCTTCTTTTAATCTGGAAGGAAGTAAGAGAATTGCAAACTAAAATAGATGAAAACGAAAGGGAAATTATATCATTACTCGATTCTCAGGTATATAGATTAACAAATAAGATTAATAAACAACAATTACCAAAAGGGTAATTTAAAATTGTAGAGTGGCGAAATTGGCAGACGTAGCCCCTCTGTCACAGGGGAGGTGATAAAGAAATAAAATACAGCTAACTGTATCTAATCTCACCATGGATGGTTCGAATCCTCCCTCTACAGCACCAGCTCCTAAAGCATTGCTGGCGATGCGCATGACTTGTAATCATGATAACTTGGTTCGATTCCGAGTGGGAGCTCAATGTAATGTCTACAGAAGGTGATAATGCTTCACTGAAAGGACTATCGACTTCCGGATGGGTCGCAACCATAATTGGAAGGTGAGGAACGGCTCGATAGACTCTGTACAGGTCCCTGCTCTGCTAGCGCTGGCAACAGGTTATGGGGAACAAACCATAAATAAAAACCGGAGAAACGATATTACAGTAGTTAAAGTAGCTTATTTGGTTCTATAATTGTCATAAGGTAGCTCCTTATACAATGAGTGGGTTAATGTGACGGTCAATCGTAAAGGCTCAAGGTACGTAACAAGTAGCAGTTGATTGAAGTAAGTGACTTAACAAGATGGGTTCGATTCCTATTAGAACCACAACATTTATAATAAATTAAAGTACTTACCACGCTATCCATAAGAACAGCGTCCCAGGGTAAGTCAAGGTACCTCGATGTTAACCGTAAGAACAACACAGAGGTCTTATCGTGATAAGTGAATAGCCCAAGGCATAAGCTACAATCACACCCCTAACCTCTATTCAAATGACGATTTGATTATGTTAGGGTTTTAACAACACCCTATGACGAAGGAACTCAATTGAGAACTAGAAGTAAGGGCACTATGCACATAGGGTGTTTTTTATATTTGCTCGGTTCGTCTAGGGGTTAGGACGTATCCCTTTCACGGATAAAACACGGGTTCGATTCCCGTATCAAGTACTATAGTCAGGTGGCGAAAGGGGTTGGGGGTTCTCGGCC